CCGGCGCGCAAGGAGCGGCGGGAGCCACGGGACCCGCTGGTCCTTCCGGCCCTCAGGGACCAACGGGCGCCACCGGTCCGCAGGGGCTCCAGGGCGCGACGGGCCCCTCAGGGGCGACGGGACCGACTGGACCCACGGGCCCCGCGGGGCCAACGGGTGCCACCGGCCCACTAGGTCCCACGGGAGCTCGCGGCGCGACGGGACCCACGGGGCCCGCAGGACCAACGGGGCCCACTGGGCCAACCGGCCCGACGGGGCCCGCTGGTTCGGGCGGCTCGCCGGGCCTCGCGACGTTCCCCATTGCCCTGGCGAACACGCAGATCAACGTCCAACAAAACAACGCCACGTGGGCGGCGCTCGTCGTCGCGCCGTCGTCGTTCGGCGTTTCGAAGCTGATCGTGTTCTGCACGCAGGTCGGCGGCGGCGGGAACGTCCAGGGCGCGATCTACAACGCGTCCACGAACGCCCTCCTCGCGACCACGTCGAGCGTCGCCCTCTCGGGCGGCTACCTGACCCTTAGCTTCTCGTCGTCCGTCAGTCTGACCGCCGGAGGTTTCTACTACCTCGCCCTCGCCTGCAACTCGAACGGGAGCGACTTCGCGGGCCAGAACATCGCGACGGCGCTGACGGCGTTCACGCCCTACCCGGCGGCGTTCGAGAACAACAACCCGCTTCCCGCGACGTTCGCGCCCTCGTCGGCGACCACGCCGATCTGGATTCAAGCCCTATGACGCCCACCGTCGACGCCCTCATCATCGCCAAGGACAACGAGCAGACGATCGCGCGAGCGGTGGCCAGCGTCCGCGAGCGTGTCGAGCGCGTGCTCGTCGTCGTCGACCCGGTCACGAAGGACGGGACGCGCGAACGCGCGCTCGAGGCGGGCGCCCAGGTCGAGGAGGCCGCCCCTTTCGTCGACTTCGCCACGGCACGCAACGACGCGATCGAGCGAGCCCGCGCAGATTACGTCGTGATGGTCGACTCCGACGACGCCCTCGCCTTCACGAGCGCGTTTCGCGGCTGGCCGTCGGACTCCGACGCCTATTCGCTCCGCGTCGTCGAGGGCTCGTACCGGTGGACTCGCGTCCTGTACTTCCGCCCTTCGCTTCGGTTCAAAGGGCGCGCGCACGAAGTACTCGAGTGCGGCGACGGACTGCCGCCGGAGGTCCCCGGCATCCTCTACCACCGCATCGGCGTGCCCGTCGTGGGCCTTGCCGCCTACGACTTCAGCAAGCAGGACACGATCGCGATCGTGTCTCAGATCCCCTCGGGCGGGACGGTTCTCACGCTCCCGTCGTGACGACCGACAACTCGACCATCAACTGGATCGCAGCGCAGACGTGAGGTCTCCATGACAACCCTTCGCACGCATGGTCTCGGTTCTCCGCGAGTCATCGAGTACGACGAGTCATTGCACCTCGACGTGGTGCCGGGCTTTCAGATCGTCAGCCGTCCGCTCGCGGTCGGCATGCGCGGGTTTGACACGAGCCAGAAGCTCACTCTCGAGCAGTACGAGTGGGCTAAAGCGAGCGGCTTCGACTTCGCGGTCCGGTACGCACCGCTCGCTGGGCAGAACCCCGCGGTCGGTATCGACGGCGCCGAGCTCGAGGACGGTCTGTCGACCGGCCTCGGCATGATGATCGTGCAGTTCTCACGCACGCAGGGGCTGAGCGGACCGCAAGGGCAGCAAGACGGTGCTGCGCTCATCACGCGCTGCCAGACGCTCGGGTTGCCGCCCGACATGAGTCTTTGGGGGGACTTCTCGCCGGCAGATCCTGCGACGATGAAGGCGTATGGCAACGCACTCTACGCCGCGACGGTTGCCGGCGGCGCTGCCGTGGGCGCGTTCGGCGGGTACAACGAGCCGGGTGTCCCGAGCGGGTTGAACCTCCGCACCGACTACACCTTCCACCGGTACTGGCGCACGAACGGCGAGGTCCCCGAGGTGGAGGGGCGCGGCTACCAGCTCCATCAGCTCTTTCCCGGCAACGTCACCGTCGGGCCGGCGGGCGCGACCTTCCTCATCGACTACGACTTCGTCGGCTCGGACTGGCTCGGGAGCTACCCCGTCGCAGCGTTCAAGGCGTAGCTCACTGCCAGAAGATGATCCGCACGAGGCCCGAGCCGCCGTCGCCGCCGTCGCCACCGTTGGAAGGACCGCTGCCACCCTGGCCGCCGCCACCACCGCCCGCACCCGAGTTTGCGGCTGCGGTGCCACCTGTCTGACCGACGGTCGCGTTGCCGCCGTTGCCGCCGTTGGCGCCGCTGCCGGTCGTTCCGCCTCCTCCTCCGCCGCCCCCGAAGCCGGAGGTCCCTGGCGGTCCACCGATGCTGCCCCCTCCACCACCCGGGAATGGTCCAGCCCCCAGCGAGAAGGCTTGCGGCATACCGGTGCACGCCCCACCGGCGTCGATAGAGTTACCGCCAGCTCCAGGCAGCGCCGCGCCTGGACCGGTGCTCTCTCCATTGAGGGTGTTCGTGAATGTCTGCGCGCCTGCACCACCCGTGTTCGGATTGCGGACTGGGGTACCACCGAGGCCGTTGCTGCCGCCCGGCCCAGGTTGCGTCCCCTGGTTCCCCCACGCTCCACCGCCCGCACCGAGGAACACGGCGATGGGAGTGCCGGTGACGCTCACGACCGAGTCGCCGCCTGGATTCCCCTCTCCAGCGCCGGTACCCGTGTCGCCCGTACCGCCCAGACCGCCCGCACCGATGGCGACGTCCAGCGTTTGCCCTGCTCCCACGACAACGAATAACGTGGTCCAGACAGCGCCGCCGCCGCCACCTCCACCGAGACCGCCGGCAACGCCGAACTGGCTACCGCCGCCGCCGCCACCTCCACCACCGGTTCCTTGGATGGCCGCCATGGAGACGCCTGCGGGAACGACAACGCTGCCGCTCGCGAAGAACGTGAAAGGAGTCGGCTGAGTACCCGATCCTGTCGGTCCGGTGGAACCGGTCGCTCCTGTCGCGCCGGTGCTCCCGGTTACTCCCGTACTTCCCGTGGGTCCCGTCGATCCCGTGGGTCCTGTTGCTCCGGTGGGGCCAGTGCCCGTGGCGCCTGTAGCTCCTGTTGCCCCCGCTCCAGTCGCTCCAGTCGCGCCGGTACTCCCTGTCGGACCGGTGGTGCCGGTCGCTCCCGACGGACCGCCGCTCGGTCCCGTTGCTCCGGTGTCTCCGGTGGGACCTGTCGTTCCACCACCGGTCGCGCCGGTCGACCCGGTAGCTCCGGTTGCACCCGTGGGTCCAGAGGGACCACCACCCGGTCCGGTGGGACCGGTGTTACCGCTTCCCGTCGCTCCGGTGGAACCCGTGGGTCCCGTGGGGCCTGTTGCACCTGTTGGTCCGGTCGAGCCTGAACCGCCTGAGCCCACCGAGGGGCTCCGCGGGTACGTCTCGCGAGCGTATCGACCCCGTCCAACGATGTGGCTCACGCAGCCAAGCTATCCCGATCCCCTCCCAGGTGGAAGGCCCTGCGGCTATTCCTTTTTCTTCTTCGTCGTGATCACGCGCATCGCGGGCACGCTGCGCTTCGCCACCGGCGTGCCCGGGTCGGTAGGTCGCTCGTCGTCGCTCGGTGGATGAGGGAGCGACCGCGGCATGTCACCAGCTCGGTCGAGCGGGATCTGCCACTGCTCCTCGAAGATGAGCCGGATTGCTCCGCACCGCCGGCACCAGAGCACGCGCGATGGTTCGGTGTCGGTCCCGCCGACCAGCTTGTGCCAGTTCGTGGCCCCACACACGCACGTGTCTGCGACCGGTACGTCTGACGACATCTGCTACACCGCGCGCCGGGTGGACCGAGGCGAAGCTTAGCAGCTCATCAACAGAACGCGGTGCTACGCGGCGCGGCATGTAATCTGCTTGGTTGACCATGTAGCTCATGTCGCGGTAGGCGAGTCGGATGAACGCTACCGACGCTCTCGCTACCTACCTCTCCGCCGTCCTCGCCATGATCGCGCCGCACATGCGCGAAGCACGTCGCGTGTCGATCACGCAGGACGTCGCAACCGTAACGCTGGCTCAAGACCGGGCGTTCGACAACGACGAGAACGGCCAGCGGACGGGCCTCCTCATGTTGTCGCTCGCGGATTACGAGACCGGCCATTCCTGGTCGGCATGGGTCGACGACGGCAGCTGCAACGACCCTGCATGGCGCGAATCGCACAAGCTTTGGATGCGCAACGGTGACTGCGACAGCGGCAAAGCATGGAGCATGTGGCAGGTGCACGCGCCTGGCGACAACCCCGAGATCGGTCGCACGTACGTCGTTGACCGCAAGAATGGCATCCGCGCTGCGCTGCTCGTCGCGCGCGAGAGCTTGAAGGCCGGCGTGGGGCTCTGTCACTACACCGGTGAAGCGTTCCCGCGCTGCCGGCTCGGCGACCGTCGACTCAACACCGCGAAGGACTGGGTGACCAAGTACCCCTTCCGCCCCGAGATCGCCTCGGGCGGCGACCACTCCCAGACGGGCATCGAGTAACGTAGACTCACCGGGTGGCACGCGGACGCACCTACCCGTGGAAAGCGGTTGCGACCGCTGCCGGCGCGGCGTTCGTCGGGTCGGTGGGGCTCTTCGCGCTCTGGAACCGCTCCTCGTCGGCAACCACGCGAGCGATTGGAGGGGGGCCGGTGAAACCCGTGCTCCCCCCGCCGGTCCGGGTAGCGCTCATCGGCGACTCGTACGCGGTCGGACTCGGTCCCTACCTGGCGAAGCGTTTCCCCGACTTCCAGTTCGAAGGGCACGTCGGCACGAACACGACGCAGTGGGCGAACCACGCTCCCGCGTGCGGCGCTTGCGGGGACTGGTTGACCGACTTCCGGCCGACCGTCGTGCTCATCTCGCTCGGCGTCAACGATGGCAACGCGCCCGACTCGGCAAACTACCACGCCATCGTGAGCGCGCTCCACGGCATTGGCGCGCGAGCGATCTGGATTGAGCCGCCTGCGGGGGTGAACACGCCAGCCGTGAGGCAGGTCATCGCATCGCTCGGAGTACCGACCGTGCCGGCGACGATGACTCCGCTCGGCGCCGACCGACTGCACCCGCAAAGCTACGCGCCATGGGCGAACGAGATCGCGCAGGTGGTGCTTGCGACCTGACTGGCCCGACTTTGGTTACGCGCTCTGGCAGGTGAGCGACCAGCTCGGCATCCGGCCGGAGTGGCAGCTGCCGGTCATCTCCATGGAGACCGGTGGCTCATTCGATCCGGGCATCTGCAACTCGGGAGGTTGCTGCGGGCTCAACCAGTTTTGCCCCGGCACCTACCAGCGGTACGTGCACGTCCCGGTTGCTGACTACCGAACGTGGATGGCTTCCCAGCAGCTCGCCGGGCCGATCCTCAACTTCTGGCGCGATGCGCTCAACCAGGGACCGATCCGCTCCTCGACCCGCCTCATGCTCGCGCAGCTCGGAACCGCGCTGCTCAAGAGCGCCCCCAACCTGACCAGCGTCGTCTTCGCTGACCCGAGCGCCGCCTACAAGCAGAACCAGGGCTTCGACACTGCCGGCAAGGGGTACATCACGGTCCAAGACCTCGCGGACGCGATGGCCAGACAGGCGAGCACATTCGGGGTGCAGGATGCGCTCGCGCGCACGTACGCGCTTCGCCCGAACGAGCGCCCGCGCGACCCCGTGTACGGTGACGATTGGACGTTTGCTTCTCCACCGCAACCGCAGCCGGTCGTGCGTCCGCCGACCCAACGTCCTTCCATCGTCGGGCCGCTTGCCGGCGCCGCCGTGTTGGCCGTTGCTGCCGGGTACGCGACGTTGCACGAGCGCCGTCGACTACGGACCACGTAAGATTCCTTCCCTGCTCAGAAGGTTTCTTCTGCCCCCTCGCGTCTCTCCCACCACAACTGCACGACTCCACTGGGAGCGCGAGCTGGCCGTGCTTTTGCGATGGCTGCCGGGCATGGGTGAGCCAAAGCCGTGGTGGGAGCAGCCCCGCGTCCGCATCTACGTCCGCCGGGACCCGCCTGGTGAACGTTGGCGGTTCTGGCGCTCGTACAACGAGCACGAGCTCCCCATGTACGACGCGGAGCTCACGTACACCGCGCTGCTCGACCGGCTCCGCCATCAGCATGACCTCGACCGGTGGTTGCGAATCGACGTCCTCATCCACCCGGCGATGACGGATGCGGAGCTCGAGGAAGCATTCGAGCAAGCGATGTGGGACGGAGACGTGGAGCTACTCGACCGGCTCGCGCCGTGCGGGTGCTGCTGTCACGAGCACACGTTCGATGACTGCCCGGCGCGACGCTGGCACGGCTGCCGCGGGTCCGGATACATCGATGTGGAGTCGTGGGTGCGTCATTACGCGCAGCACCACGGCATGACGCGCGAGCAGTTCTTCGGGTAGGCTTCACCGCAAGCGCAGATGATCTGCTATGGCGGCCATCCGGTGGTGGGGTTCGCGGATGCTCCGTGTCCGAACAATCCTCCTCCGCGCGCCGGCTACGTGATCTGGAAGGGTGCGGTGCCGCCAGCGCTCGTGCAGTGGGCGATGGCGCTCCGCGACAACATCAAGGACTGGCCGTACGGACAAGAGTGGACGATGCGCTGGCACGGGCAGGACGTCCTCGCGCGCAAAGACCACCACACTTGGACCTATCGCGGCGGCCAACTCCTCACGGGGCTTTGCATCCCCGGCGTCACGCTCTACCGGTTGCCCCAGCCGGCGGCGGCGAGCGGTCGACTCGCGGACGCAATGCCGCTCGACCCCGCGACTGCACGTCCCGATCCGTCGCTCGCTCTCTACTCCGTGTCCAGCACGCCGCCGCCCGAGCGGACCGACTGGAAGCTCGTCGCGGTGACGGCGGTCGCCGCTGCAACGGTTGCAGGCATGTTCGTCTTGGGTGTGCAGGCGGCAGGACGATGAAGAGCTGCTGGCTCCCCATCAACCCGGACCAGAAGAACAACTACCTGGCATCGCCGGGGGGGCAGTACGCAGCGCTTCTCGCCGTCGACAAGGTCGCGTCGATGGACAAGGTCGTCGATGCACTGAAGAAGCAGGACTTTCAGGTCACCGCTTCGTGGCAGAGCGGGCAGCCGGTGCCGCCATCCTTGATGGGCAACTGGCTCGCGAGTCTCCCGCCGCCGGCGAACGGTCGGACGTGGATGTACTTTGAGCTCAAGTACGGCGGCGACATGCCGAAGACTATCGTGCGGCACATCGAGAAGTGCCTCATCGACATGGGCTTCGTGAAGTCGCTCTGCGGGACTGCGGACATCTCGTACGTCTTCTCCGCGCAGCAGGTCGACGACGGCTACCACCCGTGCGGTCCTGGCGACCCGCAGAAGACGCCAGACGTGCCGCCTCCTGCACAAGCAGGCTGCCCGGACTGCCCGACGTACCCGCCCTGCCCAGACTTGCCGCCGCCGTGTCCCGGTTGTCCGCCTCCGTCATTCCCCTGGAAGCCTGCGTTGATCGGGGCCGCTATCGGAGGGACGGTGGCAACGCTCTGGTCGTGGCGCCGGTGACCCGTAGTGTCTGCTCTGATGAGCTGATACATTCGGAGTCGTGAGCCGCATCATCGGTCGGGGCAGGTACGCAGCGGAGACGTATCCGACTTCGTCTACCGCGAGCGCGAGCGGGGTCACCGGGAGCACGGGACCGACCGGCCCGACCGGGAGCGCTGGCCCGACAGGTGGCGTGACCACGTTCACCGGGCCGACCGGTACGACTGGCTCGACGGGTCCCACGGGCACGACTGGCTCGACGGGTCCCGCCGGCTCCGCGAGCGCGACGGGTGCGACCGGTCCCACGGGCGGTACGGGTCTAACTGGAGCGACCGGTCCGACGGGAGCGACGGGGACGACTGGTTCCACTGGTTTCACCGGTCCGACGGGAAGCACCGGAAGCACTGGGTCAACGGGGTCAACGGGTGCGACCGGGAGCACCGGTCCTACTGGGGACACGGGTTCCACCGGAGCTACGGGTCCAACGGGAGCCACGGGTGCAACCGGATCGACCGGCTCGACGGGGAACACCGGACCAACGGGATCGACCGGTCCCACGGGGAGCATGGGTCCGACCGGGAGCACCGGAGCAACGGGAGCAACCGGCTCGACGGGTTCGACGGGTGCAGTCGGTCCCACCGGGTCGACAGGAGACACGGGTGCAACAGGTGCAACAGGTGCAACTGGAGCAACTGGTTCCACCGGCGCAACAGGTGCAACGGGCTCCACTGGGAACACGGGCAGTACGGGTCCCACGGGTGCGACGGGAGACACTGGGTCCACGGGAGCAACGGGAGCTGCTTCGACAGGTGCAACAGGCCCCACGGGTGCGACGGGGGACACCGGTTCCACGGGTTCGACAGGATCGACAGGACCCACGGGGGACACGGGAGCTACCGGACCCACCGGGTCGACCGGCCCAACCGGCTCCACGGGGAGTACGGGCGCTACTGGCGTGACAGGCCCCACCGGGTCGACGGGTTCGACCGGCCCAACTGGTCCCATGGGCGCAACAGGCGCAACCGGAACGACGGGATCTACGGGGGGGACAGGTCCCACGGGGAGCACCGGGTCGACGGGGCCGACCGGTTCGACCGGCGTGACCGGACCCACGGGAAAGACGGGACCCACTGGTGCAGGCTCCGCCGGATCGACTGGTCCCACCGGCGCGACTGGTCCCACCGGTTCCGGGTCGACGGGACCCACGGGTCCTGCCGCGGGTGGTGCAGCGGTTCAGCGCATCTCGTTCCCGCTCGTGGGGCAGGGCGGTTCGGTCACCGTACCCACCGCGAGCTGGCCGATGGGGAACACGACATTCACCCCCACGTCCACGACCGCAACCTTGACGGCCTGGTTCAACGGTTTGGCTACGGTCACCCTGACCGGTTCGCCTCCCTTCCTCGGGACGCTCTCGCCCATCCTCTTTTACCTTGAGTATTCGTTCGACGACGTGAACTGGCTGCCGACCGACAGCTATTCGCGCGTGAGCTCGATGGGCAATGCCCAGCTCACCGCTACCTTCGGAACGAACGGCACGGTCTACCAAGGGACGACGTTCACGCTCCAAGCGGTCAACAAGATCGTCGCCACCGGCCTCACCATCGGCCAGACCGTGTTCGTGCGCGCGCGCCTCCAGGCGGAGAACGGCCAGGGGACCATCCAGCTAGATGGCCTCAACCCCGGCTTCATCATCATCGAGAACTGAGCGCGCCCTGCTGGAGTTGAACCAGCCCCCTCCTGCCTCCACTCGGCAGGTCGCTCGACCACTGAGCTAAGGGCGCGTGCGCCGGGATGGACTTGAACCACCGACCTCCACGAAGACGCAAGCGCCTTCGCGGTGCTCTGCCACTGAGCTACCGGCGCGTTACTTCAACGTCGGGAGCGACGACACGTGCCGTCGCAAGTCCTCCCTTCTTCCGGGCATGAGCCCGAGCGCCATGAGCGCACCATCGTAAGGTGCGTCGTCCTCGCGGACCTCCACGAACGAGACGCCGCGCGCACGGAGTCGCTCGGCCTCGCGCGTGAGCGCGGGCTCGTCGGCGACCGCTAGTGCGATCGCAAACGTTCCGGATGGGAGACTGCCTGGTGAGCTTTCGCCGGCTGCGTGAATCGTCTGAGCGACCAGCATCCCCTTGGGGAGGTCAGCTCGGAGGATGACGTAGTGGATGAGCGGCGACTCAGAGTGGCAGTGGCTTCATGCGAGGCTCAGCGTAAGCACGCTGCCCTAACACTGTCAACGGTGTTACCATTGATTGCATGCTGAAGAAGGGGCTCGAGTTCGCGCAGGGGACCACCGACGAATGCAAGCGGCTGGTCGGTCGCCTCTTCACGCCGACGGAGCTCTACGGTGCGTACAAGGAAGGTCGCCATCACCTCCACACCGGCGACCTCGTGCTCGTCGTGTCGGAGTCGGACCCGAGCGGCGTCAACGTGAAGACGCGCAACGAGTTCGTGCGGCAGATGAAGGAGGACAACGCGGGCAACCCGATCCCGTTCTTCGCGCACGCGCTCATCGACAAGTCGGCGCACGGCGTCGTGTCGCTCCCCTTCGAGTCCGACGCCTTCTGGCTGGTCATCGCGCGCCGGCAGGAGATTCCGGTCATGGTCGTGATCTACATGACCCCTTACGAGGTCGCGGTGGGCGGCGAGGAGATCACCGACCAATCCGCCATCTTCGCGGTAAACTGAAGCATGGCGCAGGACCGCATCCGCGAGCTCGCTGAGAGCGAGGTGGTCACCCCGCCGAACATCCTGCCGGTTGGCAAGGAGACGGTGGTGCTCGCGAGCGTCGGAGCTGGACTCGGAGCGGCCATCGCGGGACCGCCGGGTGCAATCGTGGGTGGCACGGTGGGGTGGGCGGTCGACGCCGTCCGCCGGAGGATCATGAGGCCATGATGAACGAATCGATCATGCTGGGCGGTCGGGCCGTGCAAGGCTTCGGCGTGGGTCAACGCTGCGCGGCGGGCGATCCGATGTGTGACGTCACGGGTCTCTGGGGGGTCGGGCAGTCCGCCGCCGCCAGCACCGTGAACCGCGCAGAGAACGTCGTGCTCGGTGCGGCGACGCTGGGCCTCCTCGGCGCCGGAGCCGGAGCGGGCCTCTCGTACATGGAGACGGGTGCCGTTCAGGGTGGATGGGCCGGCAGGGGAGCAATCCTCGGTGCGGTCGTCGGTGGCGTGGCCGGCGCGATCTGGGGATGATGCAGCCATGAGCAACGCAAAGACCGGATTGTGGAGCGCCCTCGGCGCAATCGGTGGTGCGCTACTCGGCGCGCAAGCCGGCAAGTACGCAGCGAAGACCAGGCCGCGCTACAGCTACGCGGAGCAGCCGCACGGTCCCGAGGTGGAGGACGCCATGGTTGTCGGCGCCGCCGCCGGTGCAGTGCTCGGTGCGTTCGTCGCCGGTGCAGCCGCCGGCGAGCCTGCGCCCCCGCCCGCACCGCAGCCTCCGCAGCTCACGCGGTGACGGCGGTCGGGGACGAGGTCGAGCTCTTCTGCCCGATCCCCTGCGACGAGGATGAGGACGGGATCCCGAGACTGACGAAGGGGGTCGTGCAGGGCGGATTAGCCTTCTTGGTCCTGTTTCCCGGCGGCCGGCTCGAGGTGGTCGCGCTGCCCGAGATCACGCCGCACTAGGGCGCGCCGGGTCGCTCGGGCGGGGGCGGGACGGGCGTCTTGATGTCGTGCAGGTACTCCGACAGCTTGCGATCGAGCTCGGTGGTCGCCGCCGATGCGCCGGTTTCGACGCTGTCGAGCCTCTTCCGGTACGCCTGCACGGCCGGGTGCTGACCACTCACGCTGCGGGGTGCCCTGATGGATGATTCGCTCATCGGGAAGTCCTCTCCGGTCCCGTCCGCGGGGCCATCATCTTCTTCATCTCGTCGAAGGTCTCCGCCAGCTTGTTGACGGAGTCGATCACCTGCGCCTGGAGCTTGAGCGCCAGGTCGGTGTACGCCTTCGCGTCCGCGATGCGTAAGTCTCGCTCTGCTTTGAGCTCCTTGTCCTTGGTCCAGTACGCCCAAGTCACCGCGACGAGCAGGACACCGAGCAGGCCGTGTGAGGCGACCTGCGCCGCGATAGAGGGGTCCACCTCTCTAAAGTAGCACCGCCGGCTGAGCAGTCAGACGCGCTCGTTGCGGTTCTCGAGCTGCGCGACCGCGCGGCAGGAAAAGTTGCGGAAACGATGGCGCTCGACGCACTCGCGCATGAACGAGTCGGTCTGCATGTGTGCGTCAAAGATGTGCTGCGACGCCGCAGGTGTGTCGCCGTAGAAGACGTGCGTGAGCACCGGCTCCGGGTCGTTCTCTTCGTAGATGTGCTGGACGATCCGCCAGGTCTTCACGACTTCCACCACCAGAGTCCGGCCGCCGTGGCAGTCACGCCGAGCGCCGCACCGAGCACGCCGATGGGTACGGCATTACACTGGCTCGGTGGGCGCACCGTCTCGTCCATGAAGGACGGCGGGCAGTTCGTGATGGGTGGGCAGACGACGGTCGGGCACGGAGCCAGCGCAGCAGGCCACGGGTCCGCCTGCGCGTCGAACAGCCAGACGTTTTCGATGACGAGCTGTCCGCTGCCGACGAGGAGCCGCCACGGCGTCTCCGGGTCGCCGATGTAGACGGCCGCGGAGGTGTCGTCTCCCTCGCCCCAGATCGGCGTGACCCCGGTCGGGGGGCTCTGAATCATGCTGTCGTCCTGGGTCGGCCAGTCGTTCGGCAGCGCGTTGCTGGTGCGCCAGAGCTTCAGGTTCACGAAGAACGGGCCGAGCGCTTCCATCAGGCGCTGGTCGGTGACCTTCGGGTCGGTGAGGTACCCGGAGAACCGCAAGCGCGGGTGCATCGACGGCAGGTGCGCGATACGGAGGTTACGACTCATGGCTTCTTCCGGATGACGGCGATGACCTGGCTCGTCACGTACACGCCGCCGACGATGGCGACACCGATGACGACGTACTTGAGGACGTCCGTCCCTGACGGACCGACCAGCGAGTCGAGGCTGATCGGCCGCGACTTCGTGACCTCGAACTCGGGTGGCATGTTCGCGCAGGTGGAGAGCTTCTTCCCCCACGCCTGGAGCTGCCCTTCGTACGCGACGGTCGTGTCCCCCAGGTTCGCGGTTGCGTAGAGGTCGCATCCGCGACCGGGGAACGGAACGTTGCAGACCTTCTGGTGTGCGAACCGCGCGAGGTCTGCGAAGAACGTCTTCCACTGCGTGCGCGTCGTCTGGTCGAGCGCGGCGCACGCATCCACGGCGGTGTCGATGTTCTGCGCGGTGGCCAGCATGCGCGCCTGCTCGGCCTCAATGTCCTCGGCGAAGACGATGAGGCCGCCGACCCCCACGTTGAAGCCGGCAACCGGCCTACCGCCGCGATAGATGGTCTCCATCCGGTGCCTTTGCCTTCCTGGTCGCAAGATACACCCCACCAGCAGCGGCGACGATGGTGACCGGAATGAGGACGTACCAGCCCGGCGCGCCGCCGGTGCTGGGCATCGGCAGCGGTTGCGAACCCTGCGAACCCTGCTGCGATTGCTGCGGGGGTGCCACTATTCCAATCGCTGCACGACCTGCCGCGATGGCCTTCGTGTAGCTATTCACCATGCTCTTCACGAGCATGCTCGCGTGCGTGGCGTCCGCGCTGCTAACCACCCACTGGTTGGCGAGCGCGACGACTTGCTTGCCTGCGTCCGCCGCCTTGTCGGTGAAGGGCTTCGTGACGTCCGTGTGCCCTGCGGCGTCGATACCGGTAGCGACGGTGGCCATGCCGATGTTGGCCGCCTTCTCGTAAGCATCGAGTGCTGCCGCCCACGGGGCCTTTTGAATGATCCACGGGAACCCACCGGGAACTTGCCGCGCGCCAGAGATGTACTGGTCGCCGAGCTCGATCGCCGGCTGCATCTGCGTCTGGAGGTTATTCTCGCTCTCGATGTACGGGTCCGTGTCGCCGAGCGCGAATCCCGGCACTGGCCTGCCGCCGAACCGAATCATTGGCTCTCCACGATCACCGCGATGAGCGCGATGAGGATGCCGAGCATGAGGGCAACCATCGGCCATGCTGGCGGCGGCGCGCGCGGGGGCTCGGGGGGCCTCGTCCATGGGGACCGGTAGAGGACCGAGCAGCTCATCGACTTCTCCGTTTGCCGCGAAAGCTTTGCGCGATCTCCTCGATGACCCAGCTCGTTGCCGCGCCCACCATGCTCGTCGCAAGCACGAACGGCCAGGGGGATGCTGAGGCGGCGGCGACCGGCGCGACGACTGTCTCTCCTTGCCCGAAGCCGATCGGCGAACCGTTGCGCAGCACGGCGGCGAGCTCGCGCGGGGATGGTTCCGTGCGCCCGTCCTGCCAGACGTAGCGACCCGGTTCACCGGGTACCGCGGTGGGACCTGCGGGAGCGGCGACGATGTCTCCGACGGCCTCGTACACGATGGGAATGCCGTAGAGCTGATCGGTCTGCGCGCCCACAAGCTGGCGCGCGAGCGCGACATGCTCCGGACGCTGCACCTGCACGAGCACTGCGTCGTACGGCGCTCCGTTGGGATGGTGAAGCAGCGTGAGCCCTACTCCCCGTCCCCACGATGGACGGTTCAGGCGACGGCGAACCTCGTCTCTCGCAAGTTCGACGTTGGGACGGCCGGTGGGGTTGTACGGCATCCCCGCCGTCCGGCCGAAGTTCCACCACCACCAGTCGTACGAGCCGCCGATGTGGTCGAGCGGTTGTCCGAACGGTGGCGGCGATTGCGGTTCGACGCACGAGCCGTGATTGCTGAGCTGATCGCGCAGCATTGCTGCCATCTCGTGGGCGGTGCGCGTCGTCGGCACGATGCCACCGCCGGGGTCCGTGCAACCGCCGCCGGCCACGAGCGTGCTGCCCCGCCCCTCCTTGATGAGCGTCTCCATCTCGAGGAGGCGTGCGCGTGCGCGGTCACACCAGTCGGCCATCGTCACAACTTCTTCTCCGCGCGCAAGGTCATCACCGTCGCAACCGTTCCGACCGCCAAGCTCGCGGCGGTGAGGACCGTTACTGTTTTACCCCAATCCCAGGTGCTCGCCGACGGGGGCGTGACCCCGCCGTTCGCGAGCGCGGAGGCGGAGACGGGGAGGTAGATGCCGCCGACCCGAAAGCATCCTTGGACGAGGTTCCCCTGCGCGTCCTTTCCCCACACGCGCGGTTCGATACGGATGAGCGTCGTGACGCCGGGCAGCGGATAGCTCTCGGTCGTCCCGAGCGGGATGGTCTGGTCGGATGCTATCGCCTGCGCGCGTTTGGAGAGGGCGTCCGGCACCGGCCCATCCGCGTCAGTCCAAGGCCGCCAACCGCTGGGGGTGGGGACCTGCGGGCACTGTTCCGCAAGCTTCGGATCAGCACCGTACTGGGGCATCGCACATCGGAGTTTACCGCGGGCCGTCTTGACACGTCTATAAGCCAGGGCGCAGTATCCCCCGCGGAGTCCATGCGGAGTCCCTGCGGAGGTTCGTAGGTCGCGGAGGGCAGCGTGAAGGATCGAGAAGAGCGGCAGCACAAGGATCGCATGCTATCCGTCCGATTCACTGCCGAGCAGGTGCGCCTCATCGAGAAGCGCGCAGAGAAGTGCGGGATGACCACGCGGGCGTGGCTGCGGAACATCGCCGTTCAGGCAGCCACCCGGCAGTCCAACAGGGGATACACGTACATCCGGGAACCGAACGGAGCCTCCACCTAATGAACCCGAATCCTCGCGCCAATCCCCGAGCAATGATGGGGCTCGACAACCCTGGCGACCAGCGAGTCGAGGTCCCGCTCCGGCACTGGGAAGGGATGAAACTCGCGCTCTGGCGCAGCAAAGTCGCCTGGGAGATCGCAGGGCGCGCGGCGGCGGAGATGGTCGCCGGCTGCAAACACACCGCCGGCTGTCCGGGCGAAGCGAGCGAGACGGAGGTCTGCCTCCGTGACTGTCCGGACCGGGAGCTCCGCCTGTCAGCGCTCGTCGTGCTCAACTCTGCGCGTCAATTCGCTACCATCGACGCTCGACGGCCAGCGGATGCGTCTTACTTTGCGCCCAGCCGCGAGCACTTCAGCGAGATCATGGCCGAGCTGGTCGTAGCGCAGGCCGAGCTCGAAACGCTTCGCGGAAAGACAACAACACCGCCCCCGGCGGACACCCCAGAACTCAAGGAGACCACCCCGTGAGACTCGAACCGGTCAACAGTTGGATCGTTGGACACGCCATCGTCAGCAAGATGCTCGGCACCATCATCACGCCGAACGCCGGCGCGAAGGGCAACACGCGCTGCTACCTCATCGAGTCGGTCAGCAAGGAAGCGACCGATGCGGGCTACAACGTCGGCGACATCGTCGTCTGCAAGGCCGTGTACGACGAGTTCTTCCGCGGCGGCGCCATCCACCGCGTCACCTTTCTCGTCAGCGAGGTGATCCACCGCGTGCACGACGTCACCCTCGACGACTTCACGCTGCTCGACGGCAACCCGCTCTCGACCCGCCTCGACCTCGACGGCAAGCCGGCCGAGAAGACCGAGAAGATGGAGGCCGCTGCATGATTCAGCAACGGACAGCTCGGGTCGTCTACGACCCGGACGCAATCGTGCGGCGGCGAGGCAACGGGGGGTGCGGGTGCCACGAGCCGGTCGGCGCGGGAATCCGTGCACGAGAGGTGGCCGAGCAGGTCCGCCCGCACTCGGTACCAGGGGCCATGCCGCTCAATCCGCCCGGAGAGCCAAGGTGTCGACCGTTCCTCACGGCCCAGAAGGACATGGAACGGTTCGCGGCGTGCAACGCGCTCGCGGAGAGTATCGGTCCGCTGAACGACCCCAAGAAGGCGTTCCGGTACATCCAGGAGCTCATCGGCGGTGAGGTGAACGAGGTCTTCGGCCTCGTGACGCTCAACCTGCATCTGCTTCACGTGGGGTCGTGGGAGACCGGTCGTGGAGAAGCGTCGAGCGTGGCAGCACCGATGGTCCCGACGCTCCAGGCTGCGCTGATCGACGGTGCGCACGCCGTCATCCTCTTCCACGTCCACCCGTCAGGCGTCGAAGCGAAGCCCAGCCAGGCAGACAAGGACACGACGAAGGCGTTCGTGAAGGCGTTCGACATCGTGAACATCGACCTCATGGACCACATCATCTGCGGAGGGGACGTAGAGAGACCGAGCTACTACTCGTTCGCAGAAGACGGAGCCCTGTAAAGGGTTCTCGCAATTCCGCTTGCCCATCGGAAGGAAAGTTTTCTCATGACTCAGCCCACCGGCACCACTGCCACAAGGAACGTCGTACTGCCGGAGCCGGGCTTCCCGATGCTCACGCGCATGATCTCGAACGCACTCTTCCCGGAAGCGCAGACCAAGACCGTGGGCTGCCCGCACTGCAAGGGGTCCATCTCCCTCGAACAGAGCACGAAGGAAGAGCCCATCACGTGGATCGTCGGGCAGGCGCATCCGCTCGTGCCGCAGATGAAGGTCATGCGGATGTTCGTCGACCGGGGTGGCGTCGAGGTTTACTCGGTGTCGGACGACGGCAAGGCCGGGATGCGCAACCTCGTTCCGATGAGCTGGGTGCGGCTCATCGAGGAAGCGATGCCGCTCGACGTCTTCGTGGAGGAGCTCGCCGCCGCCGAGGAGGACGAGCCAGAGCCCGAGCCGGAGCCCGGAGATCCGGAGCCCGAGCAGGCGCCAGTTACGAATGGACAGACTGCACCGTCTTGAGGGGTAGATGGCGGCACGCAGAAGAATTCGTCAGCAGCAGCAGCCCGAGCAAGGTGTAAGCACCCCGATCCAGCAGGACGAGGCGGACATCGTCGCCGAGGTCGGTGCAGAGCCGGACCCGGACACCGGCGAGCTCGTGATCGACGAGGCCAAGGTCCGAGAGCTCGGCGCGCTCGATGCGGAGAGCATCCGCGAGAACGCGCGCATCGACACCATCGTCGGCAAGAAGCGCGCGAACATGACCGGCGTCCACTTCAACGTGGACGACGTGCTCGTGCTGTACGGCAACATCACGCGGTACTGGGCGCCGAACGAGATAGAGATCAGCGTCAAGCGAATCACCGGTTCGCCCACGCAGAACGTCATCAACAGCGGTCCGCGCAACGGTTCCGAGCTCTATGAGTGCCTCCGGCAGCTCCACGGCACGAACGCTGAAGCAGACTACGCGATCAACTTCGTCGACCGGAGCAGCAAGAAGTACCTCGGCAAAGGCAAGATCACGATGCCGGACGGGCGCACGCAGCAAGCGCAGCCCCAGCCCCAGCCGCAACTGCAAGGACAGCCGCCCATGAACCCTTTCAACCCGTTCGGTTACCCTCCGCAGCAGCCTCCTCCTGGGTACGCTCCTGCGGCGCCTGGCTACCCGCCCGCGGCAGCACCGTACGGTTACCCGCCCGGCGGCTATCCACCCGGCGGTTACCCGCCCCCGGGTTACCAGCAGCCGCCGATGGCGGCCCAACCTCCTCCCGTCGCGCAACCTGCACCCGCGCCCGTGCCCGCTCCCGCACCGGTAGCGGCTCCGGCTCCTGCCGTGATGCAGCCCGCGCCCCCGCCTGCGCCTCCTCCCGGCATCGACATGAACGGCCTGATGGCGTGGCAGCGCCAGCAGTGGGAGCTCTGGTCGGCGGCGACGCAGCAAGGCCGCCCGGTACCGGCGGGCCTACCGCCGGACTTCGGGTCGATGATGCAGCTCATGCAGCAGCAGCAGTTCGACTTCTTGCAGCGTGCGCAGTACGCGATGCAGCAGACCGCCGCCGCAGCCGTCGCAGCGGCTACCGCAGCCGTACCTCCTCCGGCGCCCCCTCCGCCTCCTGCACCGCCTCCGCAACCGGCTCCGGCGCCGCAGATGCAGGCGCCTCCCGGTTGGTCGCACGTCCCCAACTTCGGGTTCATCCAGACCGAACGGCTCGCGCAAGCGTTCGGGGCGCCCGCTCCCCCTCCCGCACCGGCGCCGGTCCAGCAACCGCCTCCCCCGCCCGGCACGGTCTTCGTGCCCGGATGGGGATTCGTGCCCGAAGAATCGCTTCGGCAAGCGGTCCAGGGGGGCAGCGTGGCTATGCGACCGGGCGCCGGCCCCTACCGAGGACCGTACGGCGGACCACGCCCTCCTCCTTCTTACTACGGGCAGCCGCCGGCCAACGACCCGACCGCCCCCCCGGGTCCGGTCCCGTACCAGCCGCCCCAGCGCCAGAAGTCGGCAGCTGAAGAGATGCGTGAGTCGATGTCCCTCTTCCGGACGATCGTCCAGTTCGCGGACGAGATTCGACCCCCCCAGCAGCCAGCCGCTCCTCCCCCTCCAGAACCGGAGCGCGATCCGGAGGAGGACAGCCCGGTGCGCATCCTCGATACCGGGCTGGGCAAGGTCATCATCAACAAGAGCGACGGGTCCGGGCGACTCTGGGAGACCGGCGCTGCCAACCTCGACCGGTTCCTCAACTTCATCGGCGAGCAGACCGACAAGATCCGCAAAGCGCAGGCGGAACGGGAGACGAGGCAGGCCGCTGCCGCGCAACCGAGACCGCAATTGCCGGCGGGGTACATCGAGGTCGGTGCAGACGGTCGCCCACTCCAGCAGCCCCCGCCCGGGTACGTCGTGGGACCGCCCATGGCAGTAGCACCAGCTGCGTCGCAGCCGCCCGCGGCTCCCGCTGCGCCGGTACAGCAGGCGCTCCCGGAGCCCCCCGCGCAGATGCCCCCCCCAATCTCGGAAGCGGCGGGTGAGCCGAAACGGAGAACGTGGGGGATGCCGCCCGGCATGGGCGGCTGAGCGACCTAGACCTGGGGTACGGAGGGCGTCCTGATGCGAACGGTCATCAACTTCGAGTTCAACCACGACGAGCTGGAGCGTCATCTTCCGCGCCATCAACAAGGCGTTCGGGTCGGTGCAACCGCACGAGGTGCAAAGCCTGCTCTACCTCCTCCCGGTTGGGTGCCGCCTGGTGCGCCACCGGGATACGTTCCTGGCCCGTACCCGCAACCGCAACCGGTGGGACCGTACGCGCAGGAGGACCCCGACAACGTCCGGCCGATCCGTGAGCCTGCCCAGCGGTGCTTCCCTATCGAAGCATCCCGGCACGCAGAGGCCGGCATCGGATGTTGCAAGTGCGCGACGTTCAACAACCCGAACCGCGCGAGCTGCCGGCACTGCGGTCACCCGTTCTGCTTCATCGCGCCGCCGCCGCCTGCATCCGGACCGCACGAGCAACCGCCCATGCACGAGCGCGAGCCGTCATGAAGTACCGAGTGCTCATGCACGTCGACATCGACGCAGCGAACGACCACCACGCGGTCGACGTCGCCAACAAGCTCGGTGAGCTGCTCAAGAACCCGCTCGTGAAGATGGCGATCGACACGGAGGGCATCCGGACGCTCGGCCCCGTGCAGGTCTACATGCCGAAGCGCAATGGAGATGGCACATGAACGGCGGCGACGGCGGCGGCGACGTGTTCGGAGTCGCGAACGCGGAATTCGAGGAGGTGGGAAAGATTCGTCCATGCCTCGGTTGCATCGAAGTACCGATCGAGGCCATCGACGGAACGCCGAGCGTCGGAGCGGTGCTCGAAGTGCGCGGAAAGGGGGATGCATTCGGCGGCAAGAACGTGCGCGTGCGCGCCGACCAGCTCGCGGTTGCATTGCAATCGCTCGCGATGCTCACGCCGATGCCGATGTTGCCGCCGCACCCGCACTTTCCTCCGATGCCCTCACCGTTCCCGCGCGGACGGCGCCCGCCCATCCCCTAGACCGTCAAGGGGTGTGCGCGTAGGCTGGATTGCAAAGGCGACGGTTGCAATCGTCAGCCCAAAGGATCCGGAGAGCAGGCTATGCAGGTCTACGAAGCACGCGAGGGCGACAGCCCGGCGAACATCGCGGTCCGTTACGCTGGTTGCCCGAAGTGCGCGGTGGACCTCATCCGCGCGAACCCGCACAAGCCGACGATCACGTTCCCAAACGGCTTCATCACGTTCCAGTCGCTGCATCCCGGTGAGCGACTCTGGCTGCCTGACAAGTGGTTCAACGGCGAGATGGACCAGCTGCCGCCCGAATACTTCGCGGCGCTCCCGTACGCAGACGGCGTGACGCCCGGTAAGGGCGCGCTTGGGCAAGCGCCCGCTCCCCAACCGGCGCCCGCGACCACGTTCACCGGACCGCAGTCAGTTGCGGACGTGCTTGGTGCTGCACAAGCCGCTGCTGCCGCCATCGCCGCGGACCCGAACTTCTGCCAGTCGGTGCAGCAGGCAGGCAGCAAGGTGAACGCCGCCGTGCACGACTTCAAGGTCGCGTGGAACGCGGTGCCGAACAATCCACTGCCCGTGCCGCTCGGCACCGGCACCTTCGAGAAGGCGACCGCCGATGCGATGGCGACCGTGCTCGGGAGCAACGCTCCGGCTGCATGTCCGGCGCTCGCTGCTCCTGCGCCTACGCCTGCGCCTTCACCAGTGCCTGCGCCCGCAGCGACTCCAACGCCGCACAAGGGGATGAGCACCGGCGCAATGGTCGGCCTGGGCCTCCTCGGGGCCGGCACGGTGGGCGGCATCATCTACCTCGCGACCCACCACAAGCCAGCTCCACGCGGACGACGACGAGGAACGAGCTCGCGGCGCGCAGCGCGGAGGGGACGATGATCGATAAGCCCGTCACTGGTGTGCAGCTCGATCAACGTCCGCATCCGGCGGGCCGCAAGGGCGCGCTCATGTCGCTCGAGGAGGTTGCAGCGCGCGCGTGGAAAGCGCGCATGTCACCGCGCCTTCGCGCGTGGGTGCTGCAACAGATCGCGAGCTGCGGTCTCTCTCCGTCGAAGAGCAGTCGGCTCCAGATCGCTCAGTGCATCCTCGATGCATTCCGGAAGAAGGTTCCGTACGCCGCGGACCCGCTCATGGGCGAGTTCATGGCGACGCCCGACCAGCTGCTCTGCCTCGACGAGGGTGGTCTCTGCATCATCGGCGGCGACTGCGACGAGGCAGCCATCGCGCTCGCTGCCGCGCTGATGTCGATCGCCATCCCGGCCATGATTATCGGCAGCAGCTACAAGGACCCGGTCGACGTTCCGACGCACGTTTTCATGGCGTTCCAGGACGAGCTCGACGACTGGGTGAAGATGGACGGCACGACCAATCACCCGGCTGGTCGCGTTGCGCCGCACGCGCGCGAGTGGTGGGTGGAGCCCGGAAAAGATCAGCGTGCAGTCGCGCATGGCGACTTCGTAGGGATGAGCGGCGGCGGCGACGGCGCGCTCAGCGGTCCAGCGACTGCGCCGGATCTGCTCTACCCCGGCATCCGTTGAACTCCGCGCGGAGTCCACGCGGAGTCCATAATCGTGCATTCGACATGCACGCGCGCATGCATGCGCACGCACGCGCTGCACGTGTGCACACATGCAGATGCACGCGACGCGCACCGATGCATAAGTAGTTGATCGCTAACGGCTTCTAGCCGTGCATCCGCGGCGTGCATAACCACCGTTTGCGGCGTGCGCAACCGTGCATCGTGTGCACGTGCACGTGCATGCGTGTGCATTCGTGAATTGGAGAACCTTCTCATGAAAAAACTGGCTCGATAGCCTGTTGAAACAGTCGTGACATGGGGCTCTACGACAACCGCCTCGCCGAACTCAGCGCTTCTCGACGTGGCCGTCGCGTCGCGGATCGCTGGCCGGCACCGACACGCTCGGCGGTTGCTCCGCGTTCTTCGGGAGCGGTCGCACGACCTCCGTCTGCACCACGATCCGCACCTGCCCGTCCTGCTGCCACTCCCCCGATTGGTGAGGCGCGACGTCCTTCGATGGACGTCCAGTCTCTCCTCTTCGATCGGAGCGCCGGCTGGACGGACAGCAAGGCGAAGGCTTGGGCCAAGTCGCACGGTTACAAGTACGGCAAGGTCCACGTCACCGATCAGTACATCCGGATTCGTCAGTTCGACCCCAAGGGGCTCAAGGTCAAGAGGACCATCACATTCGGCCACGGCATTCGCGCCGTAGTCGCACGAGAGGAAGACATGGCAGCTAGGCGTCGCTCCACCACCACCAAGGAAGCATCTCGTCCCCGTCGTCGGCCGAGGCGCCGAAAGGGCGAGACCAAGCGTGAGCGCAGCGAGGCCGCAAAGAAGGGCTGGCGCAAGCGCAAGAGGCACGGAGCTCGCGAGGCTCCGGTCGCGCGCGCTGCTGCGGCCGAGGCTCGTCGACCGGCTCGCCGCCGCCGCCGTCATCACGCTCCGACCGGTGGTCACATGATGGAGGAGACGACGCGCCGTCCGCGTTCTCGCCCCCGTCGGCGGACTCGCGCGAGCGAGGCGTGGAAGAACGACAAGGCCGCGCACGCGAAGGCCGCGAAGAAGGGTTGGGCGCGCCGTCGCCGGAAGGGCACCTCGCACACGAGACCCCGTCGGCGTCGCGCGCGGGAGACGTTTGCGTACGAAGCGCCGCGCCGTCCGCGTCGGCGTCGTCAGCGTGCGCGTGAGGAGCAGACGGTCGCCGAGGCTTCGCGCCCGCGCCGCCGCTACAAGCGTTCGACTTCGCGCAGGATGTTCGCGCGTGAGGGGCGCGGCATGTACGTCGCCGAGATGGCGGTGGCCTGCATCGCCGGCGGCCTCGGGTTCGTGCTGGCGGACGGAATCGACCGATTCCTCGCCACCTACGATCCGGCGGCCACCGACAAGCCCAAGGACAAGTTCACGAGCGATGGGGCGGGCACGCTCGCCAACACGCTCAACGTGGCGGCGGCCCCCGGCCTCCTCCGCATCGCGGCCAACGTCGGCCTGGCGGCGGTCCCCGCCGTCGCGAGCGTCTTCGTCGAGCAACCGTTCGTTCGAAGCACGCTCGAGGGGTTGGCCATCGGCTCCAGCGTGAAGCTCTTCTCGACTCTCTGGTCGAGCGTCTTCATGCCGCTCCTCGCCCCGAAGGACACGAGCAGCGCGGGGCTCCAGAAGAGCTTCATCGCGCGGCTCTACCCGGCCGAGATCGCGGCGCACATCAACCAGAAGCAGACCCCGCCCCAGACGGCGGTCTCGAGCGGCGGCGGAGCCGGCGCGCTGTCTGGTCCGCCCGCGTACCCGCAGGCGTATCCGCAGCCCGGTGTCGGCAGCGTGCCGTATCCGCAGCCCGGTGTCGGCGCTCCCGACGTCGGTCCGTTCGCGCTCGGCAGCCCGAGCGACACGGGCATGTTCCCCACGGCAGCTCAAGCGCTCGACCAGGCGGCTGGCATGGGGGACATGTTCCCCACACTCCAGAACGTCTGGGGGACCGGCAAGAGCACGCCAGGTGAGCCCCCCGGGATTGCTGGGATCACCGGCGTCGGCAACCTGTTCCGCGACATCACGCACACCATCTCGTCGGTCCTGCCGCGCTTCATCGCGCCCCAGCAGGCCGTGCAGGGAGCGGCGAGCGTGATCGCCAACCCGAACAACATCTACGGAGCGCTGACCTCGGCGTTCCCGGGTGTCCCCCAGGAGGCGCTCTACCAGTGCGCAGCGCATCTCCATCCGCACATCGCACGTGCGCAGGCGATGCAGGGGCAGTACGGCTACCTCCCGCCCGGCGTGAGCCAGGATCCGACGGCCGGTGCGCCGCCGCCTCCTCCGCCTCCGCCCGACGCATCCGCGGCGGCACCCCCGCCGCCTCCTCCCCCTCCGCCCGCGGGCGCGGTGCCTCCGCCGCCTCCTCCGCCGGCTCCTCCCGCTCCGCCCGTTGCGGTGGCGCCTCCTCCGCTGGTGTCGCCTCCCGTGGCGCCCCATCACCATCGCCATCACGGCGGCGGCGGTGGCGCTCCCCCCGGGGACTGGGCTCCCGGCATGGAGCACCAGGCGTGGCGACCGGAAGCTCAGCAGGGCGGCTGGCAGCCCGGCCCCACCCCGCTGCCCGGCCCCGGCCCGCAGCACCGTGGAGCCGACACGGCGGCCTGCGCCTGCCTCGGCGATGGAGACCAGTTCCTGGGCTTCATCGGTGATCAGCAGGAAGAGGGCCTCTACAACTGATCCCTTCGGGGACCACCTTTTTTCGCAACCACCACGCAACGCAGTGAACGGATTCGGAGCAGGCGGCTGACCAAGAAACGGCCTGCGAAACAGGAGAAAGAACATGGCTGGAAGAAGCATCATCGGGCGCAAGACTTCGCGGTTCGGCCAGGACCGCGAGAAGGTTCGCCGCATCCCCTTCGGTCTCGGTCAGGCGCCTGGCGACCTGAAGGCGGCCGAGAAGTGCCTGCGTTGCTCGTTCGGGAACATCCCCGTCATCGAGCAGGTGGTCTGGACGGTCCCCCTCCCCCTTACGCTCGAGGAGGCGACCTCCACGTTCGGTGACTCCGTGAACCTGCTCTCGGGCAGCTCCGCGGTCCCCGGCGTGCAGTCGATCGACTCCACGTTCCTCATCAACGGCATCCTCCAGACGGACATCCTCGCTCACGGCGTCGGCGTCCACGTCTTCTGCGAGCCGATGAGCTTCTCGACCATCGGCAATGCGTTCAACGCGCCGACGACGACGACGGCTCCCCCCCCTTCGCCGGACGTCTTCACGACGAACGACCTCACCAACGGCGCGATGGGCGCGACCGTCACGGCCGATTCCGACAACTTCTCCCCCGCCGTGTTCGTGTGGGGTGTGGACGTGTGGCGGGCGGGCTGGAACTTCATCAACGCCTACCAGTTCCAGTGGAAGACGAACCAGCGCGAGCTCGTGCTGAACGAGCTGGCGGCTGACGTTTCCTACTTCGGGTCCTTCGCGGACGCCGAGGCGGCGGGCACCTCCGAGGTCGCCGTCATCGAGTTCGTGGCGAGCGTGAACGCGCAGTACCGCTCGAAGGGGTCCGGGACGATCTTCCTCCCGGTCAACTTCCGGCGCGTGGGCTCGATCTCGACGACGTCGCCGGTCGCCGGCAACATCGGCATCTTCCACCCGACGCGCGACTTCGACCTCGCGCCGGTCACCTGGGGCGGTCTCCGCTGGCAGGGGTACGGGTGCAAGGGCCAGATGTACCGGCCCGTCGAGAGCCCGTGCTTCCTCGAGCGAGGCATCCCCATCGGCATGCTGTTCGCCGTGCAGGACGCCGTTCACCAGGCGAACATGCTCCAGGCGCTCACCATCACGAACGAGCCGCTGGGCACGAACATCACCCCGGACCAGAACATCAACTGCGGGCCGACCCTGTCGAGTGCGACCGCGATGCTGGAGCAGACGCTCGACCCCGCACCGGTCCCCATACCGCAGACGGTCAACGTTTGCCGGGAGGTCTTCAAGGGCGGCATCCTGAAGCTCGGCATCAAGATCAAGGGCTGGGAGATGCCCGGCGGCTGGAAGGCATTCTGCCAGTCGCCGTCTGCGCCGCCTGCGGTGCAGCAGATCATGTCGCCGCAGATGTCGGCCTGATTCGGAGCAGTCGAGAAGAGCGAGCGCGCATAACTCGTAGTCAGACGGGGGCGCGCTCGCTCTCTTGCTTGAGAGAGGACTGAGAATGCTTCCGAGGGACCACGACATCAAGAACCTCGCGCTCTACGCGCCGCGCGTGGCGTTCGCCATGCTCGCGGGGGTTCCGCGTGTGCCGTTCATCGTCGATATCCCGCTCCAGTTCTCGTCGAGCACGGTCAACGCTCCGCCGGTCGTGCAGAGCTTCGACAACAACCTGACGCAGGACACGCTGATCGAGCGAGTTTCGTACAACCTCTTTCAGCAGAACAGCTTTCCGGGTAGCCCCCTCCAGTCGCTCTACTTCAACCAGTTGAAGCAGAGCGGCCAGACCGGCGTCGGCATCCAGATGCAGGTCTTTGGCGGCCCGAAGTACGCCATCAACGACACGTTCACGGACCTCGGCAACCTCGTGGACGTCTTCGCGGTCACCTGGCCTGCGGGCTGGCCGCTTTACAAGCAGAGCAACGTCAAGGTGAGCGCGGTGCTCTTGCAGACGCCGGTGAGCGTGCCGTTCGACGTCACGTTGACCTTCCTCGGCTGGCAGTTCCTCGATAAGACGATCGATGACATGAGCGAGGACGATGCGCGCCAGCGCCTGAAGAAGCTCGGCTTCGAAGTCCCTGACCTCACCCTTTTGCTCGGACCGAGATTGTGATGCGCGATGCGACGAGGCGAACGCACGGATAACGTGATCAGGCTTCAGCGGGAACCCAGTGGGGTTTCCAATGGCCTCCGCACGTCTCTCTGCGCCGGTCGCTACGAGGTCGTCACCGCCGGCCCGAACCCCGAGTTCGGGTTCATCAAGAGCGACCCGTACAACACGAACGTCGGCACGGGCCTCGTCGTCCCGCAAACGCCGAGCGCGGCCATCGGCAACGCGCGCTACCTCATGCTGCTCGCGCGGGTGGGGTTCTCGACCGGCGAGGTCGGCGCGCGTCTGGTCGGCATTAGGCAGTACGCGGAGATCGTCGCCCGCATCCCCAACGGAGAAGCGGCACCAACGACGGTGTTTCGGCGCGAGATCCGGCAGCCGCTCTGGCATCCGCCGGACGGCGACATCTCGTGGCACGTGATGCTGATCCCGAAGACGTTCCGTGACCGTCGGAACCCGGCGAACACGGACGGCTTCATCTACGAGACCAGCACGGCGCCGTCGATTCTCTACCAGGTGCCTGCGCCCTACGCGCCGCCGAACGCCGGCAAGCCGTGGGGGACGCCGCTCCACGCGAGCCTCGGGAACATCCACGACCTCCGCTACCACTGGCTGAGTTCGCAGAGCGAGCGGGTGCTCGACATCCCGGTCCCCTTGCCGTGCGACGTCGCGCTCTTTGCAAGCGTTCGGCAGAACGATCCGGCAACGAACCCGACCACCACGGGTCTGACGCCCGACCAGTTCTCCGCGCTCACCCGTGAGGATCGGTTCCTCACGTCGTTCGCAGCGTTCGCGCAGTACGGCGTCGTCGCAGGATCGCTCGTCTTCGACGAGAACCTGGGGGAGGACGTGCCGTGACGGCCACTCGAGAAGGAACGCTGTCGGGTTGCTCGGACTGCTCGGACCGAGACGGATTCAAGCGGCAGTTCGGATTCTATCCGACTCCCGCGAATCCCGGGTTTGGGCCTGCGCAAGGACGCGAAGGATTGAGTCCTGCGCAAGGTCGCGGCGGCGACCTCGGCGAGACCATCTCGCTGGGTGGTGTCCAGGTGCACGGGTACGCGCTCGCGCAGAAGGAAGAGGCGATGACGCAGCCGCAGACGCCGTACGGGCAGGTCCCGCCCCACCCGCACCATCCGCAGCACCATGGGGCGCACCATCCTCAGCACCCGCAGGCGCAGCATCATCCGCAGCACCAGCCGGGTCATCACCCGCCGCCGGGGCATCATCCTCAGCACCCGCAGCACCCTCATCATCCGGGCCATCCGCAGCACCCGCACCACCCCCAGCACCCGCACGGGCAGGCGGTGCATCCGGGTCACCCGCACCATCCAGGTCATCCCCACCATCCCCACCATGGACGGGAAGTGGTCGTGCAGCCGGGGCAGCACCCGCACCATCCTCACCACCCTCATCATCCGGGCCATCCGCAGCACCCGCACCACCCCCAGCACCCGCACGGGCAGGCGGTGCATCCGGGTCACCCGCACCATCCAGGTCATCCCCACCATCCCCACCATGGACGGGAAGTGGTCGTGCAGCCGGGGCAGCACCCGCACCATCCTCACCACCCTCATCATCCGGGTCATCCGCACCACCCGCACCATCCTCCGGTCGCGGTGCAGCCGGGCGTGTATCCGCCCGGTCACCCGCACCATCGCCCGCACCACCCTCCGCATCATCCCCACTATCCGGCGCCGCCTGGCCCTCCGGGGATGTTCCCGCCTGGGATGGTCCCGGGGATGCCGCCGGGGGCGTTCTTGCCGCCGGCTCCGCCCCCACCTCCTCCTCCGCCGGTCTTCGTGGTGCTTCCGGTGCCGGTGCCGGTGCCCGTGTCGGCGCGCGACGTGTTCGGTGGACGCGACGTCGCGGGCTTCCCGCTGGACATCGGCCAGTTTCCGGGGCGACCGACGATCACGCCTGCGGGTCGGCCGCTCACGCCGGCGCAAGCGACGGGTCAGTACGACTTCGTGACCGACGTGCCGGTGCAGGGACCGACCGACGAAGGGCTCCGTGCGGCCTCCTGCTGGTACGCGCAGAACATGACGCCGCAGACGCCGCCGTGCGCCCCGCGCGCGGACTGCACGGGACCGATCCCGCAGTGGACCCGTCGCAACCTCTACTTCGGTCCGCGGCCATCCGGCGGTGACCAGTACGCCAACCGTGGCGGGGGTCCGATTGTGCCGTCCGGAATCGGTGGGATTGCGGAGACCGGCATCCAGGATCTCTCGCACGACCGTTCCGCAGTCTGGGCGGCGCAACAGCAGCTGAACCGGCTCGGCGAGCGACTCCGACTCGACGGCGACTTCGGTGCGAACACCGCGGGCGCCATCGCACGGTTCCAGCTCGCACATGGCATGTCACCGACTGGTCGGCTCGACACCATCACGAGCACCCTGATCGACCTCGCTGCCATGACGGGCGGGGCGGGCAGGCCATCCGGGTTCGGAATTGTAGGCGACAAGGAGACGACGATGTTCCTCGGTGAATCCATCTCACTCGGCGGCTGCGGTTGCCGCGGGTTTGCGCTCGATGGTCCTGGCGATCCGGACGCATTCGCGGGTCTCACGCCGGACCAGCAGACGTGGATCCGGAACAGCCTCGCGACGTTCAACAGCCAGATCACCTCGGCGACCGGGACCTCGTGCCCGACGTGGGTGGACCCGGGCGTGAACCTCCAGGCGGCCGTCGCGTGCTTCCAGATCTGGGTCAACAACGCCAAGCTCCCCACGATCACCGCCGGCATCACGACGACGCCGCTGCGCACTGACGGTGTGCTCGATCAGGACACGCTGACCGCGCTCCAGAACACGACGCACGTTTACGCGCAAGACTTCCCGAACGCTTTCCCGGCGGGCGGCAACGCGCCAGCTCCGCCCATCCCCGCCCCCGTCCCTGCGACGCCCGCGCCGAGCGCGACACTCGCGCCGGCTCCAACACCAGCGCCTACTCCTGCTCCCGTGACGACGACGACGCCTGCTCCGGCGGCGACGGCCACGAAGCACGGCCTGAGCACCGGCGCGATAGTTGGCATCGGCGTCGCGGGCGCGGTCGTTGTCGGGGGTGTCATCTACTTCGCCACGCACGGCGGTGGTGGAGGCAAAGGCAGTAGAGGTGGTCGTCGTCGCAAGAGGAGTCGCTGATGCTCTACCAAGTGCAGTACGGGGATAGCCCCGCCACAATCGCAGCCAGGTTCGGGATCACGATGGCCCAGATGCTGGCGGCGAACCCGCAGAAGCCAACCACGTGGGTCAACGGCATCCAGACCTTCATCTCTCTCGCGCCCGGCGAGACCATCTCCGTGCCGGCGTCGGGTGTCCCGACTCCGCCGGTGGTGCCGCAGACGCCGAGCCCCCCGAGTCCGTACTCGTGGGACGGCGCGCGCTGGCAGCTCCGCCATGACTGGCGCGAGCGGCAGCTCGCGTGGCAGCAGCAGCAGGCGGCGGCTGTACCGCAGCAGCCCGTGTTCCCGCAGTTCGGTGCACCGAACCCGTTCGCATGGAATGGACGGCAGTGGGTGCCCCGACAACAGATGCCGTCGATGCCAGCGGCCTATCGGCCGGCGGCGCCATACGGCGGCTACAACCCGTACGGGCGAACCGTCGTCGTACACCCACCGATGGGGAGACGCTTCTAATGGTCTATCACGTGCAGTTCGGGGACAGCCCCGCGATCATCGCGCAGCGGTTCGGTATCCCGCTCGACCAGCTCATCACGGCCAATCCCATGAAGCCGACGATGATGGTGGCCGGCGTCCGTACCTGGCGCGACCTCCGACCCGGCGAAAGTCTGAACGTTCCGGTCAGTGGGCCGGCGATGGACACGTCCGGGTACATGGCGCCGTCGCCGGGGTACGCGCCGGACTACGGACAGGCCCAGTACGGGCAGCCGCAGACCGACTCCGCCTACCAGTACCCGTCGTACCCGTGGGGGCAGCCGGACCAGCAGGAGTCGTTCGTCGACCCGTTCGGTCGACGGCGCTGGCGGCGCATCCATCGCGACCAGATGGGCCGGCAGGTCTGGCACGACCAGCACGGCTGGGAAGTCGGCCGGGACCAAGCCGGTCGGCAGTTCTGGCGTGACCAGTTCGGTCGCGAGCAGTTCGGGACCGCGCCGATGCAGCCCGCGCCCCCCTTCCAGCCTGGCGTCGCGCCGCTCATCCCGCAGCCCGCGTTCCCTGCGCGTCCGTTCCAGCCCGGGGTGCTGCCGCTGCTCCCGCAGTCGATCATGCACCCGTTCGCGCCCGCGGTGTTGCCGCTGGCGCCGCAAGGGCTTCACCCTTCGTTCGCGCCTGGAGTGCTACCGCTACACCCGCAGGTCGCAATCCGTGCGGCAGCGATGCTCCCCCCCGAGGTGCACTCGCTGCTCTCGGTGCGACCGGAGCTCGCCAACCACCCGACAATTGCTCCCATGCTCCACGCAGCGGTGGCGGCGGCAAGCACTCCTCCTGGGGTCCCGCTCCATCCCTCCATCGCAGCGGCGCTCCCCAACCGGGAAGCGTTCTCGCAACCGGGCAGACCAGGCGGCACCCTGCGGTTCGGCGTCGGCGACGCCGTGTCCGATGCCGTCAGCACGCTCCAGACCGCCGGCAGTCCCTGCGATCCGGGCAACGCGCAGTACGTCTGCGCGGTGCAGTCCGCGCTCGGACTCCAACCGGACGGCAAGTGGGGCAGCGGTACGGCGAGCGCTGCGCAAGCGCGCGTCCCAGGCGCACCGCCTCCGTGCACTCCCAGACCGAGCTGGTGGGCACCGCCCGGTCAGACGAACTGCGGTGGTCCGGTCACGTCCGGTGGGGTGACCACTCTGCCGACTGCGATCATCACCGGTAACGCTCCTGGGGGAGGGGGGGGCGGTGGCGGAGGTGGTGCACCGGCGCCCGCACCGGCTCCCGCTCCGGGTGGTGGGGGTGCACTCCCGCCGGCCGTACAGGCGCTCGTCGGGGTCGATCCCTGCAATCCCGCGAACGTCAACATCGTCGGTGCTGCGCAAGCGGCGCTGGGGATCACGGCGGATGGCAAGTGGGGCTCCGGCTCCGCCAACTCAGCTCGCCCCGTGATGGGGGCCTCCACGCCGAGCGGGTGCAGCCCGCGTCCGTCGTGGTGGGCGCCGCACGGACAGAGCAACTACGGTCCTGGGGCGGTGCAACCGGGCGCGGCACCTGCGCCTGGTCCTGCCCCTTCACCGGCACCTGCGCCTGGTCCTGCCCCTTCACCGGCACCTGCCCCGTTCACGCCCGCGCCCGCGCCGCTCCCGTTCTCTGTACCGGGTCCTGCGCCTGCTCCGTTGCCTTTGCCAGCAGCGGGAGGCGGAGCACCGGGCGCACCGGGTGCTCCTGGAGCCCCTGGAGCTCCTGGAGGTCAGCCGATCGTCGTGGCCCCCACGGCGAAGGGCGGAATCAGCACCGGCGCCATCGTGGCTGGTGCGCTCGGCGCCGTCGCGCTCGTCGGGATCGTCGCGATGGCGGCGACTGCTGGCAGAGGCGGCGGACCGGGCAAGACGGTCACGCGATACAAGACCCGCAAGGCACCGGCGAAGAAGACGACGCATCGCAAGCCAGCGAAGCGCAAGCCGGCCGCTCACAAGCCTGCCGCCCGCAAGCCGGCGGCTCGAAAGAAGGCGCCCAAGAAGAGGAGATAGGTCATGGCCGAAGTAGAAGTGATTCACGAGGAAACGATGTGCTGCGGGTACAAGCGGTGCCCGACGGTGAAGGTCTTTGCGGATGGCTCGGCCGAGCTGACCGATAACGACGCTGAAGCCGGCTCAGTCGGCACGATCAAGCTGCGGCCAGAAGTGGCAGCTCGTCTCGTCGAGCTGCTCTCCGCGAAGAAGTAAACGAAAGAGGAGGTTCCGGTCCCATGAGCCACATCGTTGGTCGAGGCAGGTACGCGCGGGAGACTTACCCGTCGCCGCCCACGGCGGGTGCAGGGGGAACAGGGATCACTGGGCCTACGGGCGTCACTGGACCGACGGGGACCACGGGCTCCACGGGATTGGGCAGCACCGGGCCGACTGGGTCGACGGGAGCAACAGGTCCCTCGGGTGCACCGACCGGTGAGACCGGCAACACGGGTCCCACGGGAGCAACCGGCGACGCAGGCGCTACGGGTGCCACCGGAAGTGGCTCGACGGGTCCCACGGGTGACCCGGGGACGACGGGTAACACTGGTGCGACCGGAGCGACGGGAGCAACCGGATCGGGTGCTACCGGTCCGACTGGTGACACGGGTGCTACCGGGTCGGACGGTCCCACCGGGGCAACCGGTGCAGGCGCAATAGGCCCGACGGGCGCCAGCGGAGCGACCGGACCGACGGGGACCGGCTTCACGGGTGCTACCGGCTCCGGAGCGACCGGTGCCACGGGCGCAACCGGCAGCACCGGCGGTGCAGGGGCAACCGGCTCGACAGGACCGACCGGAAGCGGTTCCACGGGACCGACCGGCTCCACTGGCTCCACCGGTGCTACCGGTGGCGTGGGTACCGGCCCGACCGGATCGACCGGCTCCACTGGAGCTACCGGACCCACTGGTTCGACTGGTTCCACGGGCGCGACGGGAGCTACCGGCGCAGTGGGTGCGAACGGTTTCGCGAACCAGACCGGCGCGACCAGTCCGTTCCTGACGAGCACTCCGCAGACGATCCTGTCGGTGACGGTGACGCCGACGAAGAGCGGTCTCTTCAAGCTCCATGCGAGCTTGGCGATCGACAACACCGACGGCGCGAACGCGCATGTCGCCAACCTGTCGTGCAACGATATCGCCACGACGAACGGCGTCAGCACGACGATCCCAGCTGCGGCATCGCTCGAGGCGGCCACCTTCCTGGCTGTCTCGACGGCGCAGTCGCTCGGCGTGCCGGTGACGTTCAACCTCACGGCGGCCGACCCCGCCAACACCAGCAGGCTCTTGGTGGTCGGCGGCCTCGCAGCCTCCTGGTTCGTCGTCGAGGAGCTCTGATCCGATGAGTCATATCGTCGGATGGGGGAGATACGCGCGGGAGACTTATCCCACCGCGCCCACGGTTGGCCTCGGCCTCACCGGGATCACCGGACCCACGGGTGCTACCGGCCCCGCGGGCGGTCCCAGCGGAGCTACAGGCGCGACCGGTCCTACCGGCTCGACAGGAACAGCGGGTTCGACGGGCGCGACCGGAGCGGGCAGCACCGGACCGACGGGGAGCACCGGAGCAACCGGTCCTGCCGGCGGTCCGTCAGGGGCGACCGGACCGACGGGAACGACCGGGTCGACCGGCGCGACCGGGGCAACCGGGACGGGACCAACCGGCGCTACCGGCCCCACGGGAAGCACCGGCGCGACCGGACCAGCCTCGGTTGGATTCGCCAACAACTCTGCGATTGGTCCCACCGGCGGGACCGCCATTTCGACCGTAACGTTGACGGCCATTCCTTGGACGTCCATCGCGAGCGGCGGCTCGGGCGTGAACATCCCCATCACACCGCAGAGCTCGGGGCGGGTGCGCATCCTCGCCACCCTCCAGATCGAGAACAATTCCGCGCCGGCCACGGATATGACCATCACCGCTATTGCGCAGGTGGGCGCCACGGAGGTCTTGAATCCCTTCGCGGGGACGACGATCCCGGCCGGCACTAGCGCTACGCAAGCCACCATTCCTTTCCTGTTCGATACGGACCCGAGCCTGACGCCGGTTGGTGTGACGACGCAGATTCAGATTCAGGTGGCTGCGAGCGTTGCGGGCGGCTCGTACGGCACCAACGCCTGCTTCGTCGACATCACCGAGCTGCCCCCGGTGAGCGGATGACGGCGCTGCTCCTCACTTCGGCGCTCATCGGTGCGACGCTCATCCTCGTACGCGGCACCGTCTTCCGCCCGCTCCAGCGGCTCTACCCACCGCTCTTCGAGTGCAGTCAGTGCACGGGGACCTGGGTCGGCATGGTCGCTGGCGCGAGCGGCGTAGTGAGCGTTGGCCACGGACGCATCCTCGACGCCGTCATCGTTGGGTGTGCGACGAGCTTCCTCTCCATGGCGGCGGACGCCATGTTGATGCACTTGCTGGGTGACCCGCACGAGAAGGCAAAGGAATGACCCATATAGCTGGAATCAAGCGGCGTTCGCCGGAGACCTACGACAGCGTCACCGTCATCACGGGCATCATCGCCACGTTCGGGGAGACGTCGCTCCCCCCGAGCGCGATCGACACGAGCACCCCCGGTGTCGATCTCGTGCCGCCGGTCTCGTTCGAGGCGGTCGGTGGGGAGAGGGCTATCGTCTACTTCTCCGCAACGATTGCGAACGCGCTGCCGGCAGCCGGGCAGGCCAACGTCCGAGTCGTCATTGACGGCGTGGACATCCAGTACAACATCACCACCCAGGTGGGGGCTGGCGCGCCGGTGCCACCCATCACCTTCGGGACCTCCAACCCGATCGGCGTCACGTACGAGACGACGCCGTTCGCCGCCGGCCTGCACACCATCGCAGTGAAGGGGCAGTGCATCGGTGGAATGACGTCGGCAGAAGTATCGGACGCCAGCGTGGTCGTCATGATCGCTAACACCTGAGAGGAGATGGGGAAGGGATCATGAGCAAGATTGCAGGACTGAAAGGGCGGTCGCCGGAGACGTACCCCGACCCCTCGACCAGTGGCTCCGTCTCGACGCGTGGCGAGCCGGGGCCTGGCGTAACGCTGACGACCACCGCCTCCCCGATCATCACCCCGCTGACGGTGGCGGTGGAGGACGGCGACAAGATCATCGTCACCATCTCGGGAACGGTAGACGGCCCCTCGCTGTCGCCAGCCCTCGCGAGCTTCTTCATTCAGCTCGACAACTCGATCACCATCAGCGTGGTCGAGGTCGCGCTGTCGAATTCGCCGCAGAACCAGCCGGTGTCGTTCAGCGCCATCGGCGAGCTCCCCGACCTGATTGCAAACCCGGCCACCTCCGTGGGGGTCCTGGGAGAGGTCGACCGCGGAACCGCGAGCGTTATCGACGTCAGTGTCACCGTCATCGTCTCCTCGACCTGAGAGGCTGAAGGACCATGAGCAAGATCGCCGGAATCAAGGGACAGTCTCCGGAAGCCTACTCGACCCCCCCGGGCAAGACCGGCATCCGGACCTTCACCAACCCGAACAACGAGGCGCCGGTCCCGATCGGGCCGACTCCGCCGGTCAGCCTGCTGTTCAACGGTCCGCTCTCCATCGACGTCATCGGTGGGGAGAAGGCCATCATCATGTTCACCGGCAACCTCCTCGACCCCAACGCGGAGGAGGTGGCGACGAGCTGCAACGTCAACGTCGGGATCTACGTGGACGAGAAGCTGGTCTACAGCATCAACCCGCTCCTGCCGTTCATCGACACGACGTTCACGCAGTCGTTTCTCCCCGTCAGCTTGTTCTTCGAGACGAAGACGGACGAGCTCACCGCGGGCCTCCACACCTTCGACGTCAAGGCGTTCGTCAGCATCCCGAACGTCGGCGCCGGCTGCGAGGGGCAGAACGCTCGGACCATCGTCATCCTCACCTCGGTTTGAGAGGTTTCTGCAAAGGAGAAAACCCACGTGAGAAGGAAGCTCAAGAACTTCAAGAACAAGAACGGTCACTCCGAGAACGGCGCTCCGCGCCAGCTCGTGGACGAGGCGGTCTACCGCGAGTTCCGGGCCTCGATGAACTACGACAGCCAATACAGCGGGCGGAGCAATCCCTCGCGTCCGCGCGACCAGTCGATCAGCCTCCGCTCGGCGAATTCCGCGCCGCCTCCTCCGCCTTCCTCCAACGTCACGTAAGGAAAGTCGTTCGGTCTAACCCATGAGCCATATCGTCGGTCGAGGCAGGTACGCGCGGGAGACGTACGCCAACGCCCCGGGTCTCGTTGGGCCTACTGGCCCTACTGGTCCCGGCATGGGTTCGACCGGCCCCACCGGAAGCACCGGCGCGACTGGTTCTACGGGAGCCACCGGTGCAACGGGGGCTACGGGTGCGACCGGGGCGACGGGTGGGACTGGACCGACCGGCTCGACAGGTGCGACTGGAGCAACCGGCTCGACGGGCGCCACCGGCGCAGGGTCGACGGGAGCGACTGGCTCCACGGGAGCTACCGGTTCGACGGGCGCCACCGGCGCAGGGTCGACGGGAGCGACGGGCGCCACGGGGGCGACCGGTGCAGACGGCGCGACAGGCCCGACTGGAGCAGGGTCGACCGGGTCCACGGGAGCGACTGGTCCGACTGGGGCAACGGGCAGCGTAGGCCCCACCGGTGCGACTGGAGTCACCGGCGCGACGGGAGCCTCGGGAGCCTCGGGGGCTACAGGCGCCACCGGTGGAGTCGGCGCGACCGGAGCAACCGGGTCCACGGGAGCGACTGGTCCGACGGGAAGCACGGGACCGACTGGTACGACGGGATCGACCGGAGTCACCGGTCCGACGGGCAACACGGGAATCACTGGCTCGACGGGAACGACGGGACCCACGGGTGCAGGCGCGACCGGCACGACGGGACCCACGGGGTCGACGGGTGCGACCGGGTCGACAGGCTCGACAGGGGACACGGGTCCGACGGGTGTGACCGGCTCCACGGGAGCCACCGGTTCCACGGGACCGACCGGCACGACGGGAGCAACGGGAGTCACCGGTCCGACGGGCAGCACGGGTACCACGGGACCGACCGGCTCCACCGGTGTGACCGGTACGACGGGAGCTACTGGACCGACGGGGAACACCGGGACCACCGGCCCCACCGGGAACACCGGAGCGACCGGCGTCACGGGTCCGACTGGGTCTACAGGGCCGACGGGATCTACGGGTCCCACGGGAGCGACTGGTGTCACGGGTCCGACCGGGTCTACCGGTCCGACCGGGTCGACGGGGCCTACGGGTGCGACCGGCGTCACCGGTCCGACCGGAGCAACCGGGAGCACGGGACCGACCGGTTCCACCGGTCCTACGGGAGCTACTGGTACTACCGGTCCCACGGGAGCTACCGGATCGACGGGTGCGACCGGAGCCACCGGTACGGGTCCGACGCTCCACTCGAAGACGTTCACCGGAACCACGCTGGGCTTCATCTCGCCGGCTGCATTCCTCTGGGTCGTGCTCGAGGGCGGTGGTGGGGGCGGCGGCGGTGGAGCGGGTGGTGGAACCTCCACGGGACCCGGCGAGTTCGCGAACGGCGGAGCCGGCGGAGCTGGGGCGCCCATCATCTCGGGCATCCTCAACACCGCAATCGGTAACTCGCTCGACATTACGATCGGTTCGGGCGGTCCTCCTGGCGCAGCGGGTGGACCAGCGGGATCGGGCGGAGCGGGCGGCGCGGGTGGCGCTACATCGGTTTTCGACTCGGTCACCAGCAACGCCGTGGCAGGGCCAGGCGGCTCGGGTGGTGCGGGCGGCGTGTACGGTGCTGCCACGCAGGCGCTCGGCGGTGTCCCGACGACTGCTAGCGGCGTGAACGCTTTCGCTACGCCAGCGGCGGCCGGCGCGGGCGGGCTCGGGAGCACGAGCGCGCTCGCTGCGACCCACGGTCTCGACAACGGTTCCGCGAACGGACCAACCGTTGCCGAGACTCCGGGCGGCAGTCCGGGCGCCAGCGTCCCCAGCTCGGGAAGCGGTGGTGGTGGAGGAGGCGGCGCGAGCGGAGGCAGCGCGGGTGTGCTCGGCAACGGTGGAACCGGTGGCGCCGGCGTGGGAGTGGCCACTCCAGGCAACCCGGGCGCCAACGGTACCGCCAACAGCGGCGCGGGCGCGGGTGGAGGTAGCGGTGGCGGCTTCAATGTCACCGGCACGAACGGAGGGTCCGGTGGAACTGGTGGCTCTGGAGTGGCCACCATCTACTGGTTCGCATGATCCATGGCAGTCGAATGCGTGCTCATCGCGAGGGACAACGCGGGCACCATCGGCGCTGCCATCGCGAGCGTGTCGGCGCAGGTCGATAGCGTCGTCGTCGTCCTGAACGCGGAGAGCGACGAGGAGACCGGCGAGGCCGCTCGCGCAGCCGGCGCGCGCGTGGTGCGCGGGGGACCGTTCCGGGACTTCGCGAGCGCGCGGAACGAAGCGCTGGCCCATGTCCGCGCGGAATGGGCGCTCCAGCTCGACGCCGACGACGTGTATGCGTTCGGCCCAGCCTTCAGCGGATGGCCGGACAGCGGCGAAGCGCACTCGGTCATCACGGTGTGCGAGGGCGCGGCCTGGGGATTCATCCGGCTCTTCAAGCCGCATCTCCGGTACGTCCAGAAGTGTCACGAGTACATCCCGTACGACGGGGCGCCGCACGTCCCGCACGTCAACTACATGCGTACGCCGCCAAAGGACCGGGTGGCGACGGCGCGCCGGAACGCAGCGCTGCTCGAGGGCGGCGAGGACCCGCGATCGATCTTCTACCTGGCCCTCACGTACGGGCAGATGGGGGAGCTTGTGCGCGCCCTCGAGCTCTTCGAGCAGCGGATCGCCATGAAGCACGAGGGGGAGGAGGCGTTCTGCGCGGCGCTCGAGGCTGCGCGACTCATCGTGAAGCTTGGGCGACCGTCCGCGGAGGTATCGGCCGCCTATGCCCGTGCGCGAGCGATGCGCCCTACCCGCGCCGAGCCGTACGTCGAGCACGCAAAGCTCTTGCGCGAGGCGGGGGACGTCGCCGGCGCGCGCGACCTCGCCAAGCACGCGACGGAACTGCCACCCTGTACGGACTCCATCTTCGTCGACATCTCCGCGCACACCTGGCGCGCATGGGCGGAGCTCGCGTGTTCGGAGCGCTTGCTCGGCAACGACTCAGCGTTCCGGGCCGCGTACTCGAGGATGGCGGAATGGCGTACCGACGCGCCACCGCTGAAGCAGCCCGCACACCAACCCGCAGTGATGCAGTGAGGAGTATCAGGATGGAGACGATCTCTTTCGGCGGTCGACCGGTTCAGGGGTTCGCGCTGGGCGCCTCCGGTGGCGTGAGCTCGCCGGGCGCATCTCCCGCCTTCGCCGCGGTGATGGCTGGCGCCACCGCGGGCCTGCTCGTCTACACGTTCAAGGGGCCGCTCTGGGGCTCCATCCTCGCTGGCTCCGGCGTGGCGTTCGTCACCAAGTGGGGCATCGACCGCTCCGCCGAGGGAGCGTGATGAGCGCGCTCGTGAATAGCAAGCTGCTCGGCGCCGCGCTCATCGTCGTTGCGCTCGGCGTCGACCTCACGCTCACCCTCACCGGGCACCCCGTCCCGTCGCTCATCGCGTCGGTCGTGACGGCGGGGCTCGGCCTCGTCACCGGCTCCATTCTCTCGTCGTCGAAGGCGCCTGCCGTCGCAGCCACTGCCGCCGCCGAGGTTGAGACGGTGGAACCCGACGACGACAACACCCCTTCCGCATCATGAGCTACTCGTACCTAACCTCGAACGGCCTTCTCGCGCAGGGCAGCGCGCCCCCGCAAGGGGTGCGCCTGCCGTTCGACGTCATCGTGCTGTCGGCGATGGAGTACCAGCCGGACCTGCCCGGCTACCATGTCATCAAGATGCCGCTCGACGATGGACCGCCCCCCGACAAACTGACGCGCATGCGCATCCGGCGTACCGCACGGCAGATCGCTGACCACGTGCGGTTGGGCCATCGGGTGCTCGTCACGTGCTGGCAGGGCCGCAACCGTTCCGGCGTGCTTGCGGGGCTCGCGCTCGTCGACCTCGGAATGCCGCCAGCGCACGCGGTCTACCGCATCCGCACTCGCCGTAACGGTCTCACTAACCCCCACTTTCGCGCGATGGTCGAATGGCAGAGGCAATCAGCATGAGCCATATCGTTGGTCGCGGTCGGTACGCGCGAGAGACCTATCCCTCTCCGCCCGCGGGGGCCGGAGGCGGCCCGTCACCCGTCGTGCACGGCGTACCGGTTGTTGGCCTTTTCGTTCTCGTCCTCACCGCGATGTACCAAACCCCACCGAAGAAGGGCTAAGCGAACAATATGAGCCGCATCATCGGTCGCGGACGGTACGCCACGGAAACGTATTCGGAGCCGGCGAAGGCTTCCACGATGGGCGTCACCGGCCCTACGGGCTCGACTGGACCCACCGGAGCTACCGGGGCGACGGGGGCGACCGGGCAGACGGGTGGGACGGGTCCCACCGGCGCTACCGGCAACACGGGTTCCACGGGCGCGACGGGCCTTACTGGACCGGTGGGTGCGACGGGAGCTGTCTTCACCGGCCCCACGGGTTCTACCGGGTCCACGGGGACGACCGGAGCAACGGGGTCTACCGGACCCACTGGCAGCACTGGAGCAACCGGAGCCACCGGTTCCACGGGAGTCACGGGACCAACTGGAGCGACCGGGCCTACCGGTTCGACGGGAGTCACGGGACCAACTGGAGCGACCGGGCCTACCGGTTCGACGGGAGCGACGGGTGCGACCCCGTCGGTTCCGCCCCTCTCATCGCTCCTCTACGTCGATCAGCTTGCAGCTCCCGGTGGCGACGGCTCGATTGCTGCCCCGTTCACCACCATCGCGGCAGCGAACGCAGCCTTCCTCGCCAAGGGTGTTCCGAACAAGAACAACAAGTACGGCATCTTCCTGGTCCCCGGGATCTATCCAGAGAACGTCAATCTTTATCCGTGGATCTTCCTCGTCGGCACCGACCCGTTCACGACGCGCCTAACAGGCACCCTCGCGCTCTGGACCGATCCGGGCAACGCCGACAACTACTGGAACCCGCCGGACAACCCGGACGACAACTTCACGGACATGCGTGGAGGACTCATCAACGTCCTCGTCACCAACGCGCTGACCATCGACTTCAACGTCGGTGCGACGCCGGGCTCGAGTTTCACGGGGAGCAACGAGGGCAAGTTCTACCTCGAGAACTGCATCCTCAACTCGCTCTTCACGATGGTCGGGTTCAGCCTCATCAGTCAGGGGCAGGGGCGCGGTTGCCAATTCTTCTCCGGGTACACCATCAACGGAGCGAACTGGCAGACGGAGAACTCGAACGTCACGGGCGGCGCCGCCATCACGCTGACAGACGCGAACATCCCGGCAATCCTGACGTGCTTCGGCGGCGGCACCAACGGCCCGCTCGTCGCGACGAACACGGTCCGCGGCATCACGGTGAGCCTCTTCGGCTTCGCGGTTGACGGTCCGCTCACGCTCTCTTCGTCCGGCAGCCTTACCTACGCGGCTACCGTTGAGGGGTTTCCGCTCGTCCAGACTCTGACCGGCAACCCGACGGTCACCCTCATCACGCTCGCCAACGGTCTCGCCTACTCGCCCCAGACGCCCGGCAACTGGTCTCCGGTCCCCACGCAGGTCGCGCAGGCGCTCGACGAGCTCGCCGCTCGTCCATCGAGCGGAGCCACTGGTGCAACCGGTGCAACCGGATCGACCGGTGCCACGGGACCGACTGGCTCGACAGGAGCCACGGGAGCCGGGAGCACGGGCGGCACCGGACCCACCGGCTCCACGGGGGCGACTGGAGCTACCGGTCCGACAGGAAGCACGGGTTCCACGGGACCGACTGGGACGACAGGACCCACGGGTTCCGGTGGGGCGACGGGCGCCACCGGGGCCACCGGCTCGGGCGCTGCGCTCGTGCAGACGGTGCTCGCGAACCGTCAGCAAGGCGGCATCTCGAGCGGTACAGGGCAGTCCGCAACCCTTACGCTCACCGCGATCACCTCGACGCCTGGCGCACCGGGCAACTTCGAGGTCGGCGGCTACGCTTCGGTCAGCACCTCGGCTGCGGGCGATCAGGTCCAGGCCACGCTGCTCAAGAATGGTTCACCGATTGGTCCCACCGTATCCTTCCGGACTGACACGTCCGCCGAATACGCGCTCGCCATCGGCCCGTTCGTCGATACCCCAGGTCCGGGGACGTATGCGTACGCGATTCAGATCACGAACACGACGGCCGGGCACACCGTGCAGTTCAACAGCGGCAACGTCGTCGCGCAGGAGTCGTTCTGATTAGAACGACCCCATAGCCAGGAGTCTCTCCATGTACCTAGTCGGTCTCGGTGACAGTCCCATGCTCATCGCGGGTGCCCTGAGCGGGGACCCGAGGCGGTACGTGGAGCTCCTGGCGGCGAACCCCCAGAAGCCGCTCACGTTCGTCGGCGGCTGCCCGACGTTCCGGTCGCTCGCGGTCGGAGAGCGCCTCTTCGTGCCGCTCGGCTTCGCCGGCGACTCGCTATGCCGCGCGTTTGGCGTTGGCAGTCACCAGGAAGCGTTCGCGCGGCTCCAGCATGTCTTCGGCGTTGGGGCGACCCCAGAGAGCGCATTCGACAGGCTCGCGCGGCGATTCGGTACCGGCGACGTCGGCGACGTCGGGGCCTGGGAGCCAGGGGGCAGCCGCCTCACCGGGATGACCAAGATCCACGGGCTCGAGGGGCTCAACGAGACCCGCACGAACGCTACCGCTTACGCGCTGGGGCTCGGCGACATCGGACTCGCAGACATCTTCGGCGACATCGGGCACGCCGTTGGCAACGCGGTCCACGACATCGGCAACGCCGCGGGGCACCTACCGCAGGACGTCGCCAAGGTCGCGCAGAACGCCGCGAACGAGGCGCAGAAGGCGGTCAACAGCGTCGGCAAGTTCATCAAGCAGGCCGGCGGCGACGTCGGCAAGTGGCTCCAGGACGCCGCGAACAACTTCGTGAAGGACCCGATGGGCACCCTCGCGAAGATCGCGACGAGCGGGCCGCTGGGTCTCATCCTGAACCCGGACGCCCTGCTCAAGCAGCTCGGCATCCCCACGCCGGGCGACATGCTGCACAAGCTCGGGCTGCCAGACCCGGGCGAGCTGCTCAAGAAGGCGGGCCTGCCCACCAACCCCGCTGACCTCGTCCGCGGCATCGCGCACCCCAAAGAGCTCCTCGAGAAGATTCCCGGCATCAAGGAGATCGCCAAGTTCATCCCGAACATCGACCCGCTGAAGATGGTGACGGGCATCGTCGATGCTGCGGTGCACGGGGACTGGAACCGTCTGAAGACCGAAGTCGTCGACCTCGGTCACATGGTGGCGGGCGTGCTCTCGATGGTCCCCGGCGTCGGCAACGTCATCGGCGGGCCGCTCGACGCCGCGATCACGCTGCTCGAGACCGGCAACCCGCTCAAGGCTGGCTTCAGCCTCCTCATCGGCGAGGTGCCGGGTATTCCGCCCGACATCCGGGACATCTTCCTGCGGCCTGCCCTCAACGCCGTCGCCGACATCATCGAGAAGCACGAGTCCGTCTCCGATGCGCTCGTCAGCGGCATCAAGGACGGCATCATGGGCGAAGCGAAGAGCAAGGGCCTACCCGACTCGCTCCTCAAGCTGATCGGCAACCTGCTCGACGGCGCCATCCAGCTCATCTTCCATCACAAGCCGCTTTCGCAGGTGGCGACGGGATTCCTTCAGCAGGGACTCCAGACGGCCATCAGCGCAGCCGGCGCCTCCATCAAGCTCCCGCCCGAGATCACGAAGCCGGTCGACGACCTGAAGAAGGCGTTCGAGGACGCGAAGTCGACGGCGCTCCAGAAGTTCGGCGACCTCACGAAGATTCCCGCCGAGGTCCAGCACAACATCGACGCCATCAAGGGTCAGTACGAGGGCGCGTTCAAGAACGTCATGAGCAAGCTTCCGCCCGACGTCTCGGCGAAGCTCACCAGCATCAAGGACGCCGCCCACGACTTCAACGGGCTCGGCGCCAAGGTGAACAACCTCTCCGCGCTGACGAACGGGATCATCAAGCTGAACAAGCTCGACCCGAAAAAGCTCGACGCCGGCATCCAGAAGCAGATCAGCGACCTCAAGGCCGCGCTCCAGGCGAACAAGCTCGGCATCCAGGCGCACGCGAAGTCGCTCGACAATAACCTCGGCGCCCGCGCGCCGAACGCGCCGGTCCAGCACGCCGCCGTGGTGCCGGCGCCGGCGACGCCTCCCGCTCCCGCGGTCGTGCAGCCCCCCGCTCCGTCGTCGCCGGCAGTGGCCCCGCCGCCGAGGCCCCCGATACCGCCGATGCCGCCGCAGCACCAACACCATCACCACGGCCATCCGCACTGGACGCCGTACCCGTACGCGCACGGATGGCCGTACGCAGCGAACCGCTGAGGGGGACCCCATGGACGGCATCGGCGATGCAATCGGCAAGGGCGGAGGAGGCGGCGGCGGCCACGGTGGTGGAGGAGGCCACGGTGGCGGCGGCGGCTGGCACGGAGGCGGGGGGCACCCGTCGTTCGGCGGCGGCCGTCGCTTCTTCGGACGCGGGTTCGGTCCAGGGTGGGGTGGCTGGGGCGGCAACTGGTGGGGCGGCCCCTGGTGGCCCTGGCCGTACGCCAACACGACCACGCAGACTTGCGCGCGGTGGGGCATGCCAGTCGCGCTGACGCCCGACCTCGTCATCGTCGCCGGCCGGCTACTCCAGGCGAGCGGCGGTGCCCCCGCGAGCGGTTACGTGCAGAACATCCTCTACCTCTTCTCGATGGAGCACGGCGGGCTGACCGCGCGGCCGTGCGCGGGCTTCAACAGCTACTAGGAAGCGTCGAGACCGGGGTAGAGGTCCGGATGCTCGACGGGCGCAGCCGGCGTCGTCGTGACCGTGCTCTCGTCGAGCGGCGGCAACGGTTCGGGCTTCGCGGTGGCCGGTAGCTCCTTCTTCGGGTGTTGGTGCTTCTCCGCCTCGCGCAGCTCGCCGTAGCACTTGAAGCAGTACCGAGCCTCGTTGACGGGGCGAAGACGATGGCAGCGCTTGCAGATCGATGTGGTCGTCGTCGGCATGCGTGACAGTGTACTACGCCCGGGCGCGCGCGATATACCGATCGATTCGGGCCTCTTTTTCCGCGTCGGTATGCTCGTGCGGCACCTTCCCCGCGGTGCACGGCTCGTCGTACCCGTCGATCATCGTCGCATGCTGGTCCAGCGGAAGGTCCGACCAGCGCCCGCAGTTCACGCAGTAGTCGGAATGGACGGCGCCGCACCCGCATTTGCGGTTGTCCGCTCCCTGCTTCACGATCCACGCCTCGGTGTCGACGACGGGGGCGTTCTCCGGCGCCCGCCCCATCGCTTCCTTGAAGGTGTTGCCGGCGGTCTCGACGTCATGCGCCTGGCAGGGGCTCGGGCTCGCGTTCGCGCTGCTGCATTCGCTCGGCGCGTCGCTCAAGGCGGGTGGACGACGGCTTCGAAACTATCCGGCACACCCTGCGTTCATCGAGGCGCATGCTCGCAAGCCGGACATCTGGAAGACGGTGAGTGAGCAAGGCTTCTCGTCGTCCAGCAACAAGGGGTTCGGCGACCGATATACAGCGGTGTTTGAGTACGTTGGCCCCGCGAACCCACGTTTCGCGACGGCTCTCGGACTACAGCGCCAGCTCGGGCCGCCGCCGCAATCGTCTGAAACTGCACCGCAGGCTCCGCTCGGGCCGCGGCGACATCAAACCCGACAACGTGTCGCCCGTGGCCGCGAGGTCGCGGGCGATTCGTGTTTACGGGGTCTGCGAGAGCGTACGGTTCTGGCGGGATACAGCCTTGCGTCTCGCCAGTTCGTCCAGGTGCGCCACCATGTCACGGGCTTTCGGGTAGCTCTCGGCGGCCGACTTCGTTGGATGAAAGCCGCCCCTCCTCTACCGCATCGCCGCCTCGGTCAGCGCCCTAACGACGACGGCCGTCCTCAGCTGCGTCGCCGGCCGGCCCGTCGCCTCGGCCTCCCTGACGCAGAGGCGCTCGAGGGCGCGCGCGGCGTCGAGCGGGAGCCACACGGACAGCTGTACGCCATCGCGGGGCGCCTTGCGCTGGCCTGAGCGGCTCCACCGGACGACGTGCTCGTGCCCGTCCGGCCAGGCGGCATGCTGGCCCACGTGGGCCGGATCGTCGTGCATGCACTGGAGGCGCTCGCCGTCGTGCGTGTGGCGGGCCTGGCAGGTCACGACGGGGACTCAATCGGCCATTGTGCGACGACAACGGCGTTGCGGAAGACGCCTTCGTGGGCGTCTTCTCCTTCATCGTATCTGCGAGCCACGAGGAGCGTCAGGTACGCGCGACGTTTTCCGTGGATGTTGCGGTAAGCAACTGAGTCGAGAAGGTGCACGCGGTCTGCGTGGATTCGTTCGGCGTCGCCGATGGCGATCGCGGAGGTGCCGCGCAAGATCGTATCAGCGTCGCCATCATCCCCAAATCGCACGCTTGGTGGAAGGATAAAACCACATGGATACAATTGATCGTCCACGCGCAGGCCATACTCCCAATCCCATCGATTGTGAGTATTAGCATGCGTCTCTACGGCTTTTTTGATGGATCCGGTCTCGCTCATCGTCCTACCGCTCCTCCGCCAGCTCCGTGCTGACAAGAGAAGACTAGCACGCGGTACAGACCGCGCAAGCACTATTTTAGCATGGGGCCCGTCATCCGAACAATGTCGCCTGCTTGGCCACCAGCGGCAGGCAGGCGGGAGAAAACCAGATACACTCCTGGGCCGTCGTGCTGTCGCCGCTGTAGGTGAGCCGTCCGCGCTCCCAATCGTGCTCCGTCCAGCCGGGTAGATACCGAGTGACAGGAGCCCGCGGCGGAGACGTCGCGGGCTTTTCGCCGTTAGCCACTGCTGGCGACGCACATCCACTGGCCGGAGCCGTCGCCCCGGTACTCCGCCCACTCCTCATCGGGGAGGAGCGGTCTACGGCGTGTCAGCTCTCTGACGTCGCCTCGCCCGTCTCGCCTCAGCCAGCACCAGCCGCTCCAGCGTGGCCGTCCTCGTGTCGCCCATGGCGTCCAGGGCGTCGACGGCCTCGCGGGAGAGGTACACGTCGAGCCGCACCCGGCCCGCCTGCTGGCGAGCTGAGTGCGGCTTGGTGGGACCGGAGGTCACTGCTCCTCTGGCGTGAGCGGGCGCCACCACTCGCCGTCGTGAGCGAATGCGGTAGGCTCCCACGGCCAGGCCGGGACGCAGCGTACGCCCTGGATACGGCGGACGATCACGATCGCACCGGCCCAGCGGCGCGCGACGCGCCCCCGTCCGAGATGCGGTGACGGGTTAAATCGTTGGGGGATGGCCTCGGCTCGGTGTCGTTCATGGTCCTCAGCTTCGACGGAGAGCGGTTTCCTTGACAAGCCACACCCATGCACTTCGGTGGGACCCTACCGCCGCAGGAGAGCCATCGTGGGCACCCGTCCGCAGCCATCACACCGCGCCGACCCGTCCGCGCGGACCGCGATCACATTCTGCCGGCCGCACCCCCCGCAGCGCAGCCCCGCAGCGCGCGTGCGAAGGGCCTCGAGCGCGCGAGTCCGGACCGGGCGCTTTCCCCTCACCGGAATCCTCGAGTGAACCGCGCGAGGAAGTCGTCGTCGGCCGCTGGCGTTGGCGTCGCCTGGGGGGCGGGTTGGGGGATTGGCGTCTCTTTGGGGGGCGGTGGGGGCGGAGCTGGTGGCGGGGAGGGGTCCGGTCGGCGCGCTATCGCCTCGTCGATGAGCCCACGCCCGGCGGACTCCTCGACGAGACCCGCGCGCCGGATGTAGGTCAAGACCTCGCGCGGATTGTGGTGGCCGGACGCCTCCATGATGTCGGGGACCTTGCGCCCCATCTTGTAGGCGCTCGTGATGAACCCGCTGCGGAGCGAGTGCCCCCCGAACTCGCTGGGGTCGAGCCCGAGCTGCTTGACGTAGAACTGCACCCGCCTGGCGACCCCCTTGGGGGCGAGCGGCGCCGTCATGACGGCCCCGGTGACCATGTCGACCCCCCGGAAGACGGGACCGCGCTCGATCTTGGAGACGGCCAGCCAGCGCCGGAGCGAGCGCACGGGGCAGTACCGTTCGTCGGAGGCCGGCGTCAGCGCGACGACGTGCCCCTTGCCGGTCTGGTCGGCCTTAGCGCGCGGGATGACCCACCGGAGCCCCCCGTCGAGGGGTTGGAAGTCGGCGACCTGGGCGGCGACGATCTCGCTGCGCCGTCGTCCCCCCCCTTGCCAGCCGATAAGCAGCATCGCGCGGTCACGGATCCCCCGCACGTCGTCGCTTATCAGATCGCACACGCGGAACAGTAGCGCCTCGCCGGTCGCGCCGAGCTCACGCTTCTGCTTCTTCGGCGCCGTCCCCTTCAGGCGCGCCAGCGTGTCGCGCGCTTCGATGATAACTGGCTCGTCCCACGGACTTGGGTGACCAGACCGGCGATGACTGCGACAGATGGCGGACAGCACGCGCGTGATCGCGCTGTACCCCATCGGCCCCTTCGGTTTGCCGCTCGGGACGTCGAGCGGGTCCCTCCCGCGGTCCGCGAGCTCGAAGAGGTGCGCCCGAATGACCTTTGGGTCGGCCGGCATCGCCGTGACCCCATGACGAGAACACCAGGACGCGAAGCAGTGGAGATCGAGCTCGTAGGCCCGCCGAGTGTTCTCGGGGACCGCGTCGTCGGCCGCTTCTTCTGCGCGCTTGTCGAGCGCCGCCAGCTCCGCACGCGCCGTGGGGGCGAGGGCCGTCGACTCGTGTGGGATATTGTCGTCTTCCGGCATCTTGTCCGATAACGATACCTTATCGGCCAAGGGGGTCCCGGCGTCCAGATCCCCCCTTGCGGCCTGCCGGCGGCCCCGTGACGGCGCTCGAGGCCACCGGTAGGCCACCCACCACGCTGCATTCGAGCGCGCGCGATCATGACCACCCCGCGCTGTTATGAGGCTTCGTCGTGGCTTCAGACTAGCAGTTACAAGGTCGTTTGGAGGCTAATCGCCACGGGAACAGCCAGAAAGCTGCCCTGCTGGCTGCCCGAGAGGCTTTGGCGATGCCCCCGCCGCCCTCGCGAGCGGCTGGGGGTCCGGGATCAGGGGACGGTCGCACCGCGGCGTCCAGGCCGCCTCGCCCGCGGGGGACGCAATGCCCATCCGGGAACGAGAGCAGGTAGAGGACGACGGGCCGCCTCACGACGGCTTGCGGGGCACCCTAGCACGCCCCCGACGGTGATACCCTCGAGCCCATGGCCAACCAGATCGTCCTTTCCTGGTCGGTGAGCGCCGCCGGCACGTCCTTCAACCCCGCGAAGACGGCAGCTGCGCTCGCGGCGGTGATGCTCTACCAGAACCCGCAGACCGATCCGGTGCTGGGGCAGCTCTTCGGGCTCACCGTGGAGGCCGACGTCACGGCGCCGACCGCAGACGGGGCGACCCGGACGCTCACGCTCAACATGACGCCTGCCGCGGGCGCGCCCCTCGCCCCGCCGTTCTTCCCCTGCAACCCCACGACGGCGACAACGCCCGTTCCACCCTACGAGCTCATCGCGCTCGAGGCGCTGCCTGGAGCATTCCTCACCGTCAACGGTTCGGACATCGTGCAGACCGAGGTCTCGCAGATCCCATCGCTGGAGCACGGCAACCGGGTGCAGTTCGATGCCCAGGTCGGCGTCTTCTACGAGGTCGACACGGTCACCTCTGGGCAGATCACGCTCACGACGCCGTACCTCGGCACGACCGATGACGATGGGGCGGCCATCGTGAAGCCGGCGCCGGCAACGATCATCGCGGTCTACTCGACCTCGCCGCTCGACACGGCCGGCGTCCCGCAGATTCAGCCGGTGCCCATCCCCCCGGGCAGCGGCGCGCAGACGGTCAGCCTGACCTACCTCGACTCGACGGGCGCGGGACCGTTCACCATCGTTGCTCCGCTCGCCGGCAAGGCGCCCATCCCCATCCCGCTCGCAGTCGGCAGCCTCGACGTGACGACCATCCTCGACTTCCACGTCGCCTCGACCGGCGCGTTCGGCAACAGCGTGGGGCAGATCACCCTCTGCGAGCTCAATGGAGAAGACCTCGCCGAGGCCGAGCAGACCACGACGCTCGGAACGCCGACCCGTACCGAGTTCCAGCGGGTGACGGATCTTCTCCAGACGCTCATCGACCGCGCGCTCGTCTACATCCCGCCGTCGTACTTCGCGCTCGCGGGCCAGCAAGCGACCTCGCCCCAGCTCGAGGGCGACTTCATCGTCACGACCGGTTCCGCGAACGTCCCCACCACGGAAGACCAAACCGGCGTTCTGTCGGCTGGCGACACCATCCAGTTCATCGTGCAGCTCGGCGACGCAACGCCGTTCGGGTTCGTCGAGACCTTCTACACGCTGCGCGCCGTCTCCCCACGCGGCGTCACGCTCGAGACTCCGTTCACCGGCATCAACCGCCTAAACCGACCGCAGCTCCCCAGCCTCGGGTCGAACACGCGCGGCACCATCTCGACGGAGCTCCTCGAGTTCCCGACGGCCGCGCAGCTCATCTCCCCGCAGCCGGCGACGCCGCCGAGCGACGACCAGCTCGCCGGCCCGCTCGCGCAGTTCGTGAATCCGGGCGTTGCCATCCCCCCGCCTGGCCAGCCGCTACCGCCAACGACGATGAGCCCCCCGCCCACCTTCCTCAGCGGGTTCTTCACGCAGACCATCCAGCTCGCGCTCGCGGTGCCGGTGACGCCGGCAACGATTACGCTCGTCTGAGCGATGGCGTCACTCCAGGCAGTCGAGAGCTTCGAGGAGGAGTGGCGCACGCGCGTACGAGGCGCGCAGCTGAAGGGCTTCGGTGCGACCCGGCGCGTGTCGCGACCGAGCTACGGTCGCGTATGCCTCTGGCTTCGTCTCGTCTGCGGGCACTGCGAACAGCGCATGGTGCCGCTCGATCGGGCTGGTGCGTTCAAGTCACCGGCGCGCGTCCGCTGTAGCGAGTGCTAATCGCTCCAATCGAGCAGTCGCACGTGCTGGTGGAACCCGCATTCCCACGGGCAGACGACTGACGGCGAGACGACGCCCGAACTGTCAATCCGATGGTCGCCGAGGTGGAATGCCCGCCCGCACGTGGGCACGTCAGCGCCGCAGTGTGCTGGAATCGCGGGGGACCCGTCACGAACGGACTCCAGCCCTGGACCCGTAACTTGAAGATGGGCCGCCGCGCGATGTCCACCCCTAGTCCTTGCACGCTGGCCGGGTGCATGAGAAGCTGGCCGGGACAAGAGAGGTGTGACGGAATGACCACGCAAAGGCGTGTCGTCGTCGAAGCTGCACGTAAGCGGCCCCCGCCGCAGGTGCAACGGTTCCGCGTGCTCATCGAGCACGATGCGGATCCGGACGTCTCGTACCTGGAGCAGGACGAGTTCGAAGACCGACTCGCAGCCTACAAGCGGGGCGAGTTCGGGTTCGTCGGCGTGCGCGTCGAAGCCGAGGTCGTTATCGAGGGAATGATTCAGACGCTCACGAGTCCCGGCCTCTGGGGCATCGAGAGCGATTCGGACAAGGAGTACATCGCGCAGGTGGCCGGAGAGGAGTACGCCGCGCTGCGTGACGTGCTCAAGGCCGTGGGTGTGTCGACGTCGCAGCTGCCGCGCGAAGTCGAGCAGGACTGGTTCGAGTGGAGGGCGTAATGACGAAGCGATTCGGGTCGAAGGGAACGATGAGGCGAGCGCCGAGACGAGCGCCGCCGGCGCCGCGGAGCAGACACCAAGAGCCGCCCACGGACGGCATCGTGGAGGCCGAGTGGTTCGAGACTGACCGGGAAGCGCAGGCGGCGTGGGAAAGAGTGGAGGCCGAGTTCAGCTCGCGCCAGGAGGACTGACAATGGCTGATATCGACTTTGAGGACGAGGACGCAGTGCTCGAGGAGATGGCGCGGGAGCTCGACATCGACCCCGACGACATCAGCATCAAGAGCAACCGCGGGCTCGAGAGCTTCCGCACCGGCACGGTCTACGAGATCACCATCCGTGGTGGGGGTCACAAGGAGTGGGCCGTCGTCGAGAACAACGACCAGGCCGAGGAGCTGGCAACCGCGATCGTCAAGCAAGACCTCGAGCAGGAGCCCGAGATATTCAACAAGGACTTCATCCAGCAGCACATCAACATGGACCGGCTTCGGCGCGACCTCCATAGCGACGTGCTGGACATGCGGATCGAAGACCTCACCCACACGGCCAAGCGTCGCCCTGACGACTTCTGGGACGACTACGAGCGAGCGGGATTCGAGGCGCCCGAGGAGGACGAGGAGGGCGAGCGGCCGGAGCCCACGCAGGAAGAGATCGAAGAGCTCGCCGAGAGCCAGGCTGACTCGGAGCTCGAGGATCCGATGCGATACCTCGAAGACATCTACGGCGACGACGCCGCTGCGAAGGCCATCGAGATTGCTGGCTTCGACATCAACGCTGCCGCCGAGGAGGCGGTCAGCACGGGCGGCGCCGGGCACTTCCTGTCGGGCTACGACGGCAACATCGAAGAGACCAAGAACGGATTGGTCTACTGGCGGGTGAATTGATGGACCTCACGACGCCGCTGGAAGGCGACGCCAGCCTGGTCATCGACCCATACCCGTTGGCCGACTCGGTGAACTTCCCGCTGAGGAGGGGCGAGGTGCCGCTCCAGACCGCCTAGCGGTGGCTTAGCCGAGAGCTGAAGGCCGACGTGAAACTCCAGCACGCTCACGGGGACCGGTTCACGGCCCTCGTCAACGGTTCCCCGCAGGAGACCGTCCAGATCAAGGTTCACATGAAGAAAGGGCGCGCGCCCGCTGCGGGCAGGCGAGCGTCCGTCACGCGAGAGGCAAGAGGCAGCGCGATGGAGATCACGATTCCCACGATGGAGTGGCAACAGATCGGCGGCGACATGGACCCGGGCGCATCCGGCGGTACCATCGCTGCCGCGGACGGCCACGCCGTCGAACTCATTCAGATTCAGCCGGTTCGCGAGTACGTCGGGGACAAGGAAGCCGCCGAGGTGGGCTTCCCGTTCTGGACGCGGGTCGCGTACTTCGACGCGAACGACCTCAGCGTCGAGAGCCGCGACGTCAAGAGTGCGCTCGACTCCATCGGTATGGACCTGGAGACGCTCGAGGCGGACTACACGCCGGAGCAGCGCGCGCTCGTCATCGCGGAGGCGCTGCTCGGGTACGGCCGGGCCGACGAGGGACCGTCCGGCTGGTCCAAGGATCTCGACCTCCCCGAGAAGGTGAAGTGGTGGGGGGACAAGGTCGCCGGCGCCGAGTACATCTCGGACGAGGACGAAGCGTTCCGCAACGACGTGCTCGGACACGACGAGATCCGGACCGCAATCGAAGAAGTCGTCGAGCGAATGGCTGACGAGAGCTCGGCCACCGGCTGGAGCACCATCGGTGACCAGGTCCGCTACGACCTCGAGAGCGAAGGGTTCGATCCGGAGACGGCTGTCGGTATCGCGGAGTTCGGCGATGCAGTAGCGGTCAACGGGGACCTCGAGACCGAGAAGACCATGGCCGGCGTCGAGGGCGAGCTCGAGGCGGAAGGCTACGAGGACACCGACAAGGGGGGCCGTATCCCCTCCGACGATGGGTACGCCTCCGCAGAGCACGTCATCAGCGCGGTCGCGCAGGAGCTCGGTCGATCCGAAGAGGAGGTCGAGGAGGCCGCCAAGGGGCTCGACTGGTGGCAGGAGGAGATCCCGTGGGGAACCTCCGGCTACTCGTCGGTCTGGGCGAAACGCAAAAGTGGTGGCGCGAAGCTCGGTGGGCGCAACCGCGAGACGACGGTGAGGAGGTAACGATGGCCAGACGTTCAAGCAGTAGACCGCCGGCAGCACCCGCACCCGTACCTGCCCCGCGCCGGCCGGTCGCAGCGATGATCGACGAGCTGCGGAACTGGCTGCCGAACTACGACAACAAGCCAAACGACTACCCCACGCTGCTCTTCCGCATCCTCGCCAGCCTGCCGGGCGGCGAAGAGCTTGAGGACATCGGTTTCGAACCGTTCGGCATCGGTTTCCACGAGGCCGACCAGCTCCAGCGGGTGATTGCGGCCATCCAAGACAAGCGCGACGTCGAAGAGCTCGTGGCGGGCCTGCTCCGCGACGAGAACGAGGAGCGGGACGTCGGCGAGCGCCGCCGGCCGCCCCCGATGCGTGAGCAACCGAGCCACACCGCCCACGAGATGCGGCAGCCGATGACGCGGACGCTGCAAGTGCCGGTTCGGCCGGCGGGACGGCGACCCGTGCACCGGCGCGCGCCCCCCGCGCTACCCCCGGTACGGAGGCGACGATGAACCTCGAAGCATCCCGTGCCCTGACAGCAGCCCGCGCGCAGCTGGCTGCGGTCGGCATGGCGATCAAGTACAGCGCCGAGTGGGGCGAGTAGAAGGACATGGACATCATCCAAGACACGCTCGCCAAGGAATACGCACGACGAAGGCGAGCTTCCCAGAAACGGGCTCCCGCACGACGGAGGCGACGGTAATGGCACGCGGAAAGAAGCTAGACGCATTCACGAGCGCGTACATCGAGGCAGCGCTCTGGTCGACCAACGACAACGCAGACGAGCAGGGCGGTGAACCGCTCGACGCGAACTACGGCGTGGAGGACATCGCCCCGGAGACGCTGGAGCTCATGATCGAGGACTGCGCCGACTTCCAGGAGCGGTTCGGTGAGCTCATCTTGGACGAGCAGGACTCCGCGCGGTTCAACCAGTACGGGCGGTGGGAGATCGCCGGCCACGACTTCTGGCTGAACCGCGAGGGGCATGGCAGCGGGTTCTGGGACGGCGGATGGCCCAAGCACGGCGACGAGCTCAGCGAGGCCGCGCAATCCTACGGGGGGTTCGAGCTCTACGTCGGCGACGATGGGCTCATCTACGGCCCGCCGCCGGACATGTACCGCAACCCGCCCGAGTGGCTGGCCAAGCGCCACCCGAGCCTGGCGCGCAAGCGCACTACCGGCGAACCGCGCATGTACGTCGTCACTGGTGCGCTCAGCCCCAACGCTGAGCTCGTCCACACCGGTGCCCAGCGCGGCATCCAGTACGAGGTCTACCGGGACCCCACGCCCGAGCAGGCGAGCGGCCGGCACGGCAGCGACATCCGCTCGAAGCGGCCGATGGGTCACCGGAAAGGCATGGAGTTCGCCGCCGTCGTGCTCACGCCATACCAGAAGGAAGACGGTTCCACCGGCGTCGAGCGCGAGCAGATCGGGTACGGCCGCACCATCAAGCAGGCGAGCGAGAAGGCGGCCGACTACATCGCGCGGCTCTGGCACCAGGAGCAGCGGTTCCGCCGCGAGGACGTCCGGCGCGGGCGACACGTGCCGAGCGAGTCCACGCGCGGACGTCGCCACCATCGTCGCCACCTTGGTCGGACGACGCGGGAGAGCACGCGGCAGCACGTCGCACGCGATTTCTCCTCGCTGCCGGCGCTCGCCAAGCACGAGCGCGACGAGAACGGGGCGTCGCATATCCTCGTCTCGGTCCAGGGGGTATGGTTCTTCTACCCGGGAGGCTCCCGCGAGGAGTTCGGCGCAAGGCGGCGCGCGTACACCATCGGGCAGGCGTGGGAGGAGCGCGGGTACTGGCACTCGTCGGCGCCGTCCGCGCGGACCGAAGGGGAACTCTCTCCGACCGCGGAGCCGCTCGACCGGTTCATCGACGAGGCGTATCGCGGCAAGGTCGCGTTCGAATCGCCCCACCACCGTCGCAGCCCGCGGCACGGTCAGCACGCCGTCCACGATTACATCGCGGTCGGCACGAACGGCCGCAAGGTCGCCGGTCCCTTCAAGGATTACAGCGACGCCAAGAGCGCGGCCGACCGCGCGGGCGGCTACGTCCAGTTCGCCACGGAGGAGCGCCGGAGTCGTCGCGTAGCAGCGAGGAAGTCCCCGCGTGGGGGGTCCACCCGCCGCATCAGCAGCCGCGCGCCGCAGATGACGCCCGACGCCGTCATGAAGATCGCCAGGGACCTCTCGGGCAGGGTCGGCGGCAGCCAACCGAAAACCATCCCGGGCGGGCACCGCTGGAGCGACAAGAACGAGTCCGCGTACTTCGTGACGTACAGCCCGGAGTACAACCAGGTCGTCGTTGTGCTCGTCAGCGTCTTCCAGGACGGCACTCTCGCGCTCGACTTCTTCTCGAGCGAGAACCGTTCCGAGCTCGATCGCTACGAGAACATCGTCCACTTCCTCTACAGCACCGTCGACCTCGGCGAGATGGTCGCTGACCTCAAGTGGGTCTGGGAGACGGTGGACGGCTACGCGGAGAGCTGGGGAGCTGACCGCGACCGCGCGGATGTCGACGAATCGCGGCGCGCAGGCCCCCCAGCCCTGCCTCCCGCGCCCACCCCGCTGCTCTTGCCGCCCGCGCCGACCACCACGGCTCGCCGGCCGCCCACCCGTTCCGCATCCACCCGCCGTCGCGCGCGCGCTCGATAAGGAGTCCTCATGCCTCGCAAGAAGAAGCCGGTCGCCGTCGATCCCCTCGAGCAAGCGGAAGCCGCCGGTGCGGCCTACGCGGACGAGCAGTTCGCGGGGAGCTACTTCCTCGAATGGGTCCGCGACCAGATGCACGAAGCCGAGGAGATGCGGCAGCGCGACCCGAACAGCGTCATCCGGCTCGAGACGAAGGGTGACTACCAGCAGGTCGCCAAGAACATGCTGCAACAGCTCCGGTGGGACGTCGCCCGGGACATCCACGACGCGGACCTCCGCAGCCAGCTCGGCGACAATCCATCGAAGGAAGCGCGGCAAGCATTCTTCGATGGGTTCAACCAGCGGACGCGGGACCAGACCATCGTCAACTGGCTCGCTGACGAGGTCGAGCAGGTCCACCGCGACATGGTCGACCAGCAACGGCTGCCGGGCGTGCAGGCGCGGGAAGCGCCGCGCGCGAAGGTGGGGATCACTCCGGAGCAACGCGCGGCCGTGAACGCAGCGCTGGAGCACTACGGAGCGTTCCTCTCCAACGACGACTTCATCGCGAACCGCGACAAGGTTCTCGGCGTGCGCGTCGAGGTCAGCAAGGGGCGACTCCGCATGGTGAGCCGTGAGGGGAACCTCCTCGCGAGCTACCCGGTCGCGAACATCGGCACCGGGGTCGCCAACTTCGTCGAGCAGTTTTGGTACTGGAAACCGCTCGCGCGCGAGCGTGGGCGGAGTGCCAACGAGATGCGCGTCCACGCGCGAGGTGGCCCGCAGCCGGTGGACGACCCCCTGACAAGAAGCAGAACGACATCTACGTCCGCGCGCGCGGGCTCTTCATGTTCGAGAAGTACGTCGGCGAGGTACCCGGCTTCATCATCGCGGAGCTGACCGCGCCGTCTATCGAGATCCTGACCGCGAACCGCGACGGGTTCCGCGACTGGCAAGTCAGCCACTCCATCAACCAGCTGGCCGAGCGCGTGGCGAAGGACAACCTCTCTGCGCTCAAGAACAAGCAAGGGCTCATCCGGAAGAAGTTCGAGGGGACCGGGAAGTTCCGCGCGCGCGAGCGGGCCTCCAACGTCATGGAGCGCATCGGGACCTTCGGAGAGGGGACCCTGCCCGAGCAGGACACGCAGGCGATCGTCATGGCCGGCCTCCGCCTCGTTGAGACCATGCCTATCCGGTTTTCTCCCATCGCGTTTCTCCGTGCGGAGCACCGATGGCTGACGTAGGTTGCCCCGCATGCCCACTCTCTTCGAGCCCCTCACCGCACCCGAACTGCGCATGCTCCAAGCGTACGCAGAGGGCGACGCGGCAGCAGTCTTCGCACTCGATCCGTGGGCCATCGGTCCGCTCGGCGAGCGAGGGTATGTGCAGCGCACCGAACGCGGGGTGCTCGTCACACCAGAGGGACTCGCGGCCCTGCTCGACGTCGTACCGGCGGACATCATGCGAACGGCATCTCCGTCTGAGGATCTTGAGGCTGCGAACCCGGATGCTGCCAGCGGCCCGAGTAGAGCGCGGCGTACGTCGGCGGGATCGTCTTCATGCCGATCCCCAAGATCGAGTTGAACGCCGTCATCGGGGAGAACCGGCGATTGAAGCGAAAGGCATACTCGTTCAGGTATGCCTGCAAGTGCTGCTGGCTCGTGCCGTGGTGCGTGCCAAGGATCCACGCCTTGAGGTTGCTAAACACGAGGTGGATGAGCGGGAGGTGCGCGTCGTTCATCGCGGGGTCGGCCATCACGATCGGACGGTGCACGTAGCCCATGACGCCGAGTCGATCGTATCCCTGCCATCCATCGGTGCGCACGTTGGTCTTCGGCGCGACGTTTTCGCGCACGAAGCCCTCGCACGTCGCGGCCTGGCGGTCGCTCACGAGCTGGAGGCGCAGCCTGCCTGCATAGTACGGGCGCTTGACCGGCTTGCCGTCGCGGTGCTGCTCACGGCCCGTCGCGCTCGCGTGCTCGCCAGTCTTGCGCATGCGGCCCTCGACGGCGCCAAGCACGTAGACCTTGTGGTGCCGTCCCTTGCGACCACCGACGAGCGTCTCGTCGACCTCGACATGGTGCTCTCCTCCGATCGTGTCGCGGTCGGGCCGCACCATGCCGGCGCGGAGCTTCTGGAGGATCATGTACGCCGTCTCGTAGCGTGTGAGCCCGAGCTGGCGCTGGAATTGGAGCGCGCTCTGTCCGGGCGTCTGCGTCGTGACGAGGTACGCGGCCCAGTACCAGGTCGAGAGCGGCGTGTGGCTCGCCTGCATGACCGTGCCCGCAAGGAGCGATACATCGGCCTTGCACGAGCGACAGCGGAGCACGTGGGGCCTCGCGTCGAAGCGGTACGGCTCCCCGACCACCCCGCACTTGGGGCAGTCGAATTGCTCGGGCCATCGCAGGCGCTCCAGGTACGTCGCGCACGCGCGATCGTCAGGAAACACCCGCTGAAACTCGGGCAACGTGGTCGGGAAGCCGCGGGGATCCATCTACTGCGCGTCCTTGATGGCGGCGACGATCTCGGCCTGGAGGTCCGGTGGGCAGTGCGGCCTTGCCTGCACGAGCAGCATGGTCAGCTTCTCGACGGGGATCGCCACGCCGTCTCCGACGGGAGCCCCGTCAATCTCCTCGGCCGGCAGGTCCCCAATGCACTGCTCGGCCAGTCCGTCATCGTCGATGACGCCACCGACGCGACGGATCGCGCGGATCGTCTCGTCCTCGTCCGCGCCAGCCGCGAGAAGAAATCCGGCCTCCGGGTTGCGGGTCCCGATGGGCTGCCCGCCGTTCCCCGCCCGCTGAAAGCCGTAGACGATGCGGCGCCCGTCGGCGTGCTGACGCACCTTGATTCGACGGATCGTGTTGGCCTGAAATTCGTGCTGCCCGTTGTACCAATCGGCTTGCGCGATCACGGGCCAAAGCTCCGGGTCGATCGTGAGGGGCCGGCGCTCGGACATCGTGATCTTGATCTTGTCGGTGGTCATGGTGGTGGTCTTTCCGCGGCTCGATTGCCGCCCGCGAGGCCCCGTCTGGAGGCCCCGCAAGCGACGAGCGAATCACTCGTTGTCGAATCGACACGAGGCGCAAGCATTGGCGCTGAGCGACCCATCCGGCATCTCGCGAGCGCCGCACGAGCAGCCGTTCCATCGCCCTCGCGACGACGTGTAGCGTCGTCCGGCGGGGCGTGCCGAGATGGTCGAGGCGACCGCGCCCGAGCAGGCCGTGTGCTTGGCCCGGCTGCCCTGGCTCCACTCGACCTTGCTGCCGGGGACGATGCGGGAGTTACAGCAGGGGCAGACGGAAGCGAACTTGGCGGTGATGATCATGGGAGACTCCGTGGTGGCTGGTGGTGGTCTGTCGGGAGCGTTTCCCCTTCCGACATCGATCAATCTAACACATGGGCCGTGGGCGTCAAGCGGATAACGTTCATTTTCTACGGGTCGCGCAAACACGCGGAAAGGATAGCCGATGGGAACTAACCGGATAGGCATGCTTCGTTTCGTTGGCCTCGATCACGTCCGCGAGCGACTCGATCACCTCCATCATCGGATGCGGTCGATCGCGCATCCGCAGGCGGGGCATACTGACGGTTTCACGGCGTAGCCTCCCTCTTCGCCATCCACTCCTCCACCCACTTCGCCGTAATCGCAGCGACGGGGTTGTTATCCGGCGTATGCCCCTTGCGAATCGCAAGTGCCCAGCGCTCGGCGGGTCTATTTGAGTCCGGCTCGAGTCCCGGAATGGACTCGTAATCGCACTTACGCGCGTTCGCGAGCGTCCCGACGAGGCAGGCGCACTCGCCCTCGTAATGCGAGCCGTCGAATCGGCCAGCGCGCAGCGCCTCGAGAAGCGCCGGCACCTCCGCGGGCGCCGCGTCGAGGATGGACCATACGTCGTCGCGGATTGGAGTGAGGTCCGCGTCCGTGAGGACCGCGCCCGTGAGGTCCGCGTCCGTGAGGACCGCGCCCCTGAGGTCCGCGCCCGCGAGGACCGCGCCCGTGAGGACCGCGTCCGTGAGGTCCGCGCCCCTGAGGTCCGCGCCCCTGAGGTCCGCGCCCCTGAGGTCCGCGCCCCTGAGGTCCGCGCCCCTGAGGTCCGCGCCCGCGAGGACCGCGCCCCTGAGGACCGCGCCCCTGAGGACCGCGCCCGTGAGGTCCGCGTCCGTGAGGTCCGCGCCCCTGAGGACCGCGCCCGTGAGGTCCGCGTCCGTGAGGACCGCGTCCGTGAGGTCCGCGCCCCTGAGGACCGCGGCCCTGAGGACCGCGCCCGTGAGGACCGCGCCCGTGAGGTCCGCGTCCGTGAGGACCGCGCCCTGGCGAACCGCCTCGGTCAGCGCATACGCGATCTCGGTCTCGTCGCTGGTGTAGATGACTGCGCCCGTATCCCAACGCTTGATTTCGATCATGGCCTTGCCGATCATGGGAGACTCCGTGGTGGTTGGTGGTGGTCTGTCGGGAGCGTTTCCCCTTCCGACATCAATCAATCTAACACATGAACCGTGGGTGTCAAGCGGATACCGTCCATTTTCTAGGGGCAGACAGAAGCGAACTTGGCGGTGATGATCATGGGAGACTCCGTGGTGGTTGGTGGTGGTCTGTCGGGAGCGTTTCCCCTTCCGACATCGATCAATCTAACACATGGGCCGTGGGCGTCAAGCGGATAACGTTCATTTTCTACTCGCGCCCTCGGCGGGCGTCAACTCCGGCCTCGTCAGGCACCGCGTCACGCCTGCCACCATGGGCAGTCCTCACGGTGGAGGAGCAGGTGGTTGGGGCAGACATGGCAGAGCGGGCATTCCGCGCGCGGGTGCAGGAACGGCGCGGGCTCGGGTGCCACCCGCTCGGGCACGCGGTACGAGCTCACCGCAGCCACTCCTCGGGCTTCGCAAACCGTCCGACACACTCCGGGCACACCCACCCCCCACGAGTGAGAAGGTGCTGATCCTGATGCCCCTCCGGGGCTTGCAGCGAGACCCGCACCTGCGCGGGGCGCCAACCGGCGCGGTACAGGATCGCGCACGACCCCTTGATAGCTCCGCAGCTCGACTCCTCACCCGCGGGATGGAGGAAGGTCGCTGACTCGCAGCTGACGCACTGGTAAGTGAGCCCCGCCGTCACGATGCCGCCTCAGCCTTCCGGCGCTCGACCTCTGGACAGCCCGGGGAGCAGATGGCGGTCCTTCCACCGCACGAAGGGCAAGGCAGGTAGGCCCCCTCGGGATCGGCTGCTTTTCGAATGAGGTAGCGAAGCGCCTCCGAGGCGTCCCGGAAGCCCTGCGTCTCGACGACCCGGTCGAGCGCATCCCGCTCGAAGTCGTTCAGCAGCAGCACGAACTGGTGGGTCCGTCGATTGCTCATTGAGATTCCCCGGCCGTGCGCCGACGCTCATTGAACTGGAAGTCTTCGATTGCCTTGTCGAGTAGCGCATGCAGCGTATCGCGGAACGTTTCGTCCGTGAGCCTCCCATCGGTAGCGTGGTGCAGGTAGCCCACGGCGATCAGCATGCTGCCGCGGACCGCGTTGAACAACGCGAAGTTCGGTCGGTTACCCGGTTTCGCCTTGTCCTCCTCCGCGAAGATGCGGTGCAGGCTCTTTAGCGCTTTCTTGCACACGCGCAGGCCCGCCGTGATCTCCGAACTGAGATGACGGCCACCGTCCTCGTCGCTCATGCGCGCCTTACGATGTCCCAGGCGCACCGAGGGCACCCAGGCGAGTGCTCTGGCGCGGACACCCTCTGCCCGCATGTGACGCATTCACGAATGATGTGTTCGTGGCCACGGCCGAGATCGATAAAGCGCGTGCGCGTCCGCTGGACGCCGAGCGCATGCGCGAGCCAATGGAGCAGCCTGGTGATCATACCCACGTCTCCGCGATGACCGGGTCCTCGCCGGGTTGACGGGGGATGCGGTAGAGGCCGCGCGGGAGCTCTTTGCGCGCCGCCTCGAGCGTGTCGGCGATGGCGAAGTCCTCCGTGGGCTCCATCCCGAACCACCTGCGCACCACGAAGTGCGCCGGGTAGTCCTTCGGCCGCTCGTAGATGACGAACAGCTCGAGGGGTCCGTTGGTCTTTTGCTTACGCTCCATTCGACGCCTCCAACGCGCTCGCACACCGGTCGCAGAGCTTGGCGCGGAGCCGCACCACGTTCTGGACCACGACCGCTCCAATCCGCTCACGCACGTCGTCCTGCACACGATGACAGTTTTCGCAGCACGGACCGAGGTCGAGATCCGTGAAGTTGAAAAGCTCCGTGCGGATCCGGAAGGTGCCACCCTTGAACAACACCCGATCCGGGTTGCGCTTCGACCACTCGTGCTGGGCGATGGCCAGCTCGTAGCGCTCGCCCGGTGCACGAAACCACGGTGCGGCTCGGCTGCGACCGCTCACGACGGCTCTTTCCACACCCAGTGGGTAACCTGGGGGCTCGGCTGCCCGCTCGGCGTCGTGACCCGCGCGACCTGAAACCCCTCGCGCTTGTCCTCCGGCACCCCCAGCGCGACGACGAGCAGCTTGAGCCGCACCTTGCCGGATTCGATCGGGAAGCCCCCACGCCAGCTCACGGAGAGGTGCCACTGGTCCTTGGTCAGCTCCTTGACCACTTGCTTCGCGACCGGATCATTCGTCGGGGGACCCAGCACCTGGTCGACGACGTTGTCCGCCAGCTTCTTCGTCTCGTCGTCGAATACCTTCTCGTACGGCCCGAACGTCAGCTGGAGCTTCCAGCCTGCCCAGTATCGGCTGCCGAGCCCCTTGCTCTTTGCGTCTCTGCGGAGCCGACGTGCGAGATCGGTCGCGCCAACGGAGTCTTCGGATTCTTCCATCGCTATCCCTCCTGCGAGACTTTTGCTGCTCGAGTCTGAATGAGCGCCGCTTCCGGCCCGCGCCAGAAAGGTTCGATCCATATGACCTTGCGGTCCATCCCCCTCGGTCCGCACGGCTGCCGCTTGTAGTGCCCGCGGACCATGACCTGCACGGTGGGCGGCGAATGCTTGCGGCCCTTCTTCGGACCGTGCTCGATGTAGTCCTTGATGGCTGCCCGGCAGTCGATCTCGAGCGATTTGCCGACGCTGACGATGCGATGCTCCGGCTCGGCCTCGCGCCCCTTGCTCTTCGGGCGCTCCTCCACCTTCCGGATCTTGTAGTTCGGCGGGTGCTGAAGGTTCAGAAGCAACCCCGCGACGAGGCGCTTCGCCATGACCAGGCACCGACGTGCCATGGAGCTCACGTTGCTGTCGTCCTCCAGGTCGCTCTCCTGACACGCCAGAAGCTCCGGCAGGCTCTTCGCTTTGAGCGAAGGGGACCGGACGACGCCGGTGGCGTTCACCGATAGGAGGATGAGATCCGCGCCATAGCTGTAGGTAGCGACAAGCACGCGCGAGAACTCGTGGCCTTCCGCCACCAGCATCCCGTTCGGGATCAGCACCATGAAGGCGTCCCACTGCTTCTCGATGCCTTCGAGCACCTCCCGTTGGACATCCGAGCACATGAGCGCCGCCGCGAACGTGTGGCTGGTCATCAGGCGCTGGAAGGCGTGCACTGCCCACTTGGCCGCGAAGCGAGACATGAGGCCGTTGTGGTCGTCGCCGACGTTCAGCTTGTCGTGCGCCTGGTCGTCGGTGAGACCAATGGCATAGGTCTTCTCCCATAGAATGCGGCCTGCGCGCATCAGGCCGTGGTCGGTGTACTTGGCGACGAACTGCGCGGGGTCGACGTCCACTTCGACCTGCCTGGTCTCGACGGGTGGAGTCAGCGAGCGAATCTTGGCATCCACCGCCTCTCGCCGCTGGACCTCCTCGATGATCTCCAGCTGCTCATCGCGCGTGAGCGCCTTTATCGCATCCCGCGCTTCTCCGATTCTCTGGGCTCGTCCTTCACTCGCCAACGCCGTCTCGGCTGCTTGAAGGATGGGAGCCGTCGCCGGCTCCACCGAGTCGGCGGCGCGCGGCAACCGCGCGTACTCAGCATCCAGCCGCTCTTTGAACGCTTGGGTCATCGTCTTCTGCATGGTGGCCGAATGCTTCACCATCTCGGCGTCGAGGACGATGTCGCGGACCGAGCCGGCGTGGAACTCGGCCATCCGTTCGGCAGTTGCGCGCACGAACGTATCGTTGAAGGTTTCGTCAGTCGCTCCGCGCCAGCCAAGGCGGATCCACCGGGTGCGCATCGCTACCCAGCTCGGGTCTTCGATGAGCTGCTGGGCGAAGTCTTCCAGCTCGAGTCGCTCCACAATCCCAGTGACGAGCGGTTCCCCCTGGAGCGGCTTTAGCTCCGCCGGCATCGTCTGGTGCATGGTCCGAGCGGTATGGTCGATGGAGCATAGGAGCAGCGCGAGGTCGCTCCTGCCCACGCTCCGCCGCGCCATCTCGTTGCGGCGCTCGTTGCGGCTCATCGCCTGGGTCCATTGCGCGCGCCGCACGAGCGCCTGCTTTCCACGACTACTTTTCATCGACCTTCTCCAGGTTGTGACCACGAATCGGAATCGGCGCATCCTCGGGACCGCGCCAGTAGGGCTCCCGCCAGATCAGCTTGCGAAGACTGTTCCGCGGTCCGTGCGGCTGCATCTTGTAATGGCCAGCGACGAGCACCTGGACCGATAGGCTCCGGCGCTCGCCCCCCAAGTACCGGCGCACCTCGGGCCGCAGATCGGTCTTGATGGTGATGTTCTTGCCAAGCACGTAGGTCCGCGCGGTGGGACCGGACCCCCGACGACCCGTAAAGGGGCTGTTGATGCCGCGCTTGCTGGGCCGACTCGGGAGCTCGGTAACGTTCGCGGGGTCGCTCATGGCGAGCGCGGTGTTGACGACCAGCCGTCCGATGAGTACGACCGCTCGCTCGTCATGCGCGGTCATCTCGTAGAGGCCGTAGCTCACCCCATCCTCGATCTCGCTGATGGTCGGGGGGAGAAGCTCCGCGCTGGTTACCCCGAACCGGAAGATCGAGAGGCCGTCGGACGTGGTCGCTGAGTATGACCATGTCCAGCCGCGTTTCTTGGAGCGCAACTCCTCGCGCGCCACGAGGATGTACCGGATGTCGTTCGAGGACTCCCCCTTCCGCGGGTCGGAGATGGTGAGGACATTATCAGGCACCTCGATGAGGTAAGCGGGGAACGGGGGACGAGCAGCGGCGACCGCTTCGACGCTCGCAGTCGTACAGCACATCGCCGCCGCGTACCGGTGGCCCATGGTGAGAATGGGGAATCCGCTCTCCGCCCACCGGTACTTGCTGATGACCTCGATCTGCGCCTCCGCGCTGTTGAGAATGAACTGGGCAGCCTCGCCCGCGCCCCTCATCCCCTGGTCGTGCTGCGCTTTGAGCGCCTCCACCACTTCTCGGATCATGCCTTCGTCGTCGAGCCCCTCACCAAGCAACTCGAAGAGCTTCTGGGCGCGACCCAGCATGGAGTCTCGATTCGTGTCCAGCGATTCGCCGAAAAACATCGAGAACTCCCGCTCTCTGTTCACGCCCGCACCCGCTTGCTCGGACGATTGACGCCCCCGCCTGCCACCTCGGGCAGGATGGGCATCCCACCCTGCTTGGCGATGAGCCGAAGCCGGTCGGCCAGGTCTTTGCGCTCGACGAGCGCCTTCAGCTTGGCGTGCGCATCGTCGATCACCCGCTTCATGGCTTGTAGGCCCTCCCAGAGCTCGTCGCTGTATGGGAGCGCGACCATGCTCTCGCTCTCGTAGAAGTATTCCGTCTCGGCGTTGTTGTACGGCTTGAGCGGGCGGGTCATGGACGTCAACTCCTTAGTTGTATGTCAACTTGTCAATCTGTTTTAGGACGGCGTCGTACACACCGATCGACCGTGCGAGCTCCATCAAGCGGTCTGCATCTGCGACAGACTTTGCGTTCGCCCCCTCGATGGTTAGAACGCGGAAGATGCGGGATCGTTCACTCTCCTGGTCGATGTACTCTTGCGCTGCGTCGTCCCACTCTTCTCGTTCTTCGGGCGACAAGAGTCCCTCGTTATCGGACGTGACCACTCGCTGGGTGACCCACATCGCGAACACGGTTGCTGGTCGGATGCCGACCCTCACCGCGGCCGTGATGGTGTCATTCCACATCTTGTCCATGTCCATCCGCTTCGGCGTATCCGAGTCCGGATCGAAGAAGACCGGATCGTGCGGCCCAGGCTCTCGACCAAACTTCGCCTTGAACGCTTCGAACTGAGCTTTGAGCAATTCGCTGGCCTCTTGCGACAGGCTGAGCTTTCTGGACCCGTCCGAGTATTCGGTGATGGTGGCGCCGCTCTTGGCGGTACGCTTCGCGACGACGCGCTTGCGTTTCGATCTCGAGCCAGACTTGGGCTGCCGCTTCATGCTGGCCTCCATCCGTACTTGCGGAACAGTTCCGGCTCGCGGAGGGCGAGCTCGACGAGCTTGGCCCCGAGCGTCTGGAGCGCCCGGTAGAAGTCTTCGCTCAGGTGGTTGTGCGCCTTGTCGTGCGCGAGCTCGTGGAGCAAGAGCGCGTTGTGCCGTTCGGTGATGCCGGCCTCGAAGTAGCTCCGCCCGAGCCGGTCGTGGTTGTACGTCAGTACGCCTTCGCCGTAGTTGGCGCCCCAGAACGACTGGGACCGGCCGCGCTCGAACCGCACGGTGATGACGCGCTTGATGAGCCGGAAGCCGACGTCGACCGCATAGTCGGCGAGGTTCTGCATCCCGGCAGTCCATCGGTCTTTGGGGATAAAGTCGGCCGGCTTGCCGCCCGCGGAGTACGGCTTGGGGGTCGGGCGGATCTCGCCGCTCGGCTGCGCGACGTCGTGCTTCTTGATGTTGCTCCAGACCTCTGTTCGCGCGCGAACGACCCGGGATTGGTTCGAGCGTCACCTGGCACGCGCTCGCGCCGGTGTCGTAGACGTTCGAGAGGAGCTCGTGGAGCAGCCATGCCGCGCCGACCCGCCGGGTCAGCGTCTGCTCGAGACCGTCGATGTCGACATCGATCCAGTTGCTGCGCTTCGGGCTCACGACCGTGCTGCCTTCCCCGGCGCCGGCGGCTGCTCGCGCGCAGCACGCAGGCCGAGCTGGAGTAGCCAGGTGCTCGCTCCGAGGCCGTCCTTCTCCGCTGCCGCCTCGATGGCCGCTTTCTGCGCCGGGGTGCAGCGAACGTTGATGTGGTCGTTCTTCAGGAGCTTCGTGTTCGTGTTCTTCGCCATGGTTTCCTCTCGTGGTCATTCAAACAGCGACGGGCTCACGGCGAACCAGCAATCCCAGCTTGGCGAGGGCTTCGGGACGCGCGTGGAGCCATCCGTCCGCGTGGACTGCGGTACGTACCGCCGCGCGGGTTCTGCGCGTACAGAGCCAGCGATATGCGTTGCGCGGCGGTGAGCTTCGGCTCGCTCATTGACTGCCCGTGAGCGCTGCGCGGCAGTCCTCGAGCCACTTCTCCGCTTCCTCGAGCGTGCGCGCGTGGCTCGGCATATCGGGGTCGGTCGACAGCACCTCCTCGAGCCGGTCGAGCGTCGTCTCGAGCACTCGGCGGTAATCGTCGATGGTGACGCCGCGATTGAGGGCGATTGCGGGGAGCAGGCCCGCGTCGGGAACAGCCGGCGGCTTCTTCGCCAACACGATCCGCCGATAAGCAACCGTCAGCATCCGGTTCTGCTTGTCCGTGGGGACCCCTCGGTTCAGCAACCGATCGAGCATCCGCCGAAGCTCCGGCCGCTCATCCTCGGACAGCTCCCCGGAATGGTTGTCGAGGAGCTCTCGCACTTGGACCAATCGCTTGTTGCCATGTTGGCTCATGATGACACTCCCGGCAGCTCTTCCTGCCCCGTTATCGGTTCTCCATCCCATACGCTGCCCTGGTGGTCCTTGTCGTCATCAGGAACTGCGACGACCGTCACCCCACGCTTCGCTTCCTTCTCCCGGCGCTCGGGCGTCGCGTCGCTTTCCTTGAGAATGAGCTCGACCGCGCGCGGGATGAACGCGCAGAAGATGCCCGGCGTCGGCTTCGGCGCCTGGAACGCCGAGCAGACGTCCGCGGGTGCTCCCGGCGAGTGCATGCCCTCGGTGAAGTTGCACACGGTGCACTGCGGCTGCCCCTTGAAGAAGTTCTTCGTAGGCACTGCGTCCAGGTGCGCGAGTAACACCCAGGTCTCGCCCATGACCATGCCCTTCGGGGGGGCCGGGATGCGCCGGCTCACGCCGAGCTCGCGCGACTCTTTGAGGTACTCCTCCGGCGAGTAGTGCGCACGGCCGATCCAGAGGAGCAGGTGCGGTCCGAAGTCGTCGCGGTTGCGGCAGACTGGGCATGCCGACTCGTCCTGGCAGAACGCGGATTCCGGCGGCGGGCCGCCCTGCTTCAGCGTCGAATCTCCGCGCTGCAAGTGCCGCGGGAAGAACTCAGGCTGGAGCCAGGTATGCGACCGGGTGAACTTGACGCCCCCGCCGCACGTCGGGCAACGCGGCAGCTCGTACGGCATTCGGTCGCAGGGAGCGGACAGCCCCCCACCGACCAAGTAGAGCCCACCGACCTTCCTGTATCCGCATCCACGCCTCGCTTCCGCTGCCATGACTCATCCCTTCCTGCCGAGTCGAACTCGACGGTCTTGTGCCCGCTTCAGCGGACGTTCAATCTTCCCCAGGATCATCTCGAGCTTGACCTGGGCGCCCCCCATCTCGTTTCCCTGCTGATCAGCCGGCAGCGCATGCGGACCGGCGCCATTGGCGATAGCCCACCGCAACGCTGCGACGAGATCCTCTGCCTCGGCCACGGTGAACGTGATCGAGTCGACGTAATCGTGGTCAGCCATGGTCCTTCCCCTCTCGCTCGCTCGCGACCCTGCGCTCCTCCGCCTCCACCGCCATGAGGAGCCGGTAGAGGGCGTTATTGAGCTCGCACTCGTTCTCCGGGGTGTCGCACGCGACCTCGATCACCTGGAGCGCCGCGGGCAGCACGTTCCGGATGCTGACCAGAGCGTCGATCCTGGTGAGCGGGTCCGAGTGCACCGCCGCCGCCGCCCACCACCGCCGGAGCTTGTTGACCGATTCAGCAGCCATCTTTGCTCCGGATGACCGAAAACGTCACGACGCTCTCGATGAGCGGCTCGTCGTAGAGGTACTCGTACTGCGGCTCGTGCTTGCCGATGTACTCGCCCCACTTGTGCCAGCGCCAGCCGCCCCGTGGCTCCTGGTCGGCCCGGCGGACCTCCGTGAACCCCACCGCATAGCTGCGTGGACTCGCGGTGATGATTGCGCCGAACCGTTCCAGGAACTGCTCGATGGAATCGGCGACGCCGTACGCGGGGACCTCATCGTCGTGGAAGAACTCCTCCCAGTCCGTCATGTCGACGTCGCTGCGGAAATTGAACCCGCAGTCCTTGTAGATGCCGACGTCGACTCGCGTGGTCCTGATGCCCAGGATGTCACGCATACCTCGCGGCAACTGCCCTGAATCGATGACTATGTCCTTGAACACCTGAGTGGTCCTTTCCGATGAGCGTTGATTGCGGTGTATGCCTCTCGCGCGCGCTCGATCATCCGGTCGAGCACTCCCTCTACGGTCCCGGTGCGGTAGACCCGCGACGCCGAGAAGATGGGAATCACCTTGGGCGGATAGTGGAACTTGCTGTCGGTGTAGAGCGCCACGACGCGGATGGCGTCCTCCCCGCACTCGCGAACGTCGTCGGCACCGTGGGTGAGCGACGAGTAGACCCGGACGACGTACCGGTCATCGCGCTCGTGCTGGCGGTCGTAGACCTCCTCGGAGCCGCGTGAAGCAGTGGTGAGATGGAATCCCGCCGCCGCCAACCGATTGCGGATGGCGGCAGCAGGGACGGCAACGAACCGGGTGGCCACTTACTCCTCCTCGCGCTCCCGACCGAGCCCATCGACGAGGATGAGCTCGTACTTCGCGCGGGTCACGGCGACGTAGTAGAGGTTGTCTTCCTCGACCTCATCGCGCTTGCGGTGCTGGTCCGATCGGGATGCACCAGTCGTACCACATCCGTACCATAATGGTGTCACTAAGTTACAACAACGTGCGCACTATGCGGCGCGTAGACTTCGCACCTGCCCCTGCGAAGCCGGCTTCGCGTCTGGCCCGGAACCCCGCCAGAACTACGTGACACTGTTGTGCGCACACCGGCGGCACGGGAGGTGCTTTATCTTGGAGGCACGGACTGAATCACTGAACCCACAACAACACCGAACGAGGAGAACCGAGATATGCCTACGAACTTCGCAGTCCACTTCGTGACCAGGATCCGCCAGAACGGCGATAAGGAAGAAGAGCAGTTCATCACGCTCGTCGAGGACCGGCCGCAGTGGCTTCAGGACGCCGTTCGCGACGCCCATCAGAGGACGCTCCCAAACGATTGGATCTACGAGGAGTGCCGCGCCGCCGTGGAAGCGTTCGACGCGGGCGACCTCCGCGACGACGACGACTCCGTCCACGAGCACGCAGACGGCCGGGTCGAGATCTACACGAAGGCCCTCTACCAGTGGGCCGCGGACATGTGCCTCACGGACACGTGGGCGGAGGCCGAGCAGGAAGCCAAGGACATCGGCATGCCGGAGGAGACCGAGAAGCGCCTCGCCTGCATCCAGTACGCCGCCATCCGGCGGATCGCGCAGATGATGTACGCCGCCTGCGCGGAAGCCGAGAAGGATGCGTCCAGCGCTGAGCCCATAACCGAGGGAGCGCAATCGTGAACCTCGTAAACCTTGCCGGACCGCTCGTCTGCCCCGTCTGTTACGGAACGGACCTACACCAGATGTCAGTCCGGGTCTGGCGCCCGGCGCCAGTCGATCGATATCACTCCGTCTATCCGATCATGAAGCCGCTCCCCCTTGTCACCGCCGCCCTCGTCCTCGGCAACCTGGCGGCCTACGCCCTCGAGCTCCGGGGGGGTGTGGAGGCCATGTGCGACGCCCACGGCTTCGTCCCGGCCCAGTTCATGGCCACTGGCGCCGTGGGACCGCTCCTGGCGTCCCTCTTCCTCCATGCCGGCCTCGAGCACCTCCTCGCCAACATGGTGGCCCTCGTGGTCGCGGGCATCATCGTGGAGCGCGAGATCGGGCACTTCCGGTTCCTCGGCCTCTACCTGGCTGCCGGCGTCGTCGGGGGGCTCCTCCACGTGGTGGTCGACCCGACCGCGACCAGCGCGCTCGTGGGGGCGTCCGGGGCCATCTTCGGGGTGCTGGCGGTCGCGGGGGGCCTGCGCCCGCGCATGCTCGGCTTCATCGTCGGGTTCGTCGGCATCAACGTCTGGTACGCCTTCGCCGGCACCGGCGGGGACATCTCGTTCGGGACGCACCTCGGCGGGTTCGCCGTGGGGGTTCTGATGGTCGCCTCCATGCGGCTCGCGGCTCGCCGGGTGGAGGCCGTCTGAACCATGTCAGCGGTCTTGCGGCAACACCACGACGTCCGCGCGCTGGCCCGGCACGACGCCGTGGCGAGCGCTCCAGCCGCCGGGAACCTCCAGAACGTACCGGGAGAGAGCCTGGACTCCCCGGAGCGTGCGGTCGAACGGGACAGCGTTCGGGACGATACCGACGACGACCCAGTCCGGCCCCATGAACACCATATCGAGCGGCACGAGGGTGCCCTCCATCCAGAACCGGTGCACGTCCAACCTACCCATGTCGAACAGCATCCCAGTGCCCTCCGGCACGCGGGTGCGACCCATGAGACCCCGCTCGATCTGCTCCGGTCGGTGCGCGACTTCGGCGACCACTCGGGCGGCAGGAAAGTACAGCGCGACGACGTCCACCCGCCCACTACAGCACGAGGGAGACCACGATGAACATGGGATACGAGCACGGAACCGTCAACGTCTCGCCGTGGTCGCCCAAGCACGTCCAGGCGGCGTGGATCTTCGTCATCATCACGGTCGGTGAGGAGCCCGATAGCACCGTCACCGCGTGGGCAGACATGCTGACCGGTCACGATCTGGGAGGACTTCCGTCATGAACCTCGAGCACGCGCCGTTCGAATCCAAGGACATCACCCCCGAGAAGCTCCTCCAGACCGCGGAGGAGATCACCCGCGCGAAGGCGGGCGCGCGGACCCGCCTCGACTTCGCGTTCATCGGCGACGCCGAACGGATGCTCGCGAAGGCGCAGCTCCAGGCGGACCGGGAGAAGGCGCAGTCCGAGCGCGCGAAGACCAGCGAACGGCTCCAGGCTGCCCGCCAGACCGTCTCGCGGTTCGGCAAGGACTGGAACCCGCAGGGCAGCCGATGAACAGCGGAGCGGGCGGCAACGCGAGCGGGTCCAGTGGGTCCGCGGGGATATACGGCGCCGTCTCCTCGCCGGGGCTCAAAGCGCACGTCAACTGGAACGCGGTACAATCGGAGTAGAGCCATGCAACTGCACGCCGACCTCAGACCCATCAGCATCGCCGGCAAAGGGCGTTTCAAGCCCGAGGGACGGTTCCGTACGCACGGGAGCGGCGAGCTGTCGGGTCGCACCGAGCGGACGGGGACGCGCCTCCTCACCGCGCGGTTCTTCGTGGGCTTCAACGTCCATGGCAAACCGCACTGGACCGAGGACGATCTCATCAAGTTCTTCATCGAGATCCGCGAGAAGCAGGGGCGCTCGTCGGGCGCGAGCTTCCTCACCCAGCGAGGGATCTGGCAGCCGCTCGGCGGCCGGCGGGAGCCTGACGAGCAGGGCGCGCAGATCATCGTGCTCAACGAGGACGGGCTCGACGAGAAGACTTTCGTCAACGAGATGGCCGCGCTCGGCGAGGAGCTCACCCGCAAGATGGACCAGGACGCCATCTTCCTCGACATCCAGAAAAGTGGGCAGGTCATCGAAGCGATGACGCTCACCCAGGACTGAGCGTACGCTCGGAGCCATGCTCCGATTCGCGCTGCTGGCCGTCGTCACGTTCGTCACGCTGCTCGGGCTGTCGTGCCATGGCTGCCATCCGGCGAGCGGTCCCGATGCTGCGTCGTCCGAGGCCGGTGCGGAAGCCGGAACGGTCACGACGGCCATCGTGCTGAACAGCACGGCCACCTCCACGACCGTCTACGCCTCGTTCGGCGCCGACTCGGCGGTGACGGCCGCTGACTGGCCGTTCTGCGGCGAGGGGAGCGGCTGTTCGTTCCCGCTTCCGCCCGGGGCGACCCAGCTTCTCCCACGACCCGGCGGCGCGTACCTCAACGTGACCCTGTCGTTCGATACGCAGTCCGGGCCGATGGGCCTTCGTCGTCGTCGGCGCTCGGGCGAGAAGACGTCTCGCGGAGAGCGAGCGCCCACGACGGATGGTGGACGGGGTTCCTGACAATGGAGCGACTTGGTCCCGAGGAATGGGTCTCAATTTCCTTTACGGCTCCGCGGCTCCCCCGATTGGTCGAAGTCGTGATCGACGCGGACTGGATCGTGGATGCCTGGGCCATGCCGGCGGATGAGCTGGATGCGTACGCCGTTGACGGAGACTTCGACTACTACGAGGCGAGGCGCATGCGACAAGGGGCCATCCGCTTCACGCCGGACGGCGGCAGAGAATGGGTCCTCGTGCTCAGTAACCCGAACGGGTTCGACGTTCACGTGCACTACGACGTGATCTGGTAGTGCGGCGACCCCCTACTTCCGGGTCGAAGCTCGCCGCTTCGACCTTGGGCTCGTAGGCGCTGCTCTGGCCCGCTCGTGCGGTCTACAAGCTCTATCCCGTCGTGCGGGCACTGACCGACGGCAGTGACCTCAAGGTTCACTTCGCCCGAGGCGTACTGCGCCGTCGCTTTCACGTTCGTGATGTGGGCGCGACGCTCGGTGGTCGAGCGTCCGGACGACGCACTCTCGCCCGCAGTACCGGCATCGCCAGCCGTCGCGTTCATACACGGCCCGCCGCACGGCTTTCGACGGGTACCGCCGAAGGCCCTTCGGGAGCGGTGGCACAACCGCGCGCGGCTTCGCCTTTCGAGCGGGTGGGGCGCGAATCCTCACCGGCGCGCGGGTCCGCGGCACGACAACGGGCGTCTCGATGTCGGGCCGTTCCTCTACGAGGATCCTGCATGGATCGCGGGCGTGCTCACCAGAGCTCCGCCACCGTTCGCCGATCTCCTCGGCGGATTGACGGTCAAGCGCGGCGCCGAGCTGGACGCCGCATAAGGCACCTCACAACGTATGCGGTCATGACGAAGGTATACGACGTACTACGCCGCGCGCAACCGAGCTACAGCGCGCCGCGCGGGACGTGCCGGTGAATCCACTCCCGGACCACCCGCAGCACCTCCCCAGAGTGGTCCGCGAGCGCCGCGTGCTCGATGGCCTCGTGGTAGTAGTCCTGCGCGTCACGGATCCAGCTCATGGCATCCCTCAAGGGATCGGTGGAGTGCTGGCTCCGTTGGTACGCCGCGACCGCCCGCGCGGCCCACTTCCACGCAGTCTCCCGGTCGACGTCCTGGCGCGTCTTGTGGGCGAGCTCGTGCCGGGCGTCCGCCAAGAGGTGGTCCATGTTCACTTCTTCGCGACAGCCTTCAGGCGGCTGAGCGCGGCGTTCATGTCGGCCACGACGTCGACTCCTACATCGGTCCGCGCGACAACCGGCGCCGCACTACCCGTGAACTGCTGGACGATGGCGACAACTTGCCCCACGGCGTCGGCGAGTGAACTGTAGACCGCCGTGAAGTCCGGATTCGGGCTGTTCGCGGCGATGGCGGCGGCGATGGTGTCGTCGAGCGCGAGCAGGGCATGGTTCGCCGTGAATATCGCCTCGTCGTACGCCTTCTGCGCGCCAGCCTGCTGGGCGGCGGGGATGGTCGTGTAGACGACAGGCCAGAGGGTCTGGGCGTCCGCGATAACGTTCGTCGCCGTCTGCGCAACCCCCTGCGCGATGGCGATGGCACTCGTCGGCACTGCCGGCGGCGTGCAGTCCGTCGTCGCGGCCCCGAGCGCGAACGTCCCGGCGGCAGCGGACATGGTGGTCACGGCGAGAGCGAGGAGGCGAGCGGCGATGGACATGGGCCGGGAGCCTACCACGCTCCCCGCGCAGCTCACTGGAACGTCAGCACGGAGAGGATGTTGAGCCGGTCGGAGTCCTCCGCGCAGTCCTCGCAGACGACTGCCAGCACGAAGAGCAGCGTGCGCGGGCGCTCGAGACGCTTCGTGAGGACGGCCATACCGATGTTCTCTGGCGTGATCTCGCATCCGCACGCGGGGACCGGACACTCCCACTCCGACCAGGGGCTTCGGACCAGAAGCGCGTCCCAGTTCATCGGGGTCGCCGCACGCACGGCCGCCTCCCCGTTCGCGCGAAGCTCCTCGATGTCGACGCCGGCGTCCCGGAGCCGCTGGAACCGATCTTCGATGGTCATAGGGCCGGCAGCCTCGAGAGGTTGCGCACGACGTCCGCGAGCCACGCGCCGCGCTTGGTAATCGTCAGCTCGGGATGCCCGGGGCACTGCCGCGCGCCGCAGTTGTACGGACTGTTCGTGAGGAGGCTGCGCTCGATCATGTTCCTCGAGCTTGGGGTTCAGCGCGAACGGCTGCTGCTCTTCCGCGAGACCGGCCCGTCGGCATCGGCCGCGATGATGGTCTCGAGAGCGTCGCGGAGCTTGTCACGCTGCCACTCCATGGTGTCGAGCGCGGCCACCGTGGCTTTCCAACGTCCGCGGTCGACGGTCATAGTCGTCTCGACGTCATCATCCGGCAGCTCCAGCCTAATGGCTGGTTCGCGATACGGAGCGGGTCGAACCGTCTCCACCACCTCGGTGAGCTCGCTCGCGCTCCGCCGAACCGTTCGCATGTACCACGCGAACTGCGTGACCAGCACGAGCTCGATGAGCTTGAGCCCAATCCAGACGGTCCAGGTCATCGGGAGTTTCGCCGTCGCCGGCGACCCCCCTCACCACGACCACCACCATCACCACGGTCACCACGGCCTTCCGCTACGCCGGTGATCTTCCGTGCGATGTCCGTCAGTCGGACGAACCCGTTCGCCATCTTCTCGGCGCGCGCGACGACGTTGTCCACCAGGTTGGGGTCGGTAGCCATGTCGATGAACGATGCAGCTCGACCAGCCCGCCTGGCCGTCACGTCGTCATCGGGGATAAGGTCGTACTTCACGATCCACGCAAGCGCCTTGAACGCGGTGACGATCCGCTCCTGCTCGGGCGTCCGCTCGTCGAGCGCCTTGCGGATCATGTCCCTGACCTTCTGCTTCTCGTCACTCATCGGGGAATCCTCCTCAGTCGGGCCACTCGATCCGAGTGACGTGGCCGCAATGTGGACACTTGTACTTGTTGCACTCCCCCGCGTCGATGGCCTCGCTGGAGCTCCTCCACTCCCTCTTCAGGATGCTTGCAGCCGGAATTACCCATGACGACTGGCTTTGCCCAAGAAAGGCCGGTTGCCCACCAATTCGACGGGCTGCCCAACAATTCTCACAGGAATGCCTTGAGGTTGCGCAGCTTGCCCAAGAGGCCGGACAGCGATTCCTGGGCCTGCCGGTTCGCCTCGTCTTGAGCGTCTCGCTTTCCGGCGGCCACAGCGGCCTCGTATTCGGTCTGGACCGCTCGCAACCGCTCGTTTACCCGTCGGTCTAGCTTCTCGGCAAGGTCGCCGATCCGCTGCGCCGCGCCCGCTATGTCCCCGGCGACGATCATCACTTCGATCTCGTCGAATTCGTCGGCCATGGCCTTACCTCTTTCTCGGCGGCGGCACGCTGTCCGCCACCTGCACGGCTACACCTGCACCATGTGGCTCGACCGTGGCGCGACGGGAGTGCCCGCCATCTTGCCGTCCCTCACGAGCTGGGCGACCGCCGCCGCTACCGTCTGCCGACCGGAGAGCAGGGCGTCCACCATTGGCTTGAGCGCCCGGCGCGCGTCGGCGTCGGTAACGCGCGGGAGCACGATGTCGAGTAGATCCTCGCCCGCAAGGTCCGCGAGGCCGTCCGACCCAGTGCAGAAGGCGCGCGCCTGGATGCGGTACGTCTCCGTGCTCAGCCCGGCGAGCACATCGGTAAGGTAGTCGGCCCTGTCAGCCTTCATCCGAAGGCGAAGGCAGCCGTTCGTCACCCGGAGCGATGAGCAGTCGCCGCTTGCGACGAACCACGTCTCCACGCTGGACCAGATGCCACCAACGAAAATGTCTCCGGGCTTGGCCTCGTGCTTGGCGCGGTCGGGCAGTTCCCATCCTCGCATCGGGATCGGCGTCCCACCACCGTCCGACATCTGCTCGATCGCGATGTATTTGTACTCGGCAGAGGGAACGATGCCGCGCGAGCCGACCTCGGGGATGACATCGAGCACGTCTCCGAGTTTGAAGTGCGGTGCCTTGGCCACAGCCTCCCGGGCCCGCATGCAGCGGTCGGACCATCGCTTCGGGTCAATCGACAGGTCGTCCCGCGCCAGGACGTCGCGGATCCGTACCGTGCGGCCCGCCTTGTAGGCCGGGTCCACCGCGGCGCCATCTGTCGCCCACCCGACATCGCGCACAGCCTTGGAGGCTCTGAACTCGCCGAGCACGCGATCGAAGTCGGCGTCGAGCATGGCCGCGCCGCATCCCGAAGCGTGCCACGGGCTCGCGCCGCGTCGACTCGCGTTCGCCTCAGGTTCCGCGCCCGGGTGGGCTGCCCAAGAATTCGGGCACCTGCCTAGCAAATCAGGCATCGGGGGCCTTTCTTGGGCAAAGCCATGACGACTCCCCAACTTGACCAGCCTGAACGTCAGGACCATCACCGCCATGGATACGACCACCATGGCAGCGCCGAGCGCGTAGTGGCCGAGCACGAGCTGTACCGAGCTGCACGCAAGCTGCACGGCGCTGCCGACTGCCCAGATCAGCCACAACTTCCTGGTCATGCGGGCACTCGGTCGACCGTTGGTACGGCCTTCTCCCACTTCTCCGCGAAGAACTCGGGCGACTTCGCGGCGGCGAGGTCGAGGTCGAAGGACGGCACCACTGTTGGACGGGAGAGCTTCACCAGGAATTCGTCCACCTCGCGTTTCGAGAGTCCGAATCCCGACTGCATGCTCGCCACGTCGATAAGCGGACCGTGCGGGTTCGGGATGATGCTCGCGTCCTCCAGGTTGGCTAGTACGAGCTTGCGCAGGATCCCGAGCTCCATCCGGCTCATTCGGCACCCCGCGAACTCGTAGTCGACCCACGCCTCAAACGACTCGGGGGCGAGCCGCTTCACCATGGCGGCCAGGATGTCGGCGTAGACCCGGATCTCGAGCTGCGCGTGCGCATCGCAGCGCAGGCCCAGGAAGTGCGAGAGGTTGTGGAGGTCAATCTTCCAGTACCACTGGGTATACGTCGTCACCGGTAGGACACCGCGCGCGGTCTCCCGCGCGACCCCCATCCGGACCTGCTTCTCGTACTCGGCCTGCGCCGCCTCGTAGGCGAGGTGAACCGACTCCAGGTACTGCTCGAACTGCTCGGCATCGAGCGCAGCGCCGCGCCCCTGCTTGTTGTTGACCGACTGCTTGCCGACGACGAGCTGGTCGGGGACGTAGAAGAGCATCGGCAGCACCGAGTACCGCGCCGAGTATTCGTTCAGGTTGGCGGTCCGGTGTCGGACCCACTGCCGCGCGACGAAGATGGGCATCGCGCAGTGGAACTTGAGCTCCACCATCTCGTACGGGCTCGTGTGCGCGTTGCGTTTGAGCGTTCGGAGTAGGCCCCGCCGCTCGCTCACCTTCCGGGTGCCGGCGCCGTAGGAGGTCCGCGCAGCCTGGTCGATGGCTGCGTCGCCGCCCATGTAGTCGACGAGCGCGACGTACCCGTGGTCGAGCACGGGGAAGTAGAGCCCCAAGAGCTCCTCGGCAGCCGGGATCGTCAATCGCTTCGTCTGGAACACTTCCATCGTCTCCTCACGCTTTCCGCAGCCGCTCGAAGTCGGCTTGCTTGTACGGACCCGTCTCGTTGTCTGCCCAGAAGTCGGTCGTGCCGTCGTGCGCGAACCGGGCCACCTTCCCCACCATGCCGGTCAGCTTGTGGCGGACGACGTCGCCGATGTGGAGCGCATTCGCTATCGGTACGGGTCACGGCCCCGCTCGGGGAGCGGACGGCCCCCGCTCGGTGCCGAGCAGCGCGACGATGGCCGCCACGATGACGATGGCGGCGATCACGGGATGTCCCCTCGTCGCCGCAGCACCTCCTCCGCACGTCTTGCAGCGCCCCTGCCGGGCCTCGGCGGAAGGCCAAGCCGCCTGCGGATCTCGTCGTCGCGCCGGAGCCGCGCGCCACGCGCCGATAGCTTCGAGATGCCGAAGGCCAGAATAACGACGACCACCGCGATAGTGATGTCGGTGATCACTCGCCGACCGCCTTCGCCTGGTGCTCACGCCACTCTCCCTTGCGGATCCGTTCTGCGATGGCCGAGGGCGGTCCGTCCCAGTTGTGGTCGACCTCGTTCCAGGTGGCGTCGATCCACGCGGCGATGGCCTCCGCGGTGGAGTCCTCGATGCGGGCGGTCTCCTTGGCGAACTGCGCGATGGGCCGTGGAAGCGGCACCGGTGCTGCGCCACCCGCGCCTGCCCCGTCGTTCTCCTGGCTCTTGGTCTCCTTGCCCTCGCGCATGATGGCGCGGGCCTTCTTCGCGTTCTTCGAGCGCTTCTTGCCAGGCGTGCGCGGGGCTTGCTCCATGAGCTCCGCGAGCTTCTTCTTGGCGTCCGCCGGCTCCAGCTTGGAAAGCTTGTACCCGTCCGACGCGCTGATCTTGCCCGCGAAGGCCGCACTGCGGATGGCGGCGGGCGCCTCCAGTAACGCAATCAGGTTCTTGACCGTGGACTCGCTCTTGCCGAGGAGGATCGCGATCTCCTTTTCGTCCCGACCGAGCTGGAGGTATCGGTGCGCCTTGTCAACGAGCCCCTCCACGGTCTCCGCGTGGTGGTACCCGTTCGCGCTGATGAGCAGGCCCATGAGCCGGTGATCCTTGGACCCCCTCTCGAGGAGGACCGGAACCCAGATCGGTTCCAGCCCCGCCTTCCTGCGCTGCTTGTTGACCTCCCGGGTGGCCTTCACCCGCTGTCGGCCGTCGACTATCTCGACCTTGCCGGTCTCCGGATTCCGACGGCCGACGCAAGCCTTGATGACCCCCAGCGGGACGCCATCCGGCGCGAACCCGATGTTCGCGACGAGCGCCATGTCGACCGGCAGGTGGACCCGCTCATCGTACAGCGGCGACTTCTTGTCCGTGACGAGGACAAGGTCGTCCGGATCGAACATGTAGGCGTCGCGTTTCCCCTTCGCCTTGAGCGCGTCCCGGGAGGCTTTGGGCACGGGTCAGTCCTCGCCTTCGCGCGCCTCGGAACCCTGACTGCGCTTGCCCCGTCCGGAGCGGCGCCTCGAGCTCCCGCGGCTGTCGCCGAACCGTTCCTCCATCTCGTCGAGCATCCCGTCGGCGTACTGGGTCGCGACCTCGATCATGTCGTCGACCAGCTCGTCCGCGTTGTCGACCTCGTCCGGCATCTGATACCGGCTCGCGGCGTCGCGCGCGAAGCCCAGCCAAAGCTCTTTCTGCTCTTTCTTGTCCATCGCCATGCTGGTGTTCCCTTCTTTCGGAGGGGAGCATGCGACGGGCGCCATCGGTTGTCAACTGTTGTAGCGCGATGAGTTACGTCGGTGTCTCGGGAGCGCGCGGAAACGGCACGAATCGGATGCTCGAGTGAACCGATTGCGCTTGCAGGCTCATCGCGCGCGCGCAGTCGTCGCAGGCGAGCGTGCGCTGTTTCTCCTCACCGAACCAGACGATGTGACCGGTCGCCGCCGCCGGGCAGTCGTCGCCGTTCGGCGGCACGCTGATCCGGCACTTCTCGGCACCGGGAGGCGCGACGACGACGACCCGTGGTCCGGGCGGTCGTTCCTGCTCGCGTTCTTCCTCCGCGCGGGTGAGTCCGATAGGTGTAGCCACTGGTGAACTCCTCTCAGGCTTCGTGCTCGGTGACCTTACCGAGGCACTCTACCTTCTTCGTGTACGAGCACTCCGGGTCGCTGCACTTCCAAAGGAAGGTCGTCACCCCGTGGAGAGCAGCGTCTCGGTTCTCGGCGTAATACAGCGAGTGCTCCGCCGCCGGTGGCGCATAGGTCGTGCCGACGTGCACGAGCTCATGACGGTGCCCCCAGTTCCACCAGCTCACGTGCGCACCACGTCTTCGATGAACCGTTGAGTTTCACCCATCATGAACGCCGCCGCCCGCTGGACGTGCTTCTCCCCGACCGCGAGGTACACGGGGTCCCGCTTGGTGAAACCGAGCAGGCCGTCGATCTTCCCACGGAGCTCGAGAAGGTGGTCGCGCGTCATCCCGATCGTGATGATGTGTCCATCGCGCGGGCGCCCGTCAGGCGCGCGTGGGCGCACGTTTGCCACGTGGACGGCGCCCACCGCGAGCACGAACGGGGAGTTCGTGACTCCCATCTTCTTCTCGGCATCGGTCAGCTCGCCGAGCGCGAACCTTCCTCTGCCGTGGCTGATGGCCTCCACGATTCCCTTCATCTCCTCCTGCATGCCCATTGAGTCTTCGCCCCTCGTGAATGAAGTGGTCGATCGACCACTCACGTCCTTTGGCGCGGACCTGCGCCGACATCATGTGCCGCATGTGGTCCTCGCAAACCGCCGGCTTGCCGAGGTAGACGGCCTCCGCGAACCCCGAGTGCCGCATGCGGACGTACGCGGCATTCGCGCACGGCACGAGCTTGCCCTTCACCGTGTTGGCGTCGCCGGCAAACTGGCAGTTCATGGTCAGCCTCCGTCGATCTCAATCTCGTTGCGAGTCCGCCCGCATCCGCGACAGCGCTGTCGACCACGGAGCTTGCCGTGCCGGTACGTCGAGCACGCCTCCTCGCAGATGATGGGCGCCAGCGACTCAACGCCGGTGTCGAGCTTGAGCGCATCGCCGTTCGTGAAGACGCCGCTCCGCCCACGCCGGACAACCTCCCCGCGGAAGGTGGTCGTGCCTAGCAGCCCGTCGATGGTGTCGGTGACGCGAAAGCGGCTCATGGGGTCGTCCTCTTCACGAAGTGGAGCAGCTTCCGCAACAGGCCCAACGCTCGACCATCAGCGAGAGCTTTGGTCTTGGCCAGGTAATCCTCGGTCTCAGCTATGAGCGTCTCGTCTTTCGGAGGAGGACTTCCGTCTTCTCCGGTGTACGGGAAGACCTCGTATTCCGCATGGGGCGGTAGATCCGGCTCTCCGCGCCACTTGTCGACCAGCGCGCGCATGTCGGCCTGGGACCCGATGATGTCGTCGCCGCCATTCTCGCAGGCCCAGTGGTAGGTGATGACCCGCATGCCGAATCTCGCTACCCCCGGAGTGTCTTGCGCTCAGCGGCCAGGATGTCGCCGAGCTCGTCGTCCCGGAGGATCCGGGCCAGCGTCTCGGTGAGCTCGCGGAAAAGTGCCCCCTCGTCGCCGAAGTCGTTGTGCTCCTCGCGGAGCGCGTCGTACGCATCAGCAAGCACGGTCTCGGGCGGCCGGCGGGCTGCCTCGCAGTCCTCGCAGTCGCACTCGCAGACGGGTGCCGCGAGGTCGACCTGCGTCTGCTCGCAGGCAGAACCCTGGCAGTGCTGACCCATCCCCTCGCCGCTCATTCCCATTCCCACGCTTCGGGGTTCAGCGACTCGGTCGCGCTCTGGAGCTCGCTCACCATGTTCTCGACCCCATCGGCGAGCGCCTGCGCGTTCTCGAGCTGTTTCTCAGTCTTGCCGTGCTGCCGCTCGGCGCGTTCCACGAGCGCCTTCGCCTGCTGGAGCTTGTCCTCCACCTTCGTCGTCAGCGCGAGGAGCTGCTGGTAGAGCTCCGTCATCTGCTGGCGGAGCTCGCCGGTCTCTCCGCTCGTGTCCGCCTCGATTGCTTTCGTCAGGGCGTCCACCATGCCCGGGACGCCGGCGACCGATTCCTCGAGTCGGTCCATGAGTGTCTTGATCGACGCTGCCATCTCAGTTCACCGTTCTCCGAAGTGGTCAGAATCAGCCATAGGTTGTCAACCCTCCCGGAGCTGTCCCACCACGATCACCACCGGGCCAAGACGCAGCGACCAACCGCCGTCCCATCGCCACCTCCCCCACCATACGGTGGTCCCGCAGCCACACGGACACTTCTCGAGGCCCTTCCAATGCAGCGACATCACGGCCTCCGCTCAGAACCGACGACCACCACGGGGTTGAATTCCGGTCGGCTCGACCGCGGCAACGTCGCACACACCGCCTCGGCCTGGCGAGTTTTCAGCGAAACGATCCGCCATGCTTCCTGGTCGATGGCCTCGTGACAACGCTTGTACTTCTCCCCACTCCCGCAGTGGCAGGGATTGTTCCGGCCGGGGTCGACGAACCGGATCACGGCGTCTGCCCGAACTCGGCGAGCGCTTCACGCTCCGCGCGGGTGATGAGCCTGCCTTCCAGGTGCGCTACGTACCCGATGGCTGCGCTCGCAGCCTTGTGCCAGGCAGCGCTCGGCCGCGGCCGATAGGTGTCCCAGACCGCGCGCTGAATCACCCGCGGCACCATCCGCCAATGCCGGCCGCACATGAGGAGCTCCGGCTTCACCGTCTTCTCGCACTCCCGCGCGTGACAGGTGTGCGGCCGGTCCGGCGGCTCCACGATCGATTCGAAGGTCAACTGCTCGGCGATCATGACGGCTTCAGCTTCTCGTCCATCGTGCTCATGACTTCTCGTCTCCCGAGTGGTCGTGCTGGAACGGTTGCTTGCAGATAGGGCACTGGTTCTTCTCGTGCGCCGTCTTGATAAAGTTGTCGAACCCGGCCTTGATGATGGAGCGGACGAAGAAGAAGAAGATGGTCAGCGCCGCGAGCGTCCCGAATGCGCCGCCGCCGACCGCCATCAGGAGGGCGAGCAGCGGGCTCACGGAGTGATGACTCCGTTCGAGGGACGCTCCAACGACTCGATCGTCTCTTTCATCTTCTGGAGCGCTTGCTTCACGACTTCGATCGCGGTGTCGCGCTCTTGCCGCAGCTTCGCGATGTCGCCGTAGTGGGGCCGCAGGTTCTCGGGTACCAGCACCGTGCGGCCAGGACCCTCGTCCAGGCAAGCATCGAGCGCGTCGACAGCGTCCCTGGCCTGCTCGTCGGTCATTGCGACCGTGAGCGCCGCAATGAGTCGGTCGCGGGTCGTCCCGGTGAACGGGTCGATCTGGATGCCGCCACTGGAGTGCGTTCCGTGCGTGCTCACGACGCCGCCTCGAGCCCCCGCTCGATGAGCGTGCGAACGGCCGTCGAGAAGCTGATGGTGAAGCCGGTGTCCTTGTGGACCTGCTGCTGGTACGTGCGAATCTTGGCCTTCAGGGCGTCGGACATGCGGACCTGCGTCTGCTTTTGCCGGTCGTCATCCGCGACCTTCGTGGCGGTTCTGGCCTTGGAGCCGTTCCTCATGGCGGTCAGCCTACGCCGATATACGTCGTGCCGCAACCGGTTGACAACGAGTGACATCGCGACCATCATCCACCGCGTCCGATGCGTACCCAAGACGAGATCGTTGTTCGGCTCCGTGAAGGCAACAGCATGTTCGGTTTCGACCGCGAGGTGCTGGTCCCGTACCTCGACTACGACCATGCCAAGGAGTTCCTGAAGGACACGACCCGCGAGCAGTGGGAAGAGACCCCCCGCAAGGATCGCGAGGGGAACGAGACCCGCTACCCGCTCTCCGAGTCGTTCATCCTGCCAGAATTCCGCGCGTACTGCGAACCGAAGAAGCGAACCCACAAGAAAGGAACGAAGACGACCATGATGCGAGTCACTGCCCCGGCCGGTTCAAAGGACATCCTCTACGGCCAACCGCCCTACGGGTGGAAGCTCACGAAAGACCGCTCCAAGCTCGTGAAGGACCAGGAGGAACAGCGGGTCATCTCGATGGTCCGGCACATGTACTTCAACCGGCGGCTCCCGATGCGGGCCATCGTCGAGGAGATGAAGACGATGGGCGTCAAGAACCGCCGGGGGAACGCCTTCCCGCTGTCGCGGGTGTGCGAGATCCTCCACACCGACGGCAAGCCCGAGGAGGCGAAGGACGCGAGCGCGAAGAAGCCCAAGAAACGAGCGGCGTGATGGCGGACGACGAGGACAGGAGGACGTGCGACGAGCGAGCGCGCCACAAGGAACTCCACGCGGCGCTCGACGAGCTCGTGGCATGCTTTCTTGTCCGCAAACGCCAGCGACCGTCCACCGCAACCGTTCTCGAGCTGATGGTCTGGAGCGCCACCCAGTGCAGCGGGTCGACGGGGCTCGTCGAGAACGTCGTGCGGACGCTCCAATGGCAACCGGGCGAGTACGGTGAGGAGGCGTTCGTCGGTGACTACGCCGGGGGCGACGGCGTCCGGTTCACGCTGACCCACTACCCGACCTGCTACCGGCGAGGGCCGTGGCGGCTCCTCATCGAAGTGGCCGGCGGCCCCAACCACCACAAGTGGGGATGTTTCGACGCCGACGACCAGCCCGAGCGCAACTACCACAACGAGGGGGCTGCCAGGCTCGAGGCGCAGGCCATCGCGCACGTGCTGGTCCTCGACCGCACGAAGCGCGACAAGCTGGAGGAACCGAACGCCAAAACGCAAGCGGCGATGCGCGAGGCGCAGAGCAGGAGAGATGGCGCGGTTCAAGCGGATGCAGGACGACCCCGAGTTCAAGAAACGCATGGAGGAGCGCCGCAAGGAACGCGAGGCAGAAGAGGCGGAACGACAACGCCAGCAGGCGTGGAAGGACAAGTGGAAGTGAGCAATCAACTGATTCGCGCGAAGGTCATCGTGGTCTCGCATCTCAAGGACCGGCTTTTCTACGAAGAGCAGCTCGACATGCTCGACCGGGTGCTCGGCGAGGCGCAGACCCAGCCGCCAGAGGGGACGGCCGACGGGAGCATCACCCCGGAGCAGTGGGCCAAGCTCCAGACCCTCCTCAAGGCAGCGCGTGACTACAACGACGCGCTCGTACGCGCGGTAGAGGCGATCGAGTGACGCAGCAGCAACAGCAAGACGAGATCACCGTCCAATTCAACATTCGACTGGACAATCATCACCCGCAGACCTCGTAGGTCGAAGAACCCGCCTTCCCGTTCGCCAAGGGAGGCACCTCAGCACCCCTCACCCCGTAAAGGAGATCCCCATGACCACCGTGACTACCCAGACCCAGCCCCAGACCCCGCCGCCGGCCCCGAGCCCGCTCTTCGAGTCCGCAGCGCAGGCCATCATTGACAAGCACATGGAACTCATCATGGAGGAGCTCAAGGCCGCCGGCATCCACGCGCAGGGCGTCGTCGTCGGCGTGCTTCACGACTCCGAGACGTCCACGAACTGGTGCATCGCCGACGACACGAAGGACGAGGACGGCAAGACCATCCCGGCCGAGGTCATCGTCCGGGAGATCGTGGCCGGCGTGACCCAGACGATCGGGTAGCTGCCCGTCAGGCTGCGCGCACGGCCGCCATCGCCCGGCTGGTGCTGCGGCTGCGCCGGACCATCGTCTTCCGGACGACACCCATGTTCTCGAGGACGTACTTCGCGATGTCCGGGGGGAGACGCCCGGCGCACCGGTAGACGTCGTCCACCTGTAGGTTCAGCGCCGCAGCCAGCCGAACGAGCCGGCGGTCGCTGATCCGAACGTGCTCCCCGCGCTCGATGCGGGAGAGGAACGACGCCGACACCCCCACGTTGCCGGCGAGGTCTCGCAGGTTGACCCCCAGCTTCGTTCGCGCTGCTCGGACGAGGGTAGACAGCTTCATGTCTTCTTCTTGCTTCCGTATAGGCGTGGCTTCTGGGGAAGCTTGACCGCTTTCGCGGCTACGCGCACGCGGAGGAAGTCTCGAACGGTTCGTGGCAGTCCTTCGTCGGTCTCCATCTTCTCCAATACAGCATCGAGCGCCTTGTTGTCGATGCGTAGTATCGGAGCGAGGTCCACGCCGAGGGGCTTGAGGAGCTCCTCGATCCCGTCCACCGGGTACTCGGTGTCGAAGTTCTGCTGGAGTCGGTAGACGGTTCCCGCGAGCTCGATGTTGTCCGACTCACCAATGGCGGCGCGCAGCACGTCGTCGAGCTGGTCCTTCCTGGCGTAGGCGGCCTTGGCGATCTTGGCGACTCGCTCGCGCTCGATGGAGACGGCTTCCAGGTCGTCCTTGCTGACGGCAACCACCTCGAGCTTCCGCTCCATCGCGCCCTTGTAGGCGTCGCAGCGCGTTCGGTGGTCGCAGGTGCCGCAGTACGTGTTGAGCTTTGGTTCGTAGGGACCCCGTTCGGTCCGCGCGCCGAGCGCGAGGACGTACTCGCGCGCGGCAGCGAGGTCGTCGGCGGTCCGGTCGACCACCTGTTTTATGCCGTGCCGCAGCATGTGGAAGGAAAGCCGGATCCGCTTCGCCCACGGGAACATCTCCCGGGCCGCCAGCGAGTAGAGGCTCATCTGAAGGTCGCCGGTGAGCTCCTCGCGCGTGAAGAGCATGCGGTTACTCTTGTAGTCGATGATCTCGACGGTCTCGGCGTCGACCCGATCGCACCGGTCGATGAACCCGTTGACGACGTAGTAGTCGTCGACCATCGCCCAGCTTTCCTTCTCGCTCGCTGGAACGAGCCGGCAGGTGCCAGGGCCGAGCAGCAGGTTGAACTCGTTCTCGACCGCGAGCGTCCGCATGTGGTCGGCGTACCCGGTGTCCTTCGCGTACCCGCGGAGGAGCTCCCGACCCTCCTGGTAGAGCGCCACGCCCACGAGACCGCTCTCCGACCAGGCGAGCCGGAAGAACTCGAGCATCTCCGTCTCGGGGAAGCTGCCCTCGTACTCCTCGTTGACGATCCACTGGTAGGTCCGCTCGAGGGCGTCGTGCAGCACCGTCCCGAACTCCGCAGGCTCGGGTTTGCCCCCCTCGCCGAGCGCCTTGTCCGGCTTGTTGACGTACTGGAAGTAGAACGCGAGCGCGCACTGCTCGAACTTCTTCAGACGGCTGACCGAGAGGTGCTCGTTCCGGAAGATCGGCAGGTGGTGGACGGTGGCGGTCATATCCGTGCCTTCTCCTTGTACTTCGCCACGAGCGCCCGCACGTCCGCGACCAGCTCGTCGCACCACGGGGCCGGGTGCTTGTGCTTTGCCTGCGCGGCGTGCTCCGCCATCGCAGCTGCGTAGTTCTCGAAGTAGACCGCAATCCAGTCGAGCGACTCGATCGGCCCAAGCATCCGGAAGGCGTCGAGTAGGCCGTTCAGGATACGTCGCTGCTCCGGCGTGACATCCTCATCCCTTATCTCAGTCATGCTCGCCTCCCACGTACGTCCGCAACCGCTGCCGCCTGGCCGATGAACGGCTGGAGCAGATCGATCTCCGTCCTCGCCTCCGCCTCCTCTTGGCTGATCCCCTCAGCCCTCATCCGGCTGGCGATGTACGAGTCCACCGACGGGTCCACTGGAGCGCACGTCGGGCACGGCATGGGAGTCGGCAGCGTGTCGTCCGGACAGACACACTGGGAACCAGGGAGCTCGCAGCTGTTGCAGACTTGCCCGCTGCCGCCGCACTGCGCGCAGCTGGCGGGCGCGCCATCTCGGTAGGGGGTCATCATCGTGGATCCCTGTCACGAAGGTCACGAAGGTCTTCGCCCCTCTCACGAAGGTCCGTGAGCAGCGACTTAGGCACGTAGTGGTGCGAGTGCCCGTCCGACGGGTCCCGCACATCGATCGTCCCGTCGTCGTCGCGAAGCGGGACGACAACCCTAGACAGGGCGTCCTGCCGGAGCCACTCCGCGCACCGCCGCGCGTGGTCGATGGACTCGAGGATGTCGTCGTGCGCTCGGTGCGCCTCGCCCTTCTGGAGCCGCTCCATGCCCATCGACTCGCAGAAGAGGCCAACCGCCGAGACGTCATAGACCCGGTACGAGAGCCGAGCAGCCAACCTCGGCATCTGCACGCGAAGAAACCCGAGGTCGAAGTGCACCCCGCGCCCGGCGAGCGTCGGCCGGTCGTCTTTACTCTCGACCACCGGGATGCGCTCGAGGAGGTGGTCCTCGATGGTCCGGATGTCGGTCATCGAACGCGCGCACTCCTCGAGCAGACCGCTGGCCGAATGCGTCTTCTTCGCCCAGTCGTTCAGCGTGCACGCCCCGCACCGACCGTAGTCCGGCGCGCCATCCGTCGCGTGCTTGTTGCAGTGGAGCCCGTAGTTGTGTTGGTCGACGAATCGGAACACCGGGTTCTGGATGGGACCGATGTCAAACGGATCGTCGAGGTCGGCTTCCGCGATGGCCAGCTCGAGGATGGCGTCCTGCTGCGGTGACAGGCCAGTCGTCTCCAAGTCGAGCCAGTAGAGCTTTTGCGTGATCTCGAAGAACTTGATGCTCATGACAGCGGGTCCTCCTCCTCGACAAGCGGGTCGTTCGGGCCGCCAGTCCCCATCGCCGCGAGTTCCATGAGAAGGCGTTCCTCCGACGCCCCCGCTTCCATTGTTGGCGTCACCGTCGTCGGCGGGCGCTTCACCGCCCCGCACGCCGTGCACTTGCCATCTGCGTCTGGCCCGGGAGTGACCAGGAGCTGCCCGTCCGGCATACGGATGGTGTTGGTCTTGGCGCCACATCCCGGGCAGGTCCGCTCGAGTCGCTTCGCCCACTCCGCATCGTCGTCGCCCGTTGTTCGGGTCGACCCACGCGGTCGCCCGTCGTTGACGGGAGTGGCCTTCGATCGGTACGCCGTCACGTGACACCCCGGGAAAGCGTCGACCAGAAGACGGATGGTCGCTGCCTCGCGGAAGGTCAGCTCGCTCCGGTCTGCTCGACCGGTGCGCGCGGGGACGAGCGTGATGCCGCCGTCCAGGTGCGGGGCGGCCAGCTCCACCTCGACGCCGGCCAGCTCGAGGGCTTCCAGGCTGGATGCGTCGATCTCCTTGGCGGGGTCGAAGGGACGCGGGGGAGCCATCTTCAGCTCGCCGTTTGGCGTGTGGATGACGGGGGGCGGCCGGGGCGGTCGCTGCTGCACCTGGAGCTCCAGCGGCGGCGGAGCGTCCGGGTCGACCGGCGCCGGCTTCGGCGGGGTACGGATGCCGAGCAGCTGTTCCTTTTGCTCGGGGGGGCCGTGCCTGCGCACCCACTCGACGCAGAGGAGCTCGCTGGGGAGCTTGCACATCCCCTCCTCGCCCATCTCTCCGGGGTCGATGTAGTACCGACACCGCTTGGAGCCCTGCGATTCGGGCTCCCACTTCGGACACTCAACGCCGGCTGGTCGGACGATAGCCATGGTGACGCCTCTTCAAGTCGACTGGCCCGCCAAGGTGACACCTACGGAGCAAGGTGACGGGCAAGGTGACAGTGTGGATAAGTCTAAAAAGTTAGTGACTAAGAGCGCTTAGGTACCAAGGTGGCAAGGTGACTCAAGGTGACAGCAACGTCGCACCTATATATGTGTGTGGTTTGATCGTGCGTTCATGGTTGTGTCGTAGATGGTCGTAGATGGTCGTTTTCATCCGTTTTGGTGGTCCTGATCGTGAAAAGTAAAAGCTCCCATAAGAGAGCCATATTGTTAGTGTCACCTTGTCACCTTGACAGTCTTTTATGGTCCCTCTCATTGGAACTATTGAGTTTTTCAAGGTGACACCTGCTGTCACCATGGTGCCACCTTGATCGGGCGTGCCGTCACCTTGGGGGATCACGTACCCTCCCCCCCTGGTCCGCCCTTCCTCCACGGTGGCAGCACGGTTTTCTTGCGCTCGCCGCCCCACGTTGCTGGCGTACCCGGCCAATCGAGCTCGAGACCGACTCGCTCGGCAGCCTTCTCGATGTCGACGAGCCAGCACCGCATCATCACGGCGTGCCCCGTGTCCTCGCCGACGTCGTCCGCGGACCCCATCCGGTACTTGTGGCTCGGGTCGACCAGCCAGCCGGTGTCCCCTTCCCGTGCGTATTCCTCCCTGGCGGCCCGCCGAAGCGCTTGTTCGCCGTTCGTGGGGTCTGCCCGCCCCCTCGACTTCGACTCCTTGGCGAGGGTTACGGCGAGCGCGCCGGGGTGCACGACGAGGTACCGCCGGCCGTTCTTGGTCGTCAGCCGGTAGCACTTGCGGTCCTCGAACTCCCCACGGATGGCGTAGGGGGTGATCTCCTCGAGCGCGCGTACGACCAGGCTCTTGCCGGTCACGGAGATGACGTTCCCCCCCTCCGCAGGGATCTCCACGCCGGTGATGGTCTCGAGCACCTGGCGGAGCACCTGGTCGAGCGGGGGGCGCGGGACTGCTCGCATGTCCCGCTCGGCGCGGTGGTCCAGCCACTCCCCCCAGGTCCGGATCCGGAACGCGAGCTCGCAGCACATGTCCTTCGTGCGCGGGGCTACCCGGAGCTTCATCTGCTCGAGGGTCTCCGTCGCGAGGTGGCGCGCCTCCGACCACCACCGCCGGATGACCTGCGGCTCGACGCGCATCCGCCATTGCAGGATGTCCGTGGCCACACGCCACCGCTCGTCGGTCGCCTCGATCTCGCGCAGGGCCGCTGGTGTTTCCTTGACGTCGATGCGGTTCTTGTCGAGCCCCACCATGACCAGGCGCTCGCTCATCGCAGCGTCCACGTCCGCGCGCATCTCGCCGAGGATCTGCACGGCCCCCGAGATGGCGTAGCCCTTCACCGACTGGTCGCGGAACCCGCGGTTCTCCGTGCCGCCCGAGAAGCCGGTGCGAATGAGGCGCATGAAGTCTGCGCCGGCTTCGTCGACCCTGTACTCGTCGAACGCGGAAACGAAGATGTTCGACCAGGAGAGGTTCCGGATCGTCGCGAATCGCGTCTCGGCGGGCGTGCACGGGTTGAAGCCCGGCCCGTACGGCTGGAAGGTCTTGTTGAGCACCTCTTTGAGGAGGGTCGTTTTGCTCGCCCCGGGGCTACCGAAGACGTTGAGCACGGACGCCTTGCCGCCGTTGAGCTCACGGATCTCAGGCAGGAAGTAGCAACCGACGAGCCACGCGCACATCGTCGTCAGCTTGGCTTGGTCGTTCAGCTCGAAGATGAGCGGGACGATGCGCGCGATGAGGCCGTCGACCTCGGCGGGCTCCTGCCGGCCGTCGACTCGCAGCATGGAGGCGAACGTCACCGACCCGGTCTCGGTCGAGTAGACGATGTCCGGGTTCTCCATGATGCCGTTGACGTCCCAGGTCTCGGTCGGCAGCACGAGGCGCAGGCCCCCCGCGGTGCGGTGCAGGCCCACGACCGACTCACCGCGTACGACGGGGACGCCGAGCCGCGCCGCGCGCTCGCTGACGATCTGGTAGACGGCGCCGACGTTGAAGTCTGAGCCGTTGAACTGCATGCGCTCGTGCGGGAAGGTGCCCACGAAGTCGCGTCGGCTCGTCCACGCCTTCTTCGGGACGACCCACCGCTCGATGAGCCTGGTGTCGGTCTCGGTGTGGACGGAGACCTCGAGCTGCCGGTCGCCGTTGTGGCTGATGATGACCCGCGATGGCTGGAGGATGAACGTCGAGATCGTGGTCGGCTTGTCGTCGCGGTTGTAGCCCTGGTAGCGCCGAGTCGTGTTGGGCTGGTCGTAGCCGCCGATCTCGACGACGCGCCCCTCGATGGGGATGAGCGCGTCCTCGTCGACCACCTTCTTCGCGGCCTCCGCCTTCTCCTCGGCGTCGAGCCGGTCGTCGGCCTCACCCATCGCCTGCTTGATGGCGTTCCGGGTGAAGTTGCCGCGGAGCTGGTCCTTGACGAACCGGGCGATCTCCTCAATCTCGGCCTTGCTGGACTTCGCCGCGCGCGCGAGCCGGACGATGGGGTCGAGCGCCTCCGGGAGCTGCGCGGCGGTGAGGCCCGGGTCGAGGAACTGGACGAGCGCGCCGGCGACGCTCGGGGCGTCCGTCATCAGCTTCTCGAACGGGTCCCCTTCCTTGCCCTGCCTCTTCCAGCTGAGCGCCCAGCTCGCAGGGTCGACCTTCGACTCACCGGGCGGCAGTGGGAAGACGAGCATCCGGACGTGCTTGCCGGTTTTGAGCAGCTCCGGCGCCATCCGCAGCGCCCCCTCGAGCCCTGGCCGGCGGCCGTCAGGCTTCACGTCCGTGTCGGTCGCGAGGATGACCTCCTTGTAGCGGGAGACCGCCTCGAGCAGCATCGGGACGTCTTCGTTCCGAATGCTCGTGGTCACCGGCGCGACGCAATCGTAGCCGGCCTCCACCATCGCCATGCAGTCGCTCGGCCCCTCGACGATGACGATGCGCGCGAAGCCAGTGCGGCTCCGGTAGCCGTTGTCGGCGTTGTAGAGGAGGTCATTCTGGACGTACTGGCTGACACTCGGGTGCGACGGGCCGCCGACGAGCGCTTTCTTGAACTTGGCTTCCTCCCACGGATGGGCGTCGAAGTACGCCCGCTCGATGCCGTCCTCGTAGAGGATGCGCGCGCAAGCGTACCGGCACTTGCCCTTGAGCATGTACGGATACAAGAGCCTCCCGTCGAACACGCAGCGGAGCGGCGGGTCTGGGTCGTTCGGGATGCGCGCGCGCTGCAAGAACCACCCGGTCTTGACGAGCTGCTTGCGCGAGTATGGGAACTCGCCCATCTCGTACCAGTCCTGGAGCATCTCGGCGAAGTTGGGCACCACGTAGCCCAACATGAACCGGCGCTGGGTCTCTTCGGAGAGGCCCCATCGGTCGGTGACGTACTGGACCAGCTTCAGGTTCCGGATGTGGAACGAGTGGCAGATGTCCACCATCGCCTGCTGGATGTTGCCGACGAGCTCCCGCTCATCGAGCGCGAGCGTCTGCTCGATGGCGCGTTCCCACTCCTCCTCAGTGAAGCCGTCGGGCTTCGGGGGCCTGCCCCCTCCATCGCCGCCGTGCAGCTTTTTGAAGTCGTCCCACGAGAGACCTACGCGGTCGCCGCACCACTTTACGGCCCCAACGAAGTCGAGCCCCTCTCGCGCCTGGGCGAACGCGAAGAGGTCGAAGCTCTCTTTCGTCGCGTGGTCGAACGCCAGGTACTCGCCGCCGGCTTCGAACACGGAGAAGCTAGGGTGTCGGTCCTCGCGGAGCGGCGAGCAGCAGATGAGGCTCGTCCGGCCGGTCATCCGGAGCTGCTTGGGGTGCGACTCCTCAACGAGCTCGCGGACGGAGAGGCGCGACCGCACCTCGTCCCGGTAGCGACTGAAGAGGGAGTCGCCGGGTGTACTCACGCCGACCTCGCCCAGAAGAGTTGCAACCGATCGCGGCGACCATCGCGTGATTGCGTGAACCGCGGCGCTTCCGGTGACAGCTCCGAGCAGTCAACGCAGAGGTAGTGTCCGTCCGACAGGCAGCTCCCGCGCCCGTTGTAGCCGCGCCCGTCGAACGCTTCGCACGGGTAGGCCGGATCGCGGACGCCGGGGCAACCAGTCGTTCCCGCCCGCGCGTTGACGAAGCGGCGTAGTTCCTCCCACTCGGTCAGCGCGGTCATGGAATCATCCCCATCGACCGGTACGCCCGTCGTCGGTCCGCTGCGCGGCGCACGAGCGCCTCCACCTGCCCATCCACGACGTCGTAGACGACGGGGTCCTTCCCCTCCCAGAGTCGCGTGAGCCGGCCGACCCGCTGGGTGGTGCGTCCCTGCGCCCGCTCGGGGAAGGCGAGGATCAGTTTCGACAGCCGCTTGACGTTGAGCGCTTCGTCGGCGAGCGACGTCGCGATGACGATTGGTGCAGTGCCGGCGCGGAGCTCGTTGAGGTCGGTCTTGCGAGTCTTCTTGCTCGTCGTGCTGATGACGACCCGCGCGTCAACCCCGAGCTTCTCCAGCATCTTGCCGAGCCGCCGGCAGTGCTCTTTTCGGTTGGAGAGCAGCAGCACCGTTTCGCCCTTCTGGACCTGCCAGTAGGCGAGGTCGACGATGAGCTGGTTACGCTCCTCGTCCTTGATGATCGCGCGGTGGAGCTTCGTGAACCGCTTCTTGTCGTCGGGGTCCATCGGAAACTCGAATCGGGTCGGGACGTCCACGAACCGCGGCATCATGAGGAACCCGCCGTCGACCAGCTCCTGGACCGTCTTGACGAGGAGGCGCGCGCCGAACGACCAGTCGACCATCTTGGTGTGCCCGTCCTCGCGGTCCGGCGTCGCGGTCAGGCCGAGCCGGTAGCGGGCCGGTAGATGCCGGAGGATCTTCTGCGTGGTCGCCGCGGGTGCGTGGTGCGCCTCGTCCAGGATGACGAGACCGAACCGTCGACCGAGTGATGGGTCTGCCTCGAGCATCGGCAGGAGCGAGAACACGCTCGCGATGACGATGGGTGCGTGAACGTCCTTGCGGGTGTCGTCCACGATGCCTGGCTCGATGCCGAGTTTCTCGCGGACGTCCTCCGCCCACTGGTCGAGGAGGTCTTCGGTGTGCACGAGCACGATGGTCGTCCGCGCGATCCGCACGATGCTGCCGACGCCAAGGAACGTCTTGCCGCCCCCGCAGGGCAGTACGATGAGGCCCTGCATCTTGCTCTCGAGCCGCGTGACGCCGAGCGATTGGTACGACCAGAGCGGCAGCATCGGCAGCGTGCCGAGCGACTCACCGACCGTCCGCTCGTCCTCGAACTCGATTGCGAGGTCGTCCTTCGCGAGCTCGCCGCGCAGGATGTCGATCGCTCCGCGCGGCACCGAGATGGTGCCGTCCGGCCACTCGGTCATGCACTCGAATCGGAGCGGCAGGTCCGGCCGCTTCACGCCGAGCCGGATGGCCCGGACGTACTCCGGGTTCGGATAGGAGACCGCGAACCGGAGTCGTTCGATGCTTCGTGCCGAGAGGTCCCGCAGAACGATCTCCGAGGAAACCGTGGCGCGGACGGGTGTCACGGGGTCATCGCTCCGTTGACCAGTTTTGCTTCCGCGCGAACCGACTTCGCAACCTTCGACCACGCCGTGCGGTGCCAGAGCGCTGGCGCGAGCAGCGTCTGGAGTTCCGCGCTGAAGCCGGTGATCGAGCACTCGCGACAGACGTCTCTACCTTCCTCGATTGGTCCGTGCACGATGCAGACGCGCGGCTCCTCGGGCGGGAGTTGGTCGCCGAGCTGTATCCACCCGCGCCGGCGTTTCCGCGCGAAGAGCTCCACGTGTGTTTCCTTCCAGAGCTCCAGCGGGTAGAGCCGCTCGACGATCCGGTAGAACTCTTCCGGTTTTTCCGAGTGGTCGCCGACTGGCGCGCGAAACGACGTGCGTTCGCTCTTGCTTGCCGTCTCGATCAGCTTGCCGCGCGTCGCGACGATGCACGTCTCGTGGCTGCCGCGGACGATGCGGCCCATGCCCATCTTGTCCTTCGTGCCGTCCCCGCTCGTCTTGTTCCAGACGATCTCGCTCTTCGGGGTGAAGTCCCACGCGCGGACGACCTGGTACGCCTCCTCCACCATCGAGGAGACGCGCCAGAGGAAGAGCACGGCGTTTTCGTGGAGGAGCGGCAAGGGCATCCGCATGATCTCGTTCACGCTCATGCACGGGTAGTGCTTCTCCGCTCCACGGGCATTCCCGGGCAACTTATCGGCAAACTTCCAGGGCGGATCCGCGACTAGGATGCGAGCATTCACGGCTGGTATTCCCCTTTTCCACACACCACGAGCGGGACCGTCGGGAAGGACGCGCAGTCGCTCAGGCGGGTGGACCACCCTACTTCTGTTGACTGCGTGGTCAACAGAAAACGGTTGACGGCTAAGTCGCCGCGGACCTAACGTCAGCCCTCACGTCAGCGGCCTTGTGCGGGAGGTCCCCGCGAACGGCACGGAACGCAAAAGGAGACACCATGTCAGGTAGCAAGGGTTCTTGGGGCAAAACCCAGGAGGCGATGGAGAACGCGGGATCTAGCACCTTCCTGCGGCTCGCGAACGATGGGGACAAGGCGGTCGTCGCGCTCTGCGGGGCTCCTTACCATCGGGACATCTGCTTCAACGAGAAGACCAACAAGTACGAAGCGTGGGATGAGGCGGCGAAGCAAGCTGGCAGGAGGAAGTCGAGCCGCTACGCGATGAACGCCTTCGTCATCTCGGTGAAGGGCAAGGAGCTCGGGGAGATGCGCATCCTCGAGATGAACTTCAACACGATGACCACGGTCATCGGCTTGAAGGACAAGTACGGTCTCAGCAAGTACCTGTTCGAGATCACCCGGCACGGCGCGGCCAACGACACGAAGACCACATACCAGATCCTCCCCGACAAGGAGATCACCGACGCGCAGCGCGCGCTCTTCGGCGCTCCGGACGCGAAGGATGCGGACGGGTGGACCGAGGGCTCCATCCCGCTCATAGACCTGGAGGAGGCCACCGCCAAGGACGAGGGGGGCGGGGATGCTGCGGTCACCGACGACGTGAAGAAGGACGGCAAGGACGGCAAGAAGCCCAAGGAGAAGACGAACGGGACGACTGGCCCGGCCGCTGCTGCGCCGGCTACTCCGCCGGCAACGACGACGACCACCGCTGCTGCCACACCAGCCGGTGGCGACGCCACCATCTCCAAGGAAGTCGTCAACGAGATCATCGGCAAGCTGAAGCCGCTCGACAAGGACAAGGGCATCGTCCCCTTCCTCGCGAAGTTCCCCTACGCGAAGAAGGTCAGCGAGATTCGGGCGTCTGACGAGGCAGCGGCGCGCGAGCTCGCGAACAAGCTGTCCACGCCGGTCGGCTCCGAAGACGCTTTCAGCTGATCCGACAGCCTGATGTGGGGCAAGGATTCGATTCCTTCCCCGCAGGAGTACATCGAGACCGCGTTTGGGCGGGGCGGCTACCTTTCGCGTCACTGGGGCTCCGGCTACCAGCCGCGCGAAGGGCAGATCGCCCTCGCCCACGCGGTCGACCGTGCTCTTTGCGGGCGAAACCACCTGCTGTCGGAAGCCCCGACAGGAACCGGTAAGTCGCTGGCGTACTCGATCCCGGCGACCTACCACGCCGCCATGCATGGCAAGGTCGTAGCCATCGTCACGGCGAACATCGCGCTCCAGGAGCAGCTCGTCAGCAAAGACCTGCCGATGCTCGGCGAGATCCTGCCGTGGGCGTTCAGCTTCGCGCTCATGAAGGGCCGCAACAACTACTTGTGCCGGTCCAAGTACGAAGAGATCCACCTCGCGACCAACCAGCAGTCGATGTTCGAGCTGGAACAGTTGGGGTTCTCCGCGGAGGAGCGCGACAAGGCGCGGCTCTACCAGTGGGCCACCGACCAGGTGCAGCGCCGGGCGTACGGGGACAAGTCCGACATCGTCGGCTGGAACCCGTCCGACAAGGCGTGGCGCGAGATGTCGGTCGGACCGGACGACTGTCGGGGCAGCAAGTGCGCGTTCGCCGAGACGTGCGGAGCGCTCGCGGCGCAGCGCCGTGCGCGTGCGTGCAAGGTCGTCGTCACGAACTACCACATGTTCTTCACGCACCTGCGCGTCTACATGGACCGCGGGATCGACGTCATCCTGCCGCCGTTCGACGCCGTCGTGTTCGACGAGGCGCACGCTGCTGCCGCCGTCGCGCGCGACTTCTTCGGCTGGCAGCTCACCGAAGGGTCCATCCGCCGGCTGACCCGTCACGTCCGTGACGAGAACCCCGACCTCGCCGAGCGGACCCAGCGCGCCTCGAGCTGGTTCTTCTCGCAGATGCTGGGGCTCCGGCGCGACCGTGACCGCTACAAGGCTCGCATCCTGCCCGAGAAGCTCAACAACGACGACCACGCGGCCGGCAAGGCGCTCATCGAACGGTTGGGGGATATCCGCAGCCTCGTCACCAAGGAGATCGAACTCTTCGTCTCCGACACGGACCGGGTCGGGCGCGCGGAGGTCGTGCAGCGTGGCATCGAGCGCGCAGCTGGCGCGGTGGCGAGCGTCTTGAACGGCGGCGAGGACAACGACGTTCTCTTCATCGAGGAGGACGAGTTTCACAAGTCCGCGCAGGTCTCCTGCCGGCTCGTGCAGCCCGCCCAGGTGCTCCGGGGGGCGCTCTTCGGCAAGACGATCGTGCACGTTCCGCCGGCTGGCGAGGACGAGCTCTACGAGGAGAAAGAGGTCGAGCCCGAGCCGGTCTCCGTCATCTGTACGAGCGCAACGCTTGCGACCGACAGTGGGTTCAAGTTCGCGCGCGAGGAGCTGGGCGCCCCGGGCTGCGAAGAGCTCATCGTTGACAGTCCCTTCGACTACGAGAACCAGGCGCTCTTCATCATCCCCGACGTCGTCGACCCGAACGACGAACGGTTCACCGCCGAGGTGGCCGCCATCTTCAAACGGACCATCGAGCTCGCGCGCGGGCGAACGCTCGGGCTCTTCACGTCCCGTAAGCGCATGAATGAGGTCTACGACGCGGTCGCCGGCCGGACGCCGTTCCGGATCATGCGGCAGGATGACGGACAGCGCACCCAGCTCATCGCCGACTTCAAACAGGACACCCATTCGGTCCTCATGGGCGTCGCGAGCTTCTGGGCGGGTGTGGATGTCCCGGGCGAATCGCTCTCGTGCGTCTTCATCGACAAGTTGCCGTTCCCGACGCCGGACGACCCAGTGCTCGATCGGTTGTCGGAGACGGACAAGCGCGCGTGGGCGGCCTACGCGGTACCGCGTGCCATCATCGAGTTGAAGCAAGGGTTCGGGCGGCTCATCCGCACGGACACCGACCGAGGCGTCGTCGTCTGCTGCGACAACCGGCTCATCAACAAGGGCTACGGCAAGCAGTTCCTGCGCGCGATGCCGAAGGGCATGCAGAAGATCCGAAACCTGGAGGCCATCCGGGAGTGGCTCGACGGGCCGGGAGCGGCCGAGCCGGCGGTGGAGGACCCGTTCAGCTGAGGAGGAGTCGATGGCGTGCGAGCATCACGAATCGGGCGTCGTGACGATCGAGGCTGGCCTGACGGTCGTCAGCTGGTGTTCCAGCTGCGGCGCGGTCCGCGACAACAACGGCGATCACGGTGCGCCGGCTGGGAGCTGGCGTATCCCCGCGAGACCGGCTGGCGACTGCACCAGCTACGTCGTCATGGTGCCGAACAACGACGAGGGCGAGAGCCTTGGCGAGTTCGAGGCGGAGTACCTGCCGCGCGGTGGACACGCCCTTCGAGGGGGTCGTCGCGTCCGTCGATCACGAAGCGTTCCACAAGGACCACCCGTACGCGGACAAGCAGGCGACCAAGAGCTACGTCATCACGACCGTGTGGCTGACGGAGGAGGCGGCGGCGCCGACGCTCTATTGCGACTGCTCGGAGGAAGAGCGAGCGAAGTGGAAGGTGGACGAGCAGGAGCGGCGCGAGAACTGCGGGCATGTTAGAGCGAACGGCTGATGGGCATCATCATGCTCCCGTACCGGTGCCGATTCTGCGGCATCCCCATCCTGCCGAAGCGGGCGCTCGAGGGTGATTCGGTGTGCGAGGCGCCGTCGTGTGGGCAGCTCCGCGTGGAGGAGCGCCAGCCCGGAGGGATTCGTCCGATCACGCCGGAGGAGTTCCAGGCGCGCGTGCGGCTGCAAGTGGGAGAACCGGCCGGTGGCTACCGCGGGGAGTGTTCCTGATCGGAGGAGGTGGTCGATGGGGTCGAGGCGGAACGATTGTGCCGCGTGCCGGAACCCGGCGACCAAACATGGATTGTGCCTCGAGCACTGACATGGTCGTTCAATCCCTCGGTGGGACGTGCTCCTCAAGCCGATCCAAGAGAGTCTTGAGTTCAAGCCGGAAGTCCTGGCCGGCGCCGTGATCTTCATCCAGCGTCGAGGCAGGGTGCTGTCCGCGGAGTGGCGACCGATAACCAGCATGCCAGGCTGTCAGGTCTCCTCGCTCGGGCAGGTGACCAAGCCGGATGGAAAGCTCGCCCCATGGGACGTCAACAGTAGCCTGTATCCCCATGGTTGCCCCGGTGAAAGGGAAGCGCCGGCTCGTACACAAGCTGGTCGCGGAAGCGTTTTATGGACCTTGCCCGAAGGGGCATGAGGTCGATCACGGGGACGAGAACACGCTCAATCCGTCTCTGAAGAACCTCTCGTACGCAACGAAGGGTCTGAATGCCAGTAAGAGACGGCGCAAGCCTCGCAGGCTTACGGAAGCAGAGATTGCTGAGCTTCGACGGCTGGTGAAGGACCATTCCGTTCATTGGGTAGGGGCAAAGCTCGGCGTATCCACGCAGACAGTGCGAAAACACTCGCGCGGCATCACCGTTCTGAAGCCAGGGACGGCAGCAAAGCGAGAAGCTTGCTCGATCGACCCATTCAGCTAGTTCGCCTCTTCTCCATCGATCTTGAGCACGAGCTCGGCGTCGTCCGGAAGGCCCTGTTCCATCAGCGCGGCTATCGCCCACGTCGCGGCGGTGTTGGTGTCCGGGCACGACCGCAAGACGATGTGCAGGGCAGGCACGTCGAACAAGAGCTCGCCGGTCTTCGGCTTGTAGCGGCGCGCGAACTGCACGTATCGCTTCGTGACGACGTCCCGGACGATGATGTACGGCCGGCGCTCGAGGTCGCTGGCCATCATCTCGTCGAGTGCGGGGACCAGGACCGCCCGGAGCTTGAGGAGGCTCGTGGTGAGGAAGGTGGCCACGGTGCCGGTCAGGGTATCACCGGGGGATGGGACGAGCCTCGTAACGGGGGTGGATCTCGTGTTCCGTGATGCCCAGCTCCTGGGCGACCCAGCGCCCGTACTCGTACCAGATCGTATTGCCGAATCCGTGTAGGCCCGCGTCCTGCGGCTCGTGCCCGTCGTAGCCCTGTACGAACTCGTAGACGTCGCTCTCCCGAACGCCGAGCTCGCGAGCTGCCGCGTGGATGGGGGAGTATTCGCGCTCCTCGGCGCGCGACCCGCGGACGATGAGCAGCGCAGAGAGCGCGCAGCAGCAGGGGGCGTTCAGCACCCACTTGCGTTTCTGCCCGATGCCCACCCCCCAGGTCCGTTTGGCGATCTGCGCTTTGAACGACGTGGATCGCGCGGCTTGCAGGATCGCCAAGACCGGCTCTGGCACCTCGTCGGGGAGCACTGGCGGCGCGAGCGTGAGCTGCTCCTCCATCAGTGGACCTTGTTGACGGCGGCGGCCTCCGCGGCAGCGATGGCCTCCTCCTTGGTGTCGGCATCGCCGTGCGCCATGACGCCCCCCTCGTTCGGCCGTTTGCCGCGTCGGATGACCGTCCACTCCCATCGCTCGCAGCCGTCAAAGTGCGCGGCGACTACGAGGTCAACGCCGCCGCCGAGCTCGCGCCCGAAGACCTTCGCCTGCCAACCGTTGGGCTGGTAGCCGGCGAGCTTGAGCGCCAGCTCGAGGTCGTCCGCGAGCTCGGCGTCGACCGCGCGGTAGCGCTGCGCGGCTTCCCAGACGAGGTCTTGCAGCCGCTTGTCGGTGAGCTTCATCGGGAAGAACCCGCGCGGCGTGGTCGGGTACTTGTCGCTCTGAAACTCGTCGTCAATCAGATGTGCGCCCATTCTTGTTCTCTCCTTGGATAGTGCTGCTCTTACTTCGATCCTTTTATGGTGAACGATTCCGGATCGCTTCTGGCACTGCGGAGTTCGTGGGCACCGCAACCGGGGCAGGGTCGTCGAGCCATGATGAACGGCACTGGGTCCATCACCACCTTCGAGTGGCTGCGGAAGATGGCCCCACATTCCTTGCAGGTGCAGGTCATCTCGGGGAACTCGTCGGACGCCGACCAGTCGATCGTCGTCATGGCGCAGGATCGTCGTCATGGCGCAGGCTTCCTCTCCGGGGGCGGCGGTAGAGGACGATGGCGGCCCACGGCTGGCGGAGTGACAAGACCTTCACGGCCCATCCTTGGGAGGGAGAGTCGGCGCGTTGGTCCGCTTGCCGTGCAGGAACTCGCGCGCGCGGTCGCGCTCCTCCTGGGTATAGAACCCGCGCTCCGAGAGCGCGAGATTGAGTACGCATTCGGGGCCGTGCTTATCGAACCGACGGCACACGATGCACTGGAGGCCGGTCTCACCGCCCGAGGCCGGGTTCCACTCCGCAAGGAGCAGTGCCTTGTCGACGTTGGTCATCGGCGCTTGCTGCTCGGCTTGCCGTTCGGCTTGTCGGCCGACTCCTCGATCATCGCGCGCACGACGGCGCTGATGCTTGGCTCGATGCCCGTCAGTCGCTTCGCCTCTTTCTGGCGGTGAACGATCTTCGCATACAGCAACCTGCTCACGCGCGCGGCGACTTGTACTTCCCCGGCTTCGTTTTCCATGGTTACCACTGAACCAACTTGTAGCGTACGTAACGGTTCAACACAAGCTTGACAGTTGCTATACCGGATCGTAGCGTCGGCGCACCTTGATGAAAGGCAAAGCGGAGCTCGACCCCTTGGCCAGCGAGGCTGGCAAGCAAGAGGGGATGGAGAACGTCGAGCGCGGCGCTCCGCCTGGCTGGATGTCTCAGGCGACGGCGATCATCCGCTGGCTCGCGCTCCGCTTCGAGTATGTCACCGCGGACGACATGTGGGCCAAAGGACTCGAGCATCCTGGGGAAGGGCGAGCCATCGGTCCCGCGATGAAGCGCGGGGAGAAGCTGGGGCTCATCGAGCCTACTCGGGAGTTCGTGCTGACGGTTCAGTCTCGCAGCCACCGCGCGCCGATGCGGGTCTGGCGCTCACGGCTCTACGGCGGACCGCCGAGCATCTTCTCCGAAGAGACGCTCTACTCACGACTTTCGCCGAGACCGGACGACGATTACGACCCGAGGCTTTCGTGACCGCGCATCACGTGCATATGGGCTCGCTCGGGTTCGACCTGGTCCCGCTCGCGGACACGGCCACGTCGCGACCGGCACTCGATCTGGCCCGGTGGCGGTGCGAGCGCTGCCGGCGCGGAGAGAGCCTGCGCGTCTGCGCGGTCGCCAACCAGCTCATCGTGCTCTGTTTCCGATGCCGGTTCCCCGGCGGCGTTCGAGGTGTTCTCGCGGCTCGCAAACGAGCTGCGCTGGCTCAAAAGAAGAGGATTGCGCATGGCAAAGAAGATCGAGAAGTACCAGCTGTCGGTAGCCCCCGGTGACCAGGTCATCGTCACGACCGGGCAGATTGACGGGATCCTGTCGCTCCAGATTCAAAAGGAGTTCGCGACCCAGGCCGACGTGGTGCTGGTCTGGGCGCTCGTCCATATCGGCAGCAAACCCAGCCAGCTCCGATTCCGCACCATCATCAGCGAGAAGCCAGTGCCGGACGACATGCTGACTTGGTGGGAGCACCTGGCGACCCTACAGCTCCGTGGCGGTGCCACGGTCACGCACGTGTTCGTTGAACGCGCATCATCCAAACCGAGAAAGAAGTGAGGAGAGTCCCCATGAACAAGACCAGCAAGCTCAACGTCGACCAGCCCATCCCGTTCACCGTTGTCGATCCGGACGCGCCCATCCCGTACCGCATTCGCGTCGCCACCCCAAGCGTCGAGCTCCGCAACTTCGTCGTGCCCGTGCTCGGCATTCAGGGAGAGATGTCGCCTCCCGGCGCCATCCCCGAGGAGCGTCCTTCCGAGGTCCGGCTGAAGAAGGCGACCCGGGCGGCGTGAACCCCGCAGCGGCGCAGCGGGAGACGGGCCGGCGAATAAAGTCGGCGGCTGGCTCGTCTCTCATGGGGATGCAATGTAACACGAGAGGTTGACGCCGATGGCACTCAGCAATTGGGATACGGTTTCACTCGACGAGTCCGGCAACTGGCGCGGCCCGCAGAACGGCGTCTACGCCGTCGTGTGGGTCGGCAGCGGGGGCGAGAAGGGCATCGTCGCGGCCGGCGTGTACGGCTACCAGGACGGCGAGTGGGTCGGAGTCAAGCAAGAGAGCGTCCGCTGGTTTGCCGACAAGCTTGCGGCGGAGGATGACGCGGACGACCCCACCCGCATGACCTACACCCCGCACGTGTTCCAGAAGCTCGATTGGGCTCAAGGGTCCGGCGAAGTAGGAGGGTTCAGGAGTACGGGCAGCCCCCCCTGAATAAACCCGCTGGCCGGTGCGTCTATCAGTGAGATACGACGTAACACACACGGAGGAAGTCGTGAACAGGCTGGCTGTAACTGTCGTGGTCGTGCTAGCATGGTTGGTGACCGGGTGCGTCGGCAGCGAGTTCGCTGGCCCGGCGGTAGAAACCGATTCGGGGGATGCAGGGCAGACTTCTAGCCCCGAGGCCAGTCGGGAGGCCGGTGACGGGCAAGCCGTAATCGAGAATGACGCCGACGCCGGTCCGGCGCCCGTGGAGACCGGCACCACTTCCAGCTCATCGGGGGGCTCCTCGAGCTCGTCGTCGTCCGGCTCGTCAAGCGGTGGATCGACTAGCTCCTCGTCCGGAGGCTCGACCTCTAGCTCGTCGTCGGGAGCCGTTGGGCCGTGCGACGGCGGTCCGCTCGTGACTCACCACGTTGGGGCCGACAGCTTGACGTGGACGGACTGCGTACCGCTCGGCACGCATGACAGTCCGCAGGCGCTGAAGGCATGTGAGGCATGGTGCAGCGCGCAGGGCTGCAACTGCGCGGGCGGCATGTTCTGCGGCCCGGATGATGTCTGGTACGGGGCGCTCGGTGGCAACCCTCCGACCACCTGGCTCGGGTGGACGTACGCAGGTGACGTCACGAACGAGATCAACTGCGGCGCGGCCGGGACGTGGGAATGACGGACATCGAGCGACTCCAGCGGCGCGCAGCGTACGGCGGAAAGAAGGGCCGGCGGGCCGCGCGTCTCCTTCGAGAGCGCTACCCGGACCAGGTGCGCGACCGAGAGGGGTGCCAAGCCCTCCACCTGGTCGGCGGCAGGAACGCGCGCTCGCATCAGCCCGGCTGGGGACGCGGGGGACGAGCACCGCGCGGGGACGGCGCTCCGGGCAGGCCGGGAAGTCTCACGATCACCTGGACGACGTAGGATGGCGGCCATGAATCGAAGTCTCGAGCTCGCGCGCAACCGCGCGGTCCAGGCCGTCCACACCTACGAGCGGAAGAAGCACGCGCTCCAGGAGACCATGCAGCGCGCGGCGGCCGAGGCTCGCGAGAAGATCAGCGGAGCGCTCGCCGAGTGGGCGAAGCTGGCGGAGGCCACCGACGAGGAGCTAGCCGCATGGGCCGGTGGGGCGTGAACACGGTTGGTGCCCGGAATGTGAAGCCTGCGAAACGGATGCGGCGCGGGCCGCTCGGCTACCCGGCGGAGAACAGCTTTTCCAGCTCACCGGAAAGGGCGCACGTCGCTGCGCAAACGATGTCAGGTGGACCGACGGACCTGACCTGATAGCCTCGCCGGCATGCCCAAGCACCATTACCATCGCATCCACGCGCGTCTGCGCGGTGTCCGCGTCAGCAAGCGCAGTGACCTGCCGGCCGGCTCGCTGTCTCCCGCCCAGATCCTGACCGCGTACGGGTTCAAGCAGAATCAGTTCGCGGGCGCTGCCCCCATCAAGCTGGGCGTCGGCTCGCTCGGCGGCGGCGTCATGACGCAGGACATCCTCAACTCCGTCAAGACGTGGGGGATGCTCGCGCCGAAGATCACGGTGCGGACCGTCGGCGGCGCGGTGAACGACCCGACGAGCGACCAGGACTCGAACGTCGAGAACATGCTCGATCTCATCCCCACCATGGCGTTCACCTGGTGGTGGCTGACGGGGCAGGCGGCCGACATCACCATCACGTTCGGTCCGAACCAGAGCGGCGGCATGGAGCTCGTGACGCGCGACCTCATCGCGGCCGGCGTCGAGGTTGGGAGCTGGTCCTGGGGCTCGGCAGCGGACCAGTGGGATCCGAGCGAGCGTGCGAGCCTCGCGCAGGCGTTCGCGGACGCGGTCGCGGCCGACATCTGCTTCTGCGCAGCGGCTGGCGACAACTCGATCGACGACGGGACCGGCTCGCCGACCCCCGACTACCCCTGCGCGGACCCGAATGTCTTGGCGGTCGGCGGCACGAAGCTCCTCATCACGTCGTCTGGCGCGCGCGCGGACGAGCAGGCGTGGGGCGACGGTGCCCCCGGCGACGAGGGGGGCGGCGGCGGGTTCGATCCGACCGTCACTATCCCGAGCTGGCAGCAGGGGGTCATCCCCGCCGGATCTGCTGGGCGCGGAGTGCCGGACACGTCTGCGAACGCGGACCCGAACAGCGGCTGGCAGATGTCCGCGAACGGTTCGTGGACGGTCGTCGGCGGCACCAGCGCCTCGAGCCCGTTCACGGCCGCGCTCATCGCCGTCGCGAAGGGAGTCGCGAAGGCTATCGGCGTCGGGCTCACCACACCGGCCATCTACGCCGCGCGCGCCACCGCGTGCAACGATATCACCGAGGGGAGCAACGGCGACCCGGCCGCTCCCGGGTGGGACCCCGCGACCGGACTCGGCTCGCCGAAGGGCATCGGGTTCATCAACGCGGTCGTGGCGTGGGCGCAGGGTGCGGCTCCGCCGCCCGCGCCGCCCGCTCCTCCGACGCCCCCGCCTGCGCCGAGCCCCCCGTCTCCGCCCACTCCCCCCGCGCCGCCTCCTGCTGCCCCCACGCTCACGCTGGACCAGGTGAAGGCGCTGCTCGACGACAACTGGCCGAGCAGTTGAAGCTCGACGGCGCGCGCATCAGTCAGTGGGCGGCGGAGGTAGAGGACGCCGACGACCTCATCCCCGCCCACGGCGCGCTCACCGCCTCACGGTGGCCGCTCGGCGTGCGCCGATACTTCGTAGTCGTTCGGGAGCTCTACGCCGCTCGGCTCAAGGCGGGCGGTACGCTCCCGGACGACGAGGAGTGGATGTTCGCGGAGCAGCTCGAGGGCGAGTGGGAGCTACTCTCCGAAGCGGAGCAGCAGCACGTCGAGCGACTGATCGAGGAGGTGAAGCAGGGCAAGCGATGCTTGCGGTGTGGACGGCTGCCGGCGAGCGCGCAGGAGGACTGCCGGCTAGGTGCCGAGGTCCCCGGCGCGGGCACCGAACCGCACCTATTCTGGCGCGAGTAGCGCGCGTCACCGATTGCGGTACGCGCGAGCGCGGTGATATACAGTGTCGATGATGCGACGCCTACTCATCACCGGCGGGTGCGGTTTTCTCGGTCATCACTTGGTCGAACACTTCCTGAAGAAGACCGACGCCGAGATCGTCGTCCTCGACAAGCTGACGTACGCGAGCGCGGGGTTCGACCGCTTGCGCGACATCAGCGTGTTCGACGACAAGCGCGTACACATCCTCGGCTGCGATCTCTCGCAACCGGTGCCCGAGGGGATCGCGCGCGAGGTCGGGGAGGTCGACGCCGTCATCCACGCTGCCGCCGAGACGCACGTCGACCGGTCGATCGGCGATCCGATGCCGTTTCTCCAGAGCAACGTGATCGGGACCCACCACCTGCTCTGGTGGATGCGGTCGGTCCGTCCGAAGCGGATCATCCTCGTCAGCACCGACGAGGTGTACGGCCCCGCCCAGTTCGGCGACGACATCGCCGGCTTCAATGAGCAGGCGGCGTTCCGGCCCGCGAACCCGTACGCAGCGGCGAAGGCCGGCGGCGAGGCGGTCGCGATGGCGTACGCGAACACGTACCGGCTGCCCATCACCATCGCGAACACCATGAACCTCATCGGCGAGCGGCAGCACCCCGAGAAGTTCGTGCCCATGGTCATCCGCCGCGCGCTCTCCGGCGAGAAGGTGCTCATCCACGCCGACCCGACCAAGACTTTCAGCGGGACGCGGTTCTACCTGCACGCGCGGACGTACGCCGATGCGCTCGGGTTCTTGCTCGCGATGGACGGCGAGCCGCCGCTCAAGGTCCACGTCTGCGGCGAGCGCGAGATCAGCAACCTCGACTTCGCGAAGCTGCTCGCGCGGTTCGTCGGCAAACAGCTCAACTACGAGCTCGTGGACTTCCACTCGAGCCGGCCCGGCCACGACCTCCGCTATTGCATGGACGACCGGCTGATCCGCAAGCTCGGCTGGGAGAGGCCGATGGTGCTCGAGGACTCGCTCGAGAAGATGGTGCGCTGGTATCTCAACAACCCCCGTTGGCTAGAGCTAGGAGCTTCATGAGACTGACCCGTGCGGATCTGAAGACGGTCGACATGTCCCAACTCGTGCGGCTCGCTCCCGAGCCGTCGACCTTCGACCGAGCCGGCGAGCACTACCGCCTCCTCGCCTACCTCTCGAGCCTCTACAAGGGCCAGACCATCGTCGACCTCGGCACCCACCATGGTAGCTCCGCCATCGCGCTCTCCTACGAGCCGAGTAACCGCATCGAGTCGTTCGATATCGAGGACCACGTCAGCAAACGGGTGATGCCCGCGAACGTTCGGTTCCACCGGGAGAATCTCTACGACCCGGCTGTCCGCGAGCAGCACAAGAAGATGCTGCTCGAGAGCGCGCTCATCTTCGTCGACACCGACCCGCACTCCGGCATCCCCGAGCACGAGTTTCTGCGGTGGCTCCAGAAGAACGAGTACCGCGGGCTCATCGTGCTCGACGATGTCTGGTACTTCAAGCCGATGCGGGACAACCTCTGGTACCGCATCGAGGGGCAGCACCGGACTGACGTGACGCCGCTCGGCCACTGGTCCGGGACCGGCCTCGTGTCGTTCGGCGGCGAGCGGGTCCAGTTCGAGGACGCGGACCTCTCCAACTGGACGCTCGTGACCGCGTACTTCGACCTCACCAAGCAGCCGGACGCGAGCCCCGAGGTGAAGGCTCGGCCCGCTGGTCACTACCTCGATCAGCACGCGAGCTCCACGCTGGCGCTCGACAAGAACCTCGTCGTCTTCTGCGAACCGGAGAACGAGGCGAAGGTCTGGGCGATGCGCCCGAAGCACCTGCACCCACGCACGCGCGTGCTCACGATGGCGTTCGACCACTTCCCGATGACGAAGCACCGGGCGGCGATCATCGCGAACCGCGGCGGCAACTGGTGCCCGACCGACCACCGCAACACCGCCTCCTACTACCTCTTCTGCATGGCCCGTTACGCGATGCTGAAGCAGGTTATCGGGGCGAACCCGTTCAAGAGCACCCACTTCGGATGGATCAACATCTGCATCGAGCGGATGGGGTTTCAGAACCTCCTCCATCTCGACGAGGCGCTCGCCGTCCAGCGGGACCGGTTCTCGACCTGCTTCATCGACTACGTGCCGCGCGACGTCGTGAACAACCTGGCCGGCTACTTCCACGGCAAGGCGTGCGTCGGCCGCTGTTCGATGTGCAGCGGGTTCTTCACTGGCAACGCGAAGTACATGACCGACTTCTGTAACCGCATCGAGGGCGAGTTCCTTCGCTGCCTCAAGGCCGGCGTCGGGCACGCGGACGAGCAGCTCTACCCGCTCGTCTACTTCAAGGATCCGGGCCTCTTCGACTGGTACCTCGGCGATTACAGCGAGATGATCACCAACTACGCGCACGTCTACGCGCGACCCGAGCAGCCTGTCCGCAACCTGATCCGGAACAGCCTCGCCGCCGGCGACCGGGAGGTCTGCACGCGCGCGTGCGGGATCCTCCTCACCGCCCACAACACCGGCAGGTGCTCGCTCTCGCAGTCGGACCTCGACGAGCTAAAGCGCGTGATGGGTGCGCTTGCTGCCGCACCCGCATGAAGCGGGCGCTCTGCCTCATCATCGACTCGGAGCCGTCGGTGGCGGCGTGGCGCGAGACCTACGACCACCACCGGCAGCTCTGGCATCGGTGCCTCGACTTGTGCCCATGGGTGGATGGCTACTTCCTGCGCTCAGACCCGACGATCAAGAATGAGCTCGTCGTCGGGCCGCGCCAAGTCACCGTCCGCCGGGAGGAGTGTCACGGCACCATCCTCTACAAGTCGCTCCGCGCGCTCGAGGCCCTCTTGCGGCCGGACCACGACTACGTCGTCCGCACGAACGTCTCCTCGCTGTACGACTTCCCGCTGCTCGCGCGAGAGCCCGCGCGGACCGGCCTCTACTCGGGCTGCCTGGTCGACGGTGCGCACGTCACCGGCTCCGGCATCCTCTTGTCGAACGACGTCGCGCGCGCGCTTGTCGGTCCTCGCACCCGGCAGACGACGCTCTCCGAGTGGGACGACGTCGCGATCTGGCAGATTCTGAGCGAGCAGGGCGTCCGCCCGGAGCACCGAGACATGTTCATCTACGACTACTCGAAGGGGGCCGACCAGATCGTCGTCGGCAAGCACCTGCACTACCGCCTCCGCGACTACTCCGACCCGGACCGCGCGCACGAGCGGGCAGCGTCCGAGGCCGTGTTCGACCGACTCTACGGAGCCGCCTCATGCTGACACTTGTCACCGGATTCTTTCGCTTGCGCGACCGCCAGATCGACGAGGACGAGGCGTTCGCGCGCTTCGACCGGCTCGCGGCGTGCGGCCTCCCCATCATCCTGTTTCTCGACCGACGGCTCGCGGACCGCGCGCCGAAGCGTTCGAACGTTCGGGTGGAGCTCCACGATCTCGAAGCGCTCTGGTCGTTCCAGCAGCCGGACGGCAAGCCACTGCCGGCGTCGTGCACGCCCGGTAAGGACACCAAGGACTTCCTGCTCCTCCAGAACGCGAAGATCGACCTCCTCGCCGTGGCGCGCGGGCTCGACGCCGCTTCGCACTTCGCGTGGATCGACTTCGGCATCATGAAGGTGGTGAAGCGCGAGGAGCAGTTCCTCGAGCGGCTCCGGGCCATCAAGCCGCCCGACAGCTGCGTGCTCGCACCCGGGTGCTGGGACAAGAACGAGCCCACCGACACCGTCAACTGGCGGTTCTGCGGCGGGTTCCTGCTCGCGGACCGCAACTCCATTCCAGCGCTCGTCCAGAAACATCACAAGGCGTTCCGGCGGTCACCCGCGCTCACCTGGGAGGTCAACGTCTGGGCGGCGATGGAGCGCGCGGGGCAGAAGTTCGATTGGTACAAGGCGGACCACGACGACAGCATCATCGGCGGCGGCAAGCGCATCTGCCTCACGATGATCGTCAAGAACGAGCGCGCCATCATCGAACGCTGCCTCACCGCTGCCCTCCCCTACATCGACACGTGGGCCATCGCGGACACCGGGTCGACGGACGGAACCGGGGAGTTCATCGAGCAGTTCTTCGCCGAGCGGAAGGTCCCCGGCAAGCTCGGGCGGACGACGTTCAAGAACTTCGCGCAGGCCCGCAACGAATCGCTCGACCTCGCGTATACGGTCCCCGGGTGGGACTACGCGCTGCTGATCGACGCGGACATGGTGCTGCGCGGCACGCTCGACAAGCTGACGCTCACGGCGCCGGCCTACAAGCTGCTCCAGCGCAATAACTCCCTCGATTACTGGAACTCGCGGCTCGTCAGCCGGCACGCGAATGCGCGCTACGTGGGGGTCACCCACGAGTTTCTGTCCGTCAACGACCCCGGCGAGCTCGCGGGGCTCATCATCGACGATCGGAACGACGGCGGCAGCAAGGGGGACAAGGCGGAGCGGGACATCCGTCTCTTGAACGAGGGTCTGGTCGCGGAGCCCAACAGCGACCGCTACATGTTCTACCTTGCGAACACGTACCGCGAGACTGGCCGGCACCAGGAGGCCATCCAGTGGTACACGCGCCGGATCAAGCTCGGCGGCTGGGACGAGGAGGTCTGGTCGTCGTACTACGGGATCGCGCGGAGCTACCTCGCGCTCGGCGACGAGCCGAACCTCATCAAGGCGTGCTTCGACACGTACAACTACCGGCCGACGCGCGGCGAGCCGCTGAAACTCCTCGCGAAGTTCTTCCGCGAGAAGGGCAAGAACGAATCGGCGCTGCTCGTCGCGCACGCGCTCGCCGACGTCGACTACCCCAAAGACGACCGCCTCTTCGTCGAGCGGGAGGTCTACGACTACGGCGCCGACCAGGAGCTCGCCATCGCGGGCTTCTACAGCAAGAAGCACCGGGAGGCCGGCTACCGGGCGTGCGCGGACCTCACGGTCCACCCGTGCGAGTTCGTGCGCGAGGAGGCGCGCAAGAACTTCACCCACTACGCGCGGTCGGCCGCCGACGCGCTCGGTGCGAGGGTGCAGCCGATCGACTGGAAGCCGGACAACGACTGGGCGCCGATGAACCCGTCCATCTGCATCACGGACGCGCGCCGGCTCGTGCTCGTGCGGACGGTCAACTACGAGATCGCTGACGGGCAGTACCCCACGAAGGACGGCAGCGGCATCATCAAGACCAAGAACTACGTGCTCGAGATGGACGCGAGCTGGAAGCCGACGGGCTCGGTCCGCATCGAGGACGCCACGAACCTCCCGCGCACGAAGTTCCCGGTGGAAGGGTTCGAGGACTGCCGGCTCTGGCGAAACGGCGAAGCGTTCTTCGTGTCGACCACCGTCCGCGACTTCACCGACCATGGGCAGTGTGAGATGGCGGTCGCTACGCTCGACGCAGAGTGGCGCGCGACCGCGGTGGACCGCGTGCTCGATTATGAGGCCAACCAGGCGCAGAAGAACTGGATGCCGATCGTCGGACGACCTGGCTGGTTCCTCTACATGTGCGATCCAACCATCGCCGTCGAGCGGACGCCGGCCGGCACCGTGGAACGGTTCCGCAGCACGCCGTCCGTGTACCTCGGGCACCTGCGCGGTAGCTCGCACCTTGTCGAGGTGCAGGCCCGGCCGGGTCATCCCACGGAGTTCGGCGACGGCTGGCTCTGCATCACCCACGAGGTCGTCTGGCGACCGGAGCGCGTGTACCTGCATCGGTTCGTGCGGTTCGACAAGGACTTCCGCGTGATCGCACTGAGCGACCCGTTCTACTTCACGAAGGTCGGCATCGAGTTCTGCGCAGGGCTCGCGCGGGACGGCCACCAGCTTGTCGCGACGTTCGGGGTGAACGACGCCTCCGCGCACCTCGCGTTTTTCGATACAGCTCGGGTGGAAAGCTCGCTGAACCGCGTGCCGTGATTGCGCAATCTCGTCGGTTGCGCCTGCTAACGAGGTCGCGATAGCCTTAGTCGTGTCGCACATCGTCGGGCGAGGCCGGTATGCACGCGAAACGTACCCGGCCTCGAGCGTCGCGGTCGCGCAGACCGGCGCGACTGGACCGACCGGACCGAGCGGCGGGCCTTCGGGTGCAACCGGCTCTACGGGCGCGACAGGACCCACGGGAGCGACGGGTGCAACCGGGTTCGGCGCAACGGGAGCCACCGGCCCCACGGGAGCATCCGGAGCAACGGGATCGACTGGTTCGACAGGGGCAGGCGCTACCGGTCCCACGGGTAGTACGGGTCCGACCGGCGCCACCGGCGCGACGGGTGCGACAGGACTCGGCGCAACGGGCAGCACGGGCGGCACCGGTCCGACGGGGAGCACGGGACCGACGGGTGACGGAGTCACGGGACCCACGGGGGTCACGGGCAACACCGGAAGCGTTGGGCCGACGGGAGATGACGGACCAACCGGTTCCACGGGCGCGACCGGCTCCACCGGAAGCGTTGGACCGACAGGCAGCACGGGTCCGACAGGCGCGACAGGTGCAACAGGCGTAACCGGATCTAGTGGATCAACCGGAGCGACCGGTGCCACGGGTGCTGACGGTCAGACGGGCGCCACTGGAGTCACCGGCGCGACGGGCAGTACAGGACCCACGGGAGGAGCAGGTCCCACGGGTCCCACGGGCGCATCAGGAGACACGGGCTCCACGGGTGGGAGTGGAGCGACCGGAGCAACGGGTGCCACCGGCCCCACGGGAGATACAGGCAGCACGGGGGTGACCGGAGCAAGCGGTGCGACCGGTTCGTCGGGTCCTACGGGCAGTACAGGCGCGACAGGCGTAACCGGTTCAACAGGGCCGACCGGCTCGACGGGAGCGACAGGGGATACCGGCTCGACGGGTCCAACAGGCTCGACGGGTCCAACGGGCAACACCGGTGCGACCGGACCGACAGGAAGCACGGGCGCAACAGGGGATACGGGAGACACGGGTCCAACCGGAAGCACTGGCGCGACGGGTTCAACGGGATCGACTGGCCCCACCGGGTCGACTGGCGCAACAGGTCCAACGGGTTCGACGGGAGACACCGGCAGCACCGGATCTACGGGCGCAACCGGCACGGGTGCGACAGGTGCAACAGGCGCGACGGGGCCAACCGGATCCACGGGCTCCACGGGTGACACGGGAGCGACGGGCCTCACGGGTGCTACCGGAGACACTGGGCCAACGGGCTCCACCGGACCCACCGGTTCGACGGGAGCAACAGGAGCAACGGGGGACACTGGTGTAACGGGTCCAACAGGAAGCACTGGCGCTACCGGCGACACGGGCGCGACAGGTCCAACGGGTGCAACCGGGGCCACCGGACCAACAGGGGACATGGGTCCTACGGGTGCGACGGGAAGCACCGGTGTGACGGGATCGACAGGAACTACAGGTGCAACGGGGTCGACGGGTCCCACGGGGGCTACGGGGGACACGGGCGCAACCGGTACAACGGGTCCGACGGGAAACACTGGCGCAACTGGACCAACAGGACCAACAGGAAGCACTGGACCAACGGGGAGCACCGGCGCGACTGGAGTAACCGGAGCGACCGGTCCGACCGGAAGCACTGGGCCAACGGGAAACACGGGGAACACGGGCGCCACGGGACCAACCGGCTTCACCGGCTCCACCGGACCAACAGGAAGTACCGGCGATACGGGTCAAACCGGACCAACCGGGAACACGGGTCCCACCGGATCGACTGGACCTACGGGCGCAACGGGCGCAACGGGCGCAACGGGCGCAACAGGGTCAACCGGGGGCACTGGAGCTACAGGTCCAACGGGGAGCACGGGGAGCACGGGTCCCACGGGATCGACGGGTTCGACCGGAAGCACTGGTGCAACAGGTGCGACCGGACCAACCGGCTCGACGGGTGACACTGGCGCGACCGGCCCAACAGGAGCGACAGGTCCCACGGGTGTCACCGGTCCCACTGGTGCTACAGGCTCGACTGGACCCACCGGAGCAACGGGATCGACCGGGCCAACGGGACCGACGGGCCCGCAGGGATCGCAAGGTCCGACTGGACCCACGGGGCCTACTGGTCCTCAGGGCCCGACCGGCGCGCAAGGAGCGGCGGGAGCCACGGGACCCGCTGGTCCTTCCGGCCCTCAGGGACCAACGGGCGCCACCGGTCCGCAGGGGC